TTGGCCTGACATCCACAAATGCCGATGAACTGGTAGTGGATTATCTTGCTAATCCCACCGGCTGGGCTGAACGGACGATGGAGAAAATCAAAAAGGCAAATTCCGGGCGGTCTGGACGCCTATACGGGATTACATTGGCTGTGGTGGAAGAGTTGACGGAAGAGTATATGAGAAAGTACAATAGTCCGAACACTCAGGAAATCATGTTCAGGCTTCTTGTAGAACTTGCTAAGCAATACGAAACCGTTCGCCTTGTCCTGAACATCAACGGTAAAACGACCGAAGTAAAGTATCCGGTCAAAGGTATGATGAACAGTGATATCCTGTACGGTGGAGGTTTCTCGACTTGCAACATCACCCCGCGCAGTGAAGAAAATCGCATCGAGGAGTTTATCGCGAACAACGATTCGCATCTCGAAGACAATCGCAGAATTCCCATCAAGTACATTCCCGAAGTCTATTACGGGAATAAGTTGATTTGGAAGAATCCGAATTTTGCAAACACCTGATTCCCAAAAAGGAGGAAATCGAAAATATGATTGCCAAAATTGGTAAAATGATGACCAAAAGGGAAGATAAATCGTTTTCCTACGAAGAACTTGCCGCAATGCTGAAAACCAGCCCTGATGCCCTCAAAACATTCGAGGACACCTACAAGAAACAGGTGCTGGACAGCGGGGCATTATCCGAGAACTTTTTACAGTGGGATACTGCTACTGTCAAAGCTATGCTTGACAAGAGGGTGCCGTTTACGCGGGACCTTGAAACACTCATTGACCGTATCGTAGGTGAGTTAACAGATGGTACTCGCCTGTACATCTACAATGATAAACGCGGCGGATATTATGTAAACTATGCAGCATCTCGATACGCTGTGCCGGTAACGAACAATGACCTGAAAAAATACCCGGAAGAGCTCAGACCTCAGCTGACAGGAAATCTCGTGAAGGTCGATATTTCGGAGCCGTCGTATAAGATTCTGCTTCAGAATTACGCCGAGTACAAGGATGCACGCGATGACCGCATGAAAAAGTTCTACTACAACCAGTTCCGTCAGGGTCTTGATATTCTTGACCTCGACGACTTCACCTACCAGATGCTCGAAATGAATCCCAACACGATGGGATTCTGGCTTCCGCCGCTGGCAAAAGCGTTGTACGGGAACAAATTCTTCAGGATTCCTGATACCAAGATTTTGCGTGTTCCGCTGCCGATGCTGCAGCTCACTCGCCTTGGTTTTGAAACCCTGAATCCCGTAACCAAGGAAATCGTGAACCGTTATTGCAAGCGGATATTCAAGCTGGATGAGCACGAGGATTACTTCATCAAGACCGGAACTTATTCTTCCAAGTATGAGTTTCGCAACGCTCATATCCATGACCCAAAGGAAATCAATGAGATGGGCGAGTATTTCCTGTTCCTGAATCATCTGACCTGTTCTATGGCTTCGCCGTTGAATAATGCCTGCTTCTATGGTGCTAATACAACAAACGAGTGGGTGCTCAGGGAATATATCAAGGACAAGGAACACAACCCGACCATCTACAACGGTTTGCCGCTGCATACTGAGTACCGCGTATTCGTCGATTTCGACGCTGATGAGGTGCTGGGTATCAGTCCTTATTGGCGAGCCGATGTGATGAAGGGTAAGTTCAAAAACGCAAGCACACCGCAGGAACGCCACGACTATGTCATCTATCAGATGCACGAGGATATCCTGCAGTCTCGATATGATGACAGTGCTAGGATGATTTTGGATGAAATCAAGAAGATTCTTCCCGCTGTCGAACTGGTAGGGCAGTGGAGTGTGGATGTGATGCGCAATGGTGATGATTATTACATCATCGACATGGCGCTCGCTGAAAACTCTGCCCTGAACGATTGTGTGCCACGGAATAAACTTCGAGCCTACCCGCAGCAGTGGTTGCCTGAACATGCTTAAGAAGACGACACCGTTCTTGCAAACTGCTGCAAAGTAGCTACAATAAAAGCACTAAGATAAATAAAAAGCGCTATTTGTTAGCTTCTATTATCTTAATTTAAAATCAAGTTACATTGCGACCATCTCGTCAGAGATGGCCGCTATTTTTTGCGAAAGGAATGAATTGAAAATGACAGCTATTTCTCCTATTAGAATTCACAAGCCAGATTCTTGCCACGGTTGGGGCATTGACTTCAATTATGAGCGGCCCTTCTGGGATGCTGATGCAACGAACTTTGTGGTCGCTGTGCGGCAGGCAATGCAAGATAAAAAAGGTTCAGCTATCTGGTTCCACCAAAGCGGGAGTGATTCCGAAATTCATGGTCGCTATTATGGTTACCAGTATTTTGAGGTCTGGGACGCATGTGCGGAAAAAGAAGCAAAGCGTATGGCGACTATGATTGCCGAGAAAATTCAAACGGTTGTATCTACAACTTGACAAAAAGTGAAGTGAGGTAAGATTTATGAATATGAACGATACTATTGACCTGAGCGGAATCAGCGCAGATAATGTCTACCGTATCCGGAGGTCCAAAAAGAATGGTAAGCTCATTTCCTATAACGAGTACGGGAAGGTTATTATCATCAAAAATTGGAAGAGCCTTCATGTAGGATATGGCAAAGTGGTTTCCTTTGAAAACAGAGAAAACTGCATTCTCGCCACGATGAAGAATGTTTCTTATGACTTCTACGAGGAATACAACGAAAAAACTGGTAAAGTAGAGGCTGTTCCGTACGAGGAACTGACTCGTATTTTACAGGAGCTCGGTTTTGCACATGAATACAAAGAAGACATTGACAAAGACAATATCTTTGATGTATGGGCGAATCTGAATTCCGGCGTACTTATTACCATCGAAACCTGGAATCGAGACGGAGAACGAGGCTACAACTCAGTTAAGTGTTATGTGCCAGTGAGTGGTTGTGCTTTTGCGATGCGCGAATCGACCGGCTTTTCCTATGGCACCAGTTATTTAAGCTGCTTTAATATCGTGCATAATACGCGTGATTTTCCTTTGCACGATTGTTTAGCTTTCAACAACGGCTCTATGAATTGGGCTGGAAGTAGTCCTGCTTTGTGGCACTATGGAGAGGGACATGACATCAATTACGCCAAGGCCCTCGCCAAAATCCGTAAATTCAAGGACGCTGACATCGGCGAGCGTTTCAATATGCAGTTGGATGATGCGTTTAAACAATACGCTAAAAATGGCTACTTAGTAGATTGAAAGGTACAACATGAAAACGACAGGGCATTATTATCGTTCGCGCAAAGAATATGAGCAGCGAACGGGTAAATCCAGCAAGTATATCCAAAACAATCCATCTATTCACATCAGTGGCAGCGTAAGAGGAATGCGAAAGCTTTTCTGGGGCTACGAATGTGATGTTGTACGGGTCGGCTCATGGATTTACAAGGTGTGAGGTATCGCTATGCTTGTTCTCAATAATGATGGTTTTCTGCTCACAGTTCGTGAATTTGTTGAGTGGGAGTACAATGGCGGAAGAGGCGATTTTCAGCCGGATACGACATTCCGTACTTGGAACAGTTTACCCGTTGATGCAAAAATCGGGTATGTTGCTTGTAGCGTGTATGGAGATGTTGTAGGAGAAAGTAGCTTGCTTATCAAGGTAGGCAACAAAACATATCTCCTGCACAATGCTCAGAACGACGTGAAAAAACTGGAAGCGATTGACGAATATCTAAACGAAGTATATCGCAAAGCAGAGCATTCGTTCAAAAGCAAAACCGGAACATCGTTCAATCAAACATCGCTAAATGTCCGACTTGACGCGATTGCTCAATACATCGAAGACAACTTCGATAAATGTATCGAAGCTGCGAAATGTGCAATTCACATTTCGGAGGTTTAGTGCCTAAAACCCGCTTGCTCATGCAGGTGAGCAGCCTTTATCAAACACTCTAAAATACAAAGGAGTATGAAGAATGTATAAGATTTTGAAACGCGGATACTATTACAACGACGCGCATAAGTCCGAGGATGAATATCTGCCTGCATCCTATCCGACAGAGGATATGGCATATATGGCAGCAGAGCTGAATGCTTTTGCGGCCGCGCAGGAACTGAATTTAAGCAACCGGGAAAATAACGGCAGTGCAGAGAGCGTGTTCTTTGCGGTCGATGAAGACCCGGATGACTTCGATTTTGTGGTTCGTTGCTGGGACGGCGATGATTATCAGATTGAAAGCCGGTATAAGGTCATCAAAGAAGAAGAGGAGTAAATACATGAGTGAAAAACGGAAAGATTATATCTCATGGGATGAATACTTTATGGGTATTGCTATGTTATCTGCAATGCGCAGTAAAGACCCCAACAGTCAGGTAGGCGCATGCATTGTGCGTGACAATAAAATCCTGTCACTGGGATACAACGGTATGCCGATTGGCTGCGACGACGATATCATGCCTTGGGGCAGGGAAGGCGACGACCTTGATACCAAGTACATGTATGTCTGTCATTCTGAGCTGAACGCGATTCTCAATGCTGGCAAGGACCTCCACGGTTCCACGATATATGTGACGCTCTTCCCGTGCAATGAGTGTGCGAAAGCAATCATTCAAAGCGGAATCAAGCGTATTGTCTATCTGGACGATAAGTACAAAAATTCCAATAATAATATTGCAGCGCGTCACATGTTCAGGATTTCCGGCGTTGAGACCAAGAAATATGAATTGAGTGAACGTCCTGTCACACTTAACTTGTAAAGAAATGGAGCAACACAATGAAAATCCATCATACTACTGCGCTTGGCGTATGCGATACCTACGAAGTCGTAACGGAACCGCCTCTCGGCTATATCATTTGGAATATCGGCGATAATGCACCGGAAGGTTACCTCCCGTTCTGCAGACTCAAATTTATGCAGCCGTTTGAGGGCGGACGCGAAATTGAGTCGGATACCCTGAAAGCCATGAAGTGTGACGGTGCAAGGGAAATCTTAGCCGCCATCGGACTGGGTGCCGAAACCTCCGCCGAGATGAAGGAGTTCATCAAGAAGCACGAACGCAACCCCCGCAGAAGTTGGGGGTGCAAAAGGATGCGTGCCGCTATCCCGTATCTTGAGAAAATCGGGATGTGAAAAGCTTTTTTGTAATCACCTTGCCTTTTGCTGCAAAATCGATATACTAAGTATATCCGATAGATAAAAAACAGTAAAAATTCAAAATCGATATACCGCTATCTCGTGAGAGATGGCGGTTTTTTGTTGGAAAGGGGATAAAATATGTTTTTGTATCAGTTTGAGGAAAAATGGGAGGAACTTGGTTGGTCTGTGTCTTATGATGACAACGATACCGTTGAATTAAGTCAGGGCAGTCCTGCTGGTGAAGATTTCTATTTCACCGTTCCAAAACTGAATTTCTGTGATGAGGTATTTGATTACGCGAATGACTTTGACCCGGAAGAGCACGCAAAAGAAAACCTCGGTATGTCTGGTGCGCCGGGTTTGCGGGAGCTTCTTGATGATGCAGATGCCATCAAGCGTATGCTGTTGGAGCTCTCGGAAGCACTGTGTAAGGTAGAACGCGAGGCTACCCGGTGGTATTTGATTGATGCGGACAATTTTGAGTGCCGTCGTCAATTCGGTACAGAAGAGTTCGAATTTTATGCCATCACCAAAATCACTGACTATGATTTTATGGCGGTTCATGAATTCGTAAACCTTGATGCACTCGATATCCGAGAACTGCGTAAACTGCTGCTTCTTTCCCTTGAGGATGAAAAACATCCCCAAAAAACCTCCTTGTCAGAAGCTATTATCGATATAGCTGAGAACAAGTTTAGGTCTTTGGAGTATGTGAGCTCTTACAAGTCTTTTTCGAGTTTTGACGACGCCAAACAGTACATCATCGGCGAAATGGGAACGGAGAAAGTTCCTGAGCTTTTCAAAAAGTCCGTGACAAGTTCGCGTAGTGAGGATGAAAATCTTGGTCCGGATGAGGCCGTATTTCTGACCCGCTGCGTCGATGAAGACTATGAAAGTGTAGAGGAAACCGTAGCCATTTCGAAACGTTGGCTCGAAAACAATATCAAGGAGACGGCAGACGAAGAAATGTCTGATTTAGAGACATTTTTGCGTAATTACACGACAGACGATGTCAATGAAGTTCTGGGCATGGCAATTCTGAATAACGCTGTTGCGTTCACCTATTGTGATGCACGCAAAGAAGCATTTGAAATGTACGGAACCGAAAGTTGGATGGCAATGGCTGTCGTTGATTTCGTTGCCAGTAAGTTAGAGGGTTTGGCAGAAGGTAATAATGCTGCCAGTATGGTAAAAAAGCTGTTCGCAAGATAAGCCTGCAGCGCAGTCTTCTTGCCTTTTGCTGCAAAGTCAATATACTAAGTATATCCGATAAATAAAAGGCAGCAAAAATTCAAAATCGATATACCGCTATCTCGTAAGAGGTGGCGGTATTTTTGTTGTCAAACAAGTAAAAAGGAGCGTAATTTTATGAGTATGCCGATTTCTGTTTGTAATGACACTTTTAAAATCAACAATGTCGTTTTCCTTCCCACGAAGGATGTAAAGAAAGAAAATCACACTATTTGGGTACTTGAGTACAGCGATAACGCCGTATTCATCGTGGATGCCAGTACATGGGATGAAATTGATGAGGTTATCAAAGAGACTATCCGTGATATGCATTCCGAGAATGCCGTGCTGAAACGAATTTCGTCCTTTACCAACTTGCAGGACAGTCATGGTCTTGTGATGCAGGAAGGACGGCTTGGCGAAATTGCTAAGCATTTTGACCTTGAGACCATTTATCCGTATGCCAACGGATGGTATTTCGGTGAAAACCTTTACCTTGCCAATGGCGATGCGTGGGATGGCAACAATATCTACAAGGTAACTGTCGATAGTGGGCTTGCATGGCCTATGAATGTCATTGTTCGTGCATTAAACTCCTGTGACGCGGTAGATAAGGCTGTTGATTTTCTTCATGCGGAGTCTATGCCCTGTGTACAGGATGTCTGTGACATTACGGAAGATGAAAGCAAGGAATATGAGGATGGCGGTTACGGAATTTACGGAAATCACGGTTCCTGCTATGCTCGAATTCTGCAAATTGAAACTATTGTGGAGGATTGATTTTATGGGCAGAGGTAATATTTGTCCCGATGGGAAATACGAAGGCGTTGTTTATGTAGACTATGACAATGTCCTCTGTTACACCAAAAAGGACGATTCTGAGCAAAGGCTGCTGAAGGATATTTCCTATGAGGAGATGCCGGAATTCGAATTCGATGATGATGCAAGCCAGTTGTTGCTGGACGAGTATCGTACAAACCTTGTAAATGAGATGATGCGCCGTTACCAAAGTTTCGAGGAACCCAATCAGACTTGGCTACCTAACCACAGGAACGGGAAGGTTATTCTCGAAAACAAGTTGTTCTATATCATCGTTGAGGATAACGAATGGGCTGAGGCTGTCGAACTGATTCAGAAGGAGTCCGAGTACGGCGATGTAGATTTATCCGGTCTGCAGAAACAACATTACCGGCATTATCTGGACGCAATTCAGGATATTTTGCTGGAGCAGTTTGGAGAAGTAGGCATATACACCGGGCCGTGGACTTCTGGAAAAATTACCAAGGGAGAATCTAACGGTTCTCAGTGTGGTACGAAAGGTGCTGCATGATTAGGAGGTAAACTTTCATGGGATATGAAATCATGTATAAGAAGGTATTTTTAAAAGCAACGGACGAGATGGGAGTTGATTTATATACTCCCGTGTGTCTTATAGGCCCCAACAATGTAACACAACGACACTGGGCTGGCAATCACTACAGCGAGCGTCGTTGTCGGGATTGGACCCTGATGCTCAATGCATTGGCGCTTAACAAAGAAGGACTTTATGATAAGTTCGCACACATGATGCAGCCGAATCGTGCCGATTGCGAGATGTGGAAAAATGGTAGTCGGTGGGTATATGGCAAGGATATTCGGCGCTGGTTGGATTCCGGCATGGCTTCTGCTGTTACCATCGAGGATTTGCTAAAAGCGAATCATCGAACCGGATTTTCCTGTCGTGTTCTGTACTATAAAAATACAGAAGATATGCGTTTGACATCTGCATCGGAATGTGAAGTCATAGTTCGTGACACAAAGTCGTTTCTTGCGTGGGCTAAAAGTGCGAAATCCAAAGAGAAAGAGTTGAACAAAAACAATAAGACTGCTGTTTTCTTTGAAATCAATTTTATGTCTGAGGATATTCGGATGCCAAGCAGAAAGCCTCGCGGCCATGAAAAAGTCCTGATTAAGGAAGGAAAGCGGTACGTAGAAAATATAGAGTATAAAAACGAAGCAGGAAAGAATATTCCTAATCGTGTTTGTATGACATCTGATGTAAAAGATGCGAAGGAATTCACGTTTGAGGAAGCAGCAGCGATTCAGAACGATTTCTCGATGGTTTTCCCATCTTTAAAAAAAACAAGGCTCGTATCTACAAAGGTTCAAAGTAAACCATTCGATGCGATTATTGCTTTCGAGGATGTTGATGGCACAGAGAAGTTTGTTGCGAAAAATACTCGCTCCCGCCTTTTCGTTGCGCTGGATGAGGAAGGCGCAAAGCGATATGCAGATAAGTCATCCGCACAAAAAGTGTGCGCTGCATTGAACGAAAAGAGGTATTCACGTTCTGTTAAGAACGGTTCTTTCAGAGTTAAATTTTTGATTCCGTGTTAAAATAATTTCTGCGGCTCACGTTTGTGGGCCGCTTTTTTTGTCGCCTTTTCGATTGACCGTTATTGCTATTTGTGGTATAATATAAATATGTCGTATGGGAGGTGATTTAATTGCTGTCGCTGGATAAAGAGGATTTCAGCGTTAAGGTGCGCCCATCCAAAGATAAGCAAAAAGACGTGGGTGTCATTTATTATAAAAACAATCCCATATATGTATTTATCCGTAATACATCTGTGGGCATTAAAGAGAAGAAGGATTGCGACTATTCAAACAACGAACAATATGGAAATCTTTTGATTTCGATGATTGTAAAAGGACAAAACAAGACTGCTTCGCATAACCTTCTGTATCATCTATTAAAGGAAAATGCCGGGACATGGGAATCTCCCATCATAAAAGTTCCATCAATTTTTGAACTGTACCGTGACCCTTGCTGCAAAGTAGGTACAATGAAAGTAACCGAAACAAACACCCCAAACGAAGGAGAATCCCAATGCGATTTTTAAGAAAAATGTTTTCCGGTAAACTCGGCAGGGCGCTTATGCCGATTGTTTCCATCATCCTGTTTTTGTGGCTCGTACAGAGTTCGATGGGCCCGGACACTGATATTTCCGATGTTGTACAGGAAATTTTCAATACCGTTTCATCCAGCGCCAGTATGACCGAAACGGAACCAGACAGAAATAACTTTGAAACCAGCAATACGGGTACCTCGCAAACCAACAACAGCGAAAGCGTCGGGGATAGTATTCATGCAATAAAGACAAACCCTTCCGAGTTTATCTCTGTTTCGGATATCCCGGCATATTCCGGCGATGCGTATGTTGCGGTCAATGATAATGTACCTTATTTCACCGATGAAGATTATTCTACAGAGCCTTTCGAGTATTACTCAGACCTCGATTCTCTTGGTCGCTGCGGGCTTACCTATGCCGTTGTCTGTCAGGAAACCATGCCGACCGAGAGGAGAGAAAGTATCAGTGAAGTAAAACCAAGCGGGTGGAAAAATCAGAAATACGATTTCGTGGATGGTGGGTGGGTCTACAATAGATGTCACCTCATCGGATTTCAGTTGAGCGCCGAAAATGCCAACAAATGCAATCTCATCACTGGAACAAGGTACCTGAATATCGAGGGAATGCTCCCGTTTGAGAATATGGTTGCAGACTATGTTCACGAGTCCGATGGACATGTATTATATCGTGTTACTCCAATCTATGAGGGAGATAACCTTGTGGCAAGCGGTGTACTCATGGAAGGGTATTCCGTAGAAGATTCCGGCGAAAGCATTGAGTATTGCGTATACTGCTACAATATGCAGCCGGGAGTAGAAATTAACTATGCAACCGGTGAGAACTGGGCTGCGTAAAGATACATTGGAAAGGATGTGATTCCCATGGCTTATGAGTTCAATAATGATGACCATTTTGATATGAAGAGTCAGATGATGGTCGGGAAAATCGGGGAAAATCTATTTTTGAAAATTTATGGAAATTCCCCGCAGTGCGAAATTGATGACCTGAGAGATGATGCGGTATTCCAAGACAAAGATGTCGATTTCCGTGTTCGGCAAGTAAAAAACAGTGAAGGGAATCCTATTCCTGCCGCTAAACAGTCGTCTTGGCTTATTGAAGTTAAGACTGACCTCAATGATTCGGGGAACGTTTATGTTGAGACGGAAGTCGTAACGCTTGTTAAGCAGGGTTATCATGTGAAAAGTGCATCGACCAAGATTGGCTGGCTGTACGGCTCTAAGGCAAAATTCATCTTCTATTATTATCCGGCTACCAATCAAATCTTCCGTATCAATCGCCTTGATTTTATCGAGTGGCTCCATAATTATCATATGGGAGAGGCAGCAAGGCGCTGCGTTGATAGTCAGGGCCGCGAGATTCTGTGTACGGAAGATTACCCCTATGATTACATGGCATCAAATGATAATTATGGCGGGAAAGACGGACAGAATAAGAATGTCATCTATCATGGGACCGGGCTTCTCGTTCCCATCCGTCATCTTATTACTCTGGCAAATCAGGAGGAAGATGAGCGGAAACGCGGATTGCACGACAAGAAAACCGTTGTGGTTTATGATATCGGGGAACAGTATGACATTCAGTCATCTGAGGTTTTGAAACAGTACACCTTTCTATCTTCTTTTGTTTTTGAAACGAAGAATAAGCACTATCACTGGATGCGCGATATTTTTGCGCGAAATCCTAAGCAGAGTGTGTAATTAAGATGTTTTCGCGTGTACCTGATAAATATACTCGTTCAACAAACTACAGAACAGAATTCATAAGACACTGGCCGCCCGAACCCGGAAACTATTATCATTGCGTATATTGTGGGCGGCGAATCCATACAGACAAAATGCAAGTAGACCATATCATATCTGTTGATATGGCGAAGAAGAATTGGCTTGCAAGAAGACTCTTGCCCAAAGAAGGGGTCAATTCCATAAAGAACCTTGTACCCTCATGTCAGCGTTGCAATAGAAGGAAAAGCAACTATGGTGGGTTGTGGCTGATACGCGGATACTATTGGCGAATCTGTCTTCCTATATTTATAATCCTTCGTATTGTTTTAATCGCAGGTGCAATCGTATTTGCGCTGATGCTGCTTGGCGTGATTAGCAATAAGCCTCTGGTTGATTTTGTGAATGGGATTGTTCTTGGTTTCTTTGGAAAATGACATTGCAATTTGCTGGTCGCTTCGCACCAAGTATTACAAAGAAAGGATATGATATAGCCATAGTAAATAGTATCTGACTATTACGTATAGTCAAAAAAAACAGACAAACATTGTACAAAATGCATGACAACTCGTTGCTTTGTTTGTGCAAGTTTGCTGTTGCAACCCTCATAGGTTGTGTTAGATTGAAATATCGGGGGCCCAGCGTGTGCCATCGTAGATGAACCGTTGCAACCCTTATGGGTTGTGTTAGATTGAAATTGTGCAGTGAGCGAATCAGCGTAAAACTTTGGCGGTTGCAGCCCGCATGGGTTGCGTTAAATCAAAAAAGAGTCTGCTTAATGCAGGCTCTTTTCTTTTTCCTCTTTTTTGGCAGTAAATGCGGCAAGGAATTCCTCAATTTCATTGTCGTGGAGCACTTCGAAAACATAAAGGACGACATATTCAACATGGCTTATGACTGGTTCAAACAATCGCGCATACGCTTTCCCGACACGGGTGTGTCCGGATTCAATTAAAACACCCTTTTTCTCCAACGAATCCAAAACAAGGAAGATATAATGCGGGTTCCATTTCATTTCACCGCGCTGTCTGGCGATTTCCATTACATCCAATTGAGTCAATGGCTTATCGGCATGCCAAAAAATACGCATGACAATCTTCTCCGTTTTTGTCAAATAAGGGAAATCAGCCATAAAAAACCACTCCTCAAGTTAAGATGGATATAGTATCCCCAGAAAAAACGAAATTATAAGCCCTTGTGGGGCGTTCTCTTGCAATTTGCTGCAAAGTAGGTATACTGAATACATTCCAAAAATAAAAGCAAACAAATATTCAAAATCAACATACCGCCATCTCATTATGAGGTGACGGTATTTTTGTTTGCTACAGGTGCGAATGATAAGTGAGCATAGTTTTGCCGATTGCTTCGCACCAAATATTATAAAGAAAGGATATGATTCCATTGCAGTAAGTAGTATCTGACCATATTGTTTGGTCAAAAAGCAGACAAACATTGTGCAAAATGCACGACAACTTGTTGTTTCGTTTGTATAAGTTTGCTGTTGCAACCCGTGTGGGTTGCGTTAGATTGAAATTGCATCATAATCTGTACCTGATTGAAAAGGTCGTGTTGCAACCCACACGGGTTGCGTTAGATTGAAATAAAATCAAGAATGAGGACGATGGGATGCGTTGCAACCCACACGGGTTGCGTTAGATTGAAATGCAAATGCCCAATTAAAATAGCCGTAGTGGCTACAAAGGTATTGCAAGTTGCTGCAAAGTTAATACTATATTAGTAGTACGATAAATAAAAAGCGTGGTCACTCTTTTATTAACATTAAAGGAGTGGCTTTTTCTCTTAATCGTACAAGAAACATTTTTTATTTAAAAAAGGAGTACGTTATGGATAACACTAATAATACCCGTTTCAACATGCCCATGTCTTCTATTGACAGCAAGGGCCTTCAGTATTTGTCTGACCGACTGAGCAAGAACCCCAACTCTCGCTTTGTTTGTGCCATTGCACGCCTGAACCCGAAGGGTACGGCCTATATTGGCATGAACAAGAGCGGCAAGGAGTTTGTCACCATTCCTGTGGTGGCGGACTATGCTGATAAGGCAGCTCATTACGCCGGTCTGTCTGACAAGGAAGACGGCACTGGCCTGTTCTATACGCTGATGATTTCCGGCAGCGCCGCTACTCGTTACGCGAACATGCTTCGCAAGGGTATGCTGCGTTCCGGCACCGAACTCATCCTGACCGGTCTGTCTGAGATTCGTGAAACCACCGGTCGTGACGGTAAAACGTATCGCAACCCGACCGTTTATGTTTCTACGCTGGACATTTCTCGCTGGGCAAAGAAGGAGAACACCCCCATTGCTCTGCGCGACAATGTCGGTGGCGGTGCTGCACCTGCCGCATCCGCTGCTCCCAGTCATGCTGCCGCCGCTCCTCAGCCTGCATTCCAGGCCCCGTCTATGAACGACGATATGGAGCTGTTGGAGGACAGCGATGACCTGCCGTTCTAAGTAAGGCACAATCAAAATAACACGGTAAATTAAATACTGCGGGGATAGGGGAATAAAATCCTCTACCCCCGCTCTTGGTTTCTAACGGAACCTTTACTTACAGAAAGGAATAAAACATGGATTGCATTTTTCATTTTCACAGAAACACTTCCTTGCCCATCAATGGTCTTGTGGATTTTCTGAATGACCGCGATTTATACACCGGGAACTACGGTTCCTTCAACGACGAGACTGCGGCGATTGCACGCCGCTCCTTGTACTACTCGAATGGCAACAAGAAGATGCCCACGAACTCTGGTATGATGACCGCAGGTTTTGCTAAAGCGTTGAACCGTGCTTTGCAGGTTCATACATGGCCTATGTGTGGTGACGGTTACGGCTACAACAATACCGCTGATATCGACAATCAGACCTGTGTTGCTGCTTATACCGTTTCCTCGACATACAACTCTCAGAAAATCGGTTTCGGAACACGGCTCTCCATCCTCTACAAATTCTCCTCGAATAAATTTTTTCTTGGTGATGAGAAAGGGAATGCGAAGAGTCTTGCTGATGTCCAGAAAACGCTTAAAGTTTACAGCGAGCCTTTCCTGTTTTGTATGTGGGGTTACTACATGCAGGATAAGGAATTTCACGACACCTTTAATAAACTTCTTGTTTTTTACAAGAGAATTATTGCAAAGGCCAGTACGCCCAGTGTGAATAAAAATGACGTGGATGCAGCAAAAAAATGCGCATGTAAGCTGGCAGATATTGCCTACTTCATGAGCACGAGAGATAAGGTTGCAAACTCCAAATTGGAGTCCAGAGTGATTCCCAATCCTACTGTCAACAGTGTTGGCGGTCTGTACGATACTCTGGTTGCCACGGATGCAGCCGCCCCCACCGCCTTTATCGGCAACATTTCTCCTTTCAAGGATAGTCGTGGCAAGGATATGGCTGTTTCTGAGCCGGAACCCGAGTCTGAGAAGCCTAAAACTGCCGCAGACTTGGAAAAAGCGTTCCTTCTCAATAAGAAGCGCGTTTTGACTGATACGGAGAAGGCACTGCTTATCGTTCCTGATTCGCACATTCCCGGCGTAGAAGCCTATTCGCTTTGCAAACATATCCAGAAGAGTTCCAAGACGCCTCGTCCCATCCGCAACATTCTGCTGCGCGGTGAGGCCGGTACCGGTAAAACGGAAACCGCAAAGGATATTGCTCTCGGTCTCGGCTTGCCTTATGTGTTTGTTACCTGTTCGAGCGATACGGAAATCTATGACCTGCTCGGCCAGATGATGCCCAATAAGCCGAACGAGACGCCTATGAGCATTGACGAGTATCAGAATGCCTATGGCGATTTGGACTTGAACGCTCTGCCTACCGCAACGGACATTTCCAATGACCCCGAAATGGCGTACAAGGCTATCACTGGCAAGAAAAAACGCGATGCGACAGAAGCCGATTGTCTTGCTGCAATTATTCAGCGTGCAGCGGCAGGCGGTGCGGATTCCGGCGCGAATGGGTTCCACTATGTTGAGTCTCCTCTGATTCAGGCCATTCGTAATGGTTGGGTCTGCGAGATTCAGGAACCCACCGTCATTGCAAAGCCCGGTGTTCTTGTCGGTTTGAATGGTTTGCTGGATTCTACCAGCGCCGTAAACCTTCCTACCGGTGAAACGATTCGCCGCCATCCCGATGCCGTTATCATTGCTACTACAAACATCTCCTATGAGGGTTGCCGGGATATGAACCAGTCCGTTTTGTCTCGTTTCCAGATTAAAATGGACATCCATGCGCCCGAGGATACCATTCTCGCAGAGCGTTTGCGTTCTATGACTGGCTGCCCGAAGAGCGTCAGGGTTCCTCAGATTCTGAAAGCATACCACGCTGTACTGAACACCCTGAAGACCTTGTATCTGACGGATGGTTCAGTCGACCTGCGTACGCTGGCGGATTGGATTAGCAGCTACATGATTACAGGCAGCTATATGGAATCTGCAGAGATGACCATCATTCCTTCTGCAACAGCAGACGAAGAAGGCATCAATAAGGTTCGCGAAGTAATTCGCAAACTGGTCTAAAAATAAATTGGCCCACAGCTTTGCGCTGTGGGTCTTTTTTGTTTGACTATTTACTCTATTTGTGGTATAATAAGAATATGCGAATGAGGGAGGAATGAAATGCAATTATACGTGCAGGCATGGCTTCTTGATAAGGATGGGAATCGTGTAAAACAGAATATGGCGATTACCATCCATCACCCGGAAGCGATGACCGATGAAAAAGCGGAGCAGCTTCTTGAATCATTGAAGGACGAGCTGCTGCAAAAATGGGGAGACGATTACACGCTGGAAAGCATCGATTTTGTCCCCGAACAAAATCTGGATATGAAAATTGTCGAGGGCGGCGAAATCCATAGCTGGCACAATCTTTATTACAGGGTTGTTGCTCTAAGCGTAAAGGATATGCAAATCGACTTTAGAACGGATGCTCTGTTTTCTGTAAACTTGGGCAAAAATCCATTGCTGGTTAATCGTCAGATAAAGGAAACGATTCGTTCGGAACTGTTCAATACCTATAAAGAAAATACCGGGCTTGATGCGTACGACATTCAGGAAATCAGTCCTGTTGAGTACGAAAAGCTGCGGCAAAACGGTATGGAAGAGCTTTCGAGCGAAGAGTATAATAATTAAAACACACATAGTTAAGGAGATTTTGTATGAATCAGGATATTGAGAGTATGTTTAACGGCACTGTTCAGGAAACCGCTGATGCACGAGATGCTGTCTCGGATGTTATCAGCGAGAATTCCAAACTAAATGGCGATTTCGAGTCGAGTGGCAACATCGAGATTCGCGGCACTGTCATGGGTAATGTTGTCATCGATGGTATGCTTGTTCTGCATGGTGCTCATGTCGATGGCAATGTCAAAGCCAAGATGGTGTATATGAGCAAGGGCAGCGTGAACGGCAGCATTGTCGCAGACAGCGTTGTTGACATCGATGGCACTGTTGGTGGCTCCGTCGATGGAGATAAGGTCATCGTTCGAAAAGACAGTGTCGTGAGCGGACAGTACATTCATTGCCAGTCCATTGCGGTGGAGACGGGCGCACAGATTGACTGTTCCGTAAAGACGGGATACATTCCCAGCATTAAAGAGGATAATCTCCCTGCGTTGGGCGCAAACCCCGCAGAGGAAGTTTCTCCCGTTGACGCGTCCAATGTCTCTTCCGTAATCGATGAACTCATCGCGCCCACGCCTGTGGTGAAGAAGAAAACGGCCGAGAAGAGCGCTCCGGTAAAGGATGAGTTTGCTGCATCGTTTGGAGTGAATGATGCCACTGACGTTGACGATTCCTCCGGGTTCCTTGCTGATGATGTGCTGAAAGCTATCAACGGGTAATCGTCATGAAAGCCAAGTTTTTGGTCCGAGTAGTGGGAAAGGATGGAAAACACCTTTTCCCGTGCTTGGCTTTCACTGCCAGAATCTTACTCAAACAAGGAAAATGTAGTGTTGTATCTACAAAACCATTAACAATCAAACGAAATGATAAAGACGGTATCCATTTTATAACCAAACGCAAAATCAAGCTCTTTTGTGCCACATTCTTCTGGTTATCGATTGTTTATCTGGAAGTATTCCTTATGCGGATAACGCAGAGCGAAAGGATGTATTCTGACGAAAGTATCATAGTCGATATCCTGAAGTTAGTGTGCATTTCGGCTGTTTTTGCTTGCGGGTATATTATATGTCTGCCGCCAGAGCCCCTTTGCGAGACGAACCAAACAGAAGTTTAATCTTCGAAAATTTATGATTGACTACCTAATGATTTTATGGTATAATATAAGTATAGCAACGAGGAACGCTTCCCTTGTTGTTATCGCGCTTCCTGTTAGGAGAGTCGTGTAGAGGCGGGGAATTTCCTTTCACAACCTCATGCTGCGAGAAATCAAGGGTTGAGTCCCCGCCCTCGGTTTAAGGCCCGAGCATTTTTACTCAACACCTTGCAAGCCTTCCAAACGTAACTGCTGCATTTGTGCAGCAAGACGGCATGTGCAGTGTAAAAGGCTGCATGCACCCATGACAGACGGGAAAAAGTCTGTCTTTATATGGCCTGTTGGTCAAGCGGTCAAGACACGGCCCTTTCACGGCTGTAACATGGGTTCGATTCCCGTACAGGTCACCAAGGCGTTTATAAAACGCTTCTCCTATCCCTTTCCATAACAGCGGCAGTATTCTTGCTGCCATCATGCTTCTGTAGCTCAACAGGCAGAGCAGTTGTTTTGTAATCAACAGGTTGCAGGTTCGATTCCTGTCAGGAGCTCCATGGAGTATTCGTATAGCGGTTAGTATCCCTGCCTTCCAAGCAGGTGGCGTCGGTTCGATTCCGATATACTCCTCCAAATTTCCACATCGGCAGAGCGTCTGCCAATCATGGGGGCATAGCTCAGTTGGGAGAGCACCTGCTTTGCAAGCAGGGGGTCGAGGGTTCGATTCCCTTTGCTTCCACCATTTAGAAATGAGGTTACAAGCAATCATGGTAAACATTCACATCACCAACACTGACACCATTCAGTTGGAAGCGATTACCACAGCGCTGATTGAAAAGTTCGGTAAAGAGAACATCATCGATGTTTCTGTTTCACGCGACAAAAACAGCGAGGATAATCGTTCCGTTGTTCTCAAACTCGTTTTCAAGGAAGGTCTTGCTGTTCATCTTGGCGAGTTTGTCGTCGAAGTAAGTGGTTTCTGTGCCGGGTTCAGAGGCACTGGCCCCTACAATCTTCTGAATTGCCTTCGAGCAGCGGGAATCGACGAAAATCTTCTTTCCGATGAAATCGTTTATGATGACAGAATGGTCATCGTGAAAGAAGACTGGAAACGCGAAACTGCCGAGTATGGCTCATTTCGTTCCACTGATGTCCTGTAAAGGATAACACACAAGCGGATTTTTCCGCTAATATGGCCCGATAGTTCAACTGGTTAGAGCACCAGCCTGTCACGCTGGAAGTTGTCGGTTCAAGTCCGATTCGGGTCGCCATAAGCCACTCACGAAGACAGCCAAGATTGGCGAGTGGGAACTGCATATATGCAGTTAATGTCTTCTGCAATACGGGGTATAGCAATGGTAGCTTATCGGTCTCATAAGTCGATGGTTACAGGTTCGAGTCCTGTCCCCGCAACCACGTCCAAGCCATGACGTTAAACTGACTATTCACCAATCCGTACAGCCAACCAATCTTGTGTTGTGGATTGGTCATCATCGGGGTGTAGCACAAGAGCGAAGCGTAGGCTCAATGCGGTGGTGTGATACTGCCAATCCCGCTCATGTCAATCGGTCGGACACAAAACGGCCGAAATATTCTGGTATCGAATACGACGGTTGCAATGCACCATGGTTAATTCGCCCGCAGCGCACGGGAAAAGGTGGTTCAACTCCACTTGCCAGAGCCATAACCTGTTGGAAGCAATTCTAACCGGTTAAATAAAACAGGGAGGACACTCCGATGCAGTAATTACCGCGTCCGATTGTCAAAATCAACGAAAGGGTCACTCCGATGCATTGATTCACCTGATGACAGGCAGCTCCTGTCTTAAAACGTCGTGATGGGTAGCGCCCATCGAACTGGACCAGTCCACATCTGGTTCGGAGGGCATGTTGGTTTTGGCTGACATGCTCTGCCACCCATAAAGACAGCCTCCACGCGGCGGGTGGTGGACAACAGCTTCAAAAGTCGTTGACGAATGTCTTATTAGGGAGCCGTGTGGGTAGGTGCTCCCTCTGGGCCATCGCTCAGAACTTATGAATCCTACCCCATTAAGCACGCAGACGTGCGTCCCCGTTAAGCCGGGGCGTCTCCAGACGCGATAGACCGTATTGTCAAAAAGGCTGCTGCACGGTTCTCTGGTAAGTAAGACGCAGCCTCATAAGTACATGGTACGGATTGGGACAACCGGAACTGGGCTCACGAGCCCAATGTCTGCAAAGGAGGAACCCCCGCTTGTCGGCTGTAGTCGCCACGAGGGTTGTGTTAAAAGCCTGTATTTGGCAAAAGCACCGTAGAAATCCAGCAATGGAAGTCCAGAGACCCAATAGTTGTTGTTCTCGTACAAAGAGATATCGACAACGGGTAATTTGAAGTTGACCTGTAGTCAAATGAGAGTATATCAAGGCCCAAGTAGTGCCCAGTCAGCACTGACGGAATTGATGTGCCCCCGAAGCACTACGAAGGTATCGTATCGGGGCCGACCACCTATTCAAACGAGCGATATAATGGGGCTAAAAGGGTTCACCCATATTTTTTTCGAGAAGTGGCGCAGTGGTGGCGCAACGCCCTGATAAGGCGGAGGCCACAGGTTCGAATCCTGTCTTCTCGATACTGTGCTTGATTGACTCAGTTGGTAGAGTAGCGCATTCGTAATGCGCAGGTCGGCAGTTCGAGTCTGCCATCAAGCTCCATAAGAGCGTGAAAATTTCACCTTCACCCATAAGATTTGCCCCATAGAGAGTAGCGTAGATATTGTATCTTTCGTTAAATCTCTGTGGGGCAATTTTAGCATATGATGGCATTCTTTTCATCTTTGTTGATTGACCGTCAACGCTATTTGTGGTATAATATAAATAGATGATAAGATAGCAAGTGAGGTTGTTTATGGGACCAGCGTTAACTCATGTAAGTATGAAATACGGTGATAGCGGGTGGAAACATGTCACGGCAGAGGAAGCAGAGGCATTGTTTCCAAAGCAATCCGTTCCAGCGGGGACACGCCAATTTATCTGCGAATGCTGCGGTCAATATGTCTCTTTTACTAAAGACGGCATCAATGTGCGTCATTTTAAGCATAGTAGAGGAGAAGAGGATAAGACCTGTGAGGAAAGAGTAGCAAGAAATGCCGAATGTGAAATCGTACAGTATAATACATACGATTTTCCCCTGCGTTTAGCCTTAGACGACACGGACTTCAATCTTTCTATTGGTATTCCTCAATGTGCAATCAAGACCAAGGATATAAAAATGACTGTACAGGGAAAGCGAGAGGGCGGACATGAATACATAATCAGAAATGAAGCCGCCTCCGGACTGGTATGGTTAGACCTTAATAAGGATATCGCCAATTCTTATAAAATCAAAACGGAGTCCCGATATCCAAATTGGCCTGAAATTATTGCAGGTATCAATCCTGCCGGAACATTCTTTGATTCGTATGGTGGGCGCAGACTTCATGAAGGAGATGAAGTTTATGCTGAGCATGATTATTACATGCTCAGAAAGGGATTTGAGTATGGTCGTCCATCTATGAACACAAACGAAGTTTTGAAGATTGGCCTGAACGGTGATATTTGGCGCGTGTATAAAGTGAGGGTGCGAAGCATCACATACGACACAACCGCATTCTTTTTGCCGTTCAGCTTGAATCTTGTAAAAGACCCAATCGATATGAAAGTGCTCTGGCCTCCTGTTGTCAATGTAGATGAGACCTATTACCACGATAGTAATGAAGTCTATATTGCACATAATTGTCCAGACAATAAAATCTCTCTTCAGATGCTTCCTAAATTCACAGACGAAAAATCGGATGGCAGTTGTAGTTTCTTCAAGGCAAAAACAAAAGAATTCCAGCAAATGGCTGCAACCTTCCAGAACAATAATATGTGTGAATGCGGTTATCATTTAATGCTTTGGAAACACGGATTCGCCAAAAAGAGAGTCGATGCGGATGTTGTCATCAGTGATACAGAGGGGAATCTTATTGAAGAAAGTAGCATCAAGAAGTTCCCTAAGAATCGAACATTGTTGGTAAGTGTCTGTTATGATGGTCAGATTATTATTCGTCAGGATTCACAGACAAAGGAAATTATCCCCATTAAAAATGGGGAACAGAAAAAAATTCATGTAGATTCCGACAGTGAAATCATTGTAACGCAGGGATGCGATGCAGTCAGAACGCTTTCTGTTGATGTACAGGAAAAAGTACACGGTATTTCTGTGTTTTCGAAAAAACCTGCGCGAGTCAATTATTTGTACGGTAAGGTCGCTTCTAATTCCTATATGACAGAGAAGGAAAAAGCGGCAATGAGAAAATCAATATATGCCGGTGAATTTCCGGCAAAATCTTTAAGGAGCGTGACGCATTTTGGAGCAAAATGAAAATATTATTTCTCTGTGCATGTGTACAGGAAACGACGGCTTTGGTTGGCCGTGGAGACGCCTTGCTGACCTGAAAGATGGCAAATTCATTCCGTTTGAAGCAGACAATGACCTGCCTTACGAATACGAAAACCGGAAGAGTTTCCCTCGCCTCAGAGTCGGAGAAGAATCTTATGTCAAGGCCGGCGATGTTGCTGTTGTGGCATGGCACGATGAGCCAAACATCAACGATAGCACTAAGGTTTTTTGCTGCCTTACTCCCATTGACAAAGAAATCATCAAGGTATTCCGTACAAAGGCGGAAAGCAAAGAAGATGTTATTGAAGATTTGAAGAAAGGTATGCCTTTCGGAGATTCCGATAATGATATCCTTTATGTTTTCAATACTGGCATTGGAAGACTGCAGGGCATTCTTTGCCAGAAGGGCGATTTGAAGGTTGCAGGAGACAAATATATTTTGCAGCCGACTGTGAAAAGCCTGAGCGTGTACGATATCAGTCCCAGTGACCTTATTGTTTTGGATAATATTCCCTATGAATGTCGTAATCTGGCATATTGTGAGGTTCTGGATAAGAGCAGCCTTGATTTTCCCGTAACCCGTGCGCATACAAAGAGTGTCGGCGAAATCATCAAGGATATCGTTCTGGAAGAAGCCTTTACATGGGGAAATTACTCCAAATATGCGAAGGAAATCAGTCAGCAAGGGAAACTCACGAACGCATCGCTGCACACACTCAAAAACTTCATCCAGCACATCGACACGAGTAATTTGTATGAACGCGTAAGGACTGAGTTGTCATGCTCTTACGAGGAAGCCAAACAGTGGACGAATCGTGTAGTCAATCGTGCCGATGAATATTTCAGCGGCGAAGAACTGTCGGGTGATGTTATCGAGGCTCTGTTGTGGAATTCCAAAAATCTCCGTGAAAAGTGCATGAATATCGGAGCCGAAATGTGGCGGCAGGAAAATGCTGATTCCATTAAAGCAGCACAGGAGAAGATTTCTGAACTGGATAATCAGTGTAAGGAACGGCAGACTCAAATCAATGCCGCAGAACAACTCATTGAGAAAAAGAAAGATGAACTTTCTGCATTGGAGTCTTCCGTTAAGAAAAACGCTTCTCTTGTAAACGACATCAAGAAAAATGTTCAGCAGTATATTTCCGAGGCAGATGATGATATCGCCGCATTCTATGCAAGGCATAAGATTGCCATGGGCGTTCGCAGTGACGGAAACCTCTCTCGGAATTTGTTTGAGCATGGAGAAAAGGCATTCCATTACTCTAATACAGTTAAGTCCTATAAGGATTGCTTATCGCTCCTTGAAAACAACCTCCCGTATGCCGGTGTTTCGCATGAGAGCAAACACGCAATGGCATCGGTGCTTTATTCGGCCTACGTCAATAAGCTTCCTTTACTGTTAATGGGTCCGTCCTCAAAGGAAATTGCAGACACATTATCGCTTAGCGTTACCGGCAATTATGCCAATCAGCTGCAGTGTGATGGCCCTTGTGATATCAGGATTATCCGGGAATCTTACAAGAGTACCGGTGTTCTTGTGGTCACAAATGCCTTTGGCAGCGATTGGATGATTTCTCTGCTTCAGGAACTGAATCAAGCAAAATGTCTGATTGTATTCGTGCATCCATTCATTGAAGATATCAGTATCGAAGCGTCCAGCCTTTACAGCTATTGCTGTCCTATCAGTACCGTTGATACCGTTGATAATCTGGCAGATATGAATGGTGTAACGGGTGCGTGTCTTTCGGATAGCTTTGAAGCATATGTTCCTACGGTAAAGGGTTCAAAGAGGGCGGACGAACTTATGGCAATGAGTGCGTCAAAGCTGTTTGTGAGAAACCTCGCTTACATTGAAGGGAATGCCGCTTCTATTTCCGGTAACGAAGCCGATATCGAGTCTTTTGTGACCGAGAACATTATCGAACCGTACAAAGCATTGACGCAGAATTGAAAGGAGTGTGGCTCGTCGGCAAAACGGCGAGCCAATTCTATTTATGGGAAAAGCAATTGATTTCATTAAAAAGGTCAGTAAAGACCTGCACATCGAAAAAGACGAACAGGAAACAGAGTCCGAATGGGTCACTCGAGTTGCATATAGTGCATCCATTCAATCTGCCGTAGCTTCTCTGTGTGACACAACGGATACAGGAGAATGTACTGTTTCCGTTCAGGCATTCAAGAACAATTTTAAAAATAACCTCCTTGCCTTCGACAGAATTTATCCATTAGAAAAGTGGTTTACGAAAACCATATATCAAATGACCGAGGACGTTTATTCTATCCTCTTAAAGACAGGTATTATGTACCACAAGACAAACCGCTTATGCAGCTGCAATTACGCTTCTTGTCAGATTGGCAATGTCAGGTTTCTGAGAGGGGATAACCCTCTTAGGCTTACACCTATGAGTGGTGGTGGACAGTATGTTAAGGATACTGTAAACAGCGGCACTTACAGCAGCGCAGAAGAGATGTTCTGTTTGTATGGAATCAACGGTACCAACGGAGAAGACATTACTGTTAAAAAATCAGATTCCTTGGTGTATGTAAGCGTCCCGAAGACTGATACTCAAACCAGAAATATTTTTACGCTGTATTCGTGGGCAACAAGCGATTCTAAGATTCGTGCAATAAGTGTTGATGCGTGGCCTGCTATCGAAAGTATTTTGTGCGATGGCGGGTATCATATTTCGCACATTTTAGATTGACTAATTATGTATTGTGTGGTATAATATAAATACACCAACAAAGAGCATATTTTGAAAGGAGCCTGTTCATGGGCAAGATTGGAAAAGCTGCAAACGCTCTTCGCAGTGAAAATCTGCTTCGTCGTGACGAAGTAGTTACCAACTTTATGGGCGGTGATTCCTATAAGGTAAATCCGCTCGATACGCTTAAGTTAATCACAGCGAGTTCTATTTTTGCAGAGCCTTCCTATTACCGTGACGGCGGGCTTGGCGTAAGAGTGGTTGACGAAAAATACAATGTTCATCCGCTGCTTCGGGATTTTTCCATGTTGAATGATGAAAGCGGGAAGACCACAACCGAAATCATGGAAGATGCTATTGACGCAGCTCTTGACTATGATTTTGACGGTGTGTTAGAATGGGCAAAGGAATTGAGATTGCATTATAATATGCGTCTGAATCCTCAGGTCATTATGGTTCGCGCTGCTGTGCATCCCAAGCGGAAAGAGTATACGGATAGCCATAAAGGAAAATTTGGTGAGGTCGAGCAAATCGTTATGCGTCGCGCTGACGAACCGATGTCCCAAATCGCTTACTACATTTACCTCAATGGTGGTGTAAAAGCAAATATGCCGAGCGTTCTGAAAAGAGCCTTGGCTAAGCGTCTCAGTGCAAGTTCTGCATACGAGGTAAACAAGTACAAGCAGCATGAAATCGGTATGATTGATGCCGTTCGTATTACGCATGCTCACTCTCAGGTATTGGACGAACTGATGCAAACCGGAAAGGTTATCGTGTCAGATGATAAGAAAACTTGGGAAGCCATGCGCTCTGCTGGCACCGATTGGAAGACTATTTTCCATTCCGTGAACATGGGTCATATGGCCCTGCTGCGCAATCTGCGCGGCGTATTCACCGAAGTCAATGATGCTGCGTTCTGTGACGAATACCTCGCTGCGCTCGTAGCAGGTGTTGAAAAAGGAAAACAGTTTCCGTTCCGTTACTACAGCGCATATATGGCGGTAGAAAACAGTTCCTGCAATCACAAGGGCAAGATTCTCGATGCGCTCGATGCATGTATCGATATTTCTCTTGCGAATATGCCGAAGCTAAAAGGAAAGACTATGTGTCTTTCTGATAATAGCGGCAGTGCATGGGGAACCATCCCTACCGAATATGGCAGCGTGACCGTTGCTGAAATTGACAACCTTTCTTCTGTTATCACATCCGCTTGCAGCGATGAAGGATATGTCGGAAAGTTTGGCGATAAGCTAAAGGTTTTCGACACCAGAAAGAAAGTCGGCATTCTGGAACAAGCGAAAGCCATTTCTCGTGACCATGGTACAGATGTTGGCATGTCCACGGAAGGCGGCATCTGGGAGTTCTTTAATAATGCCATCCGTAACAAAGAACACTGGGATAACATCTTTATCTACTCCGACCAGCAAGCCGGAACGGGTGGTTTGTATGGTACTCAGGAACAGTGTTTAGCTTATAGCAAGCGAGGGTTTGCGGCCGGAAACGGATGCTTTGGCAGCTACATCAATGTGTTCAAACTCGTTCAGGAATACCGCAAAAAAGTCAATCCCAAGGTCAATGTGTTCAGCATTCAGACTGCAGGGTACAGCAATGTCGTCATTCCGAAATACGCCTACAGAACCAATCTGATGTACGGTTGGACAGGGCGCGAGAGCGTCTTCGCTGATGCCGTCATCAAAGAATGGGATGCTATCGAAGCAAAGCAAAACATCTAATCCATACAGGACCGAAGCGGGAAATCGGATACTTCTATAATAGATGACATGAAATCATTTCCTTAAACTGGGCTGCTGCACTGTGCAGGAGCACTTTCTCTTCCGATTTCGATATTCTCGGTCTTTTTGATGAAAACAATGCTGATGCGGATTGACGGTTACTTCGTCTGATAAACGAGAGGTCGCAGGTTCGAGTCCTGCCGCTCGAAATTTCGAGTGTAGCTCAGTTGGCAGAGCACTATGTATGCCGTCTGTATTATTCTCAGCATTTTGTAAATCCCCGATGTTCATTGCAGCATCGGGGGTTTACTTTTTGCCGTTTTATAATTGACCTTTATGTGTTTATGTGGTATAATATAAATATCAAAAGAATGTTTGCTATCTGAACATTTCTTTTGCATGTGGCGTTTGCTGCGTTCTGCGTAAGCTTTGTGGTATTGTTCCTCGGTACAATGGTGCTTGCTGTCGCAGGATGTGTACAAAGTGAAGCGCTTCACAAATACACACGATAAATAAAGGAGAAAACATTTTGGAACATTACATCGATGTCTATGCCGGTCGTCCCGGTGAAGGTAAAACCATTTATGTTCAGAATGAAATTGAGCATCTTCTCTCTAATCCCAAGAACGTCGTCGTTTGGGTAGGGTTTAAGCTGCCTTCTCGCATCGCGGAAATCAATCCGAAGAACCTGTTCTTCTTTGATTTCTCTCAGGCTTCTCGTGCCATTGGTTTTGCGATGGATACGGTATATGCTGCAGACGAGGACACCTTCGTGTACCTGTTCTACGACCAGTGCCGTTACGAGATGCTTCCCGGTCGCAGGGACATTCTTGTTGCTGCAGCCAAAGCTGGCGTTCGCATCAGCGTTACGGTTCAGGCATTCCATCAGGTCGATAAAGATGATACAGCTTGGCTCAATAAGTATTGCCAGCCCTTTATCATTAAACATGGCAGAGCACCTCGTCTTGCCACCGAGGATGAAATCAATAATTTTTACCGTTAATTCTCATTGACTATATATGTCTTTTGTGGTATAATATAAGTATACCGTTGAAGGAGGTGATTCCAATGGCTACTGCACGCAAAACTGCTGTAATCTATGTCGAGGTCGGCGCAGATAAGAAGCAGGTAAAACTGGAAGATATCCAGAAGGCTGTTAAGACTGTCGAGGGCACTAAGAACGCTTATGTCAACGCTGCCGACGCCGCAGTGTATTGCGTCGATGCTGACGGCAAGACCACGAAAGTCGAGCTGTAAAACGCTTTTCCATGTCGCCCGCTTAGCGGACGACTCCGTGGGAGTTTAGCTCAGCAGGGAGAGCATCTGCCTTACAAGCAGAGGGTCAGTGGTTCGAGTCCGCTAATTCCCACCAATGGTTTCCAGCTTCCGTAAAAAGCTGGTGGTGGAGCTGATGGGTGACCATCACACAAAACAGTGCATGTGCTGTCAATCACATGCCCTTTATGGGGATGTAAAGGTTTCGATTGGGAACGGAGGTTCCTTCGTCGCGGGTACGGTTCCACTTCACGGGCCACACAAAAAGTAACTGACACTAATCGTTACGCTGCTCCTATTGCTGCTTAACTAAGCAGACGGAGACCAAGACAACGCACCATCTTGCGGGTAAGCGTGTGAGGTTCAAAGATTCGCCAGATATGTACGGTGCAGAATAAAGCCGGAACCGTCAAGAGTCTGTGTACTCCCATGACGTAAACTTGGGGGAGCTTGGTCATTCGTGTCCGCTGCTTTGGTTCGCCGCATGACCCGACAGGCAGTTCAAAATTCTGTCATTCATGCGACTATCGCGTAAGAATCGAATGAATCAATATTTTCAAGACGGGGGTTCGATTCCCCCCATCTCCACCAGAAGATTGTGAACAAAAACTGTTCACCCATAGAATTAACCCATAAAAAATCCGGCAGTGCAAAAGCTGCCACCATGCTCCCGTAGCTCAGTTGGTTAGAGCATCTGACTGTTAATCAGAGGGTCGTCCGTTCGAGCCGGACCGGAAGCGCCATTTTGCTGCGAAAGCAGCTACTTGTGTCTGTAGCTCAGCTGGATAGAGCAATTGCCTTCTAAGCAATGGGTCGGGGGTTCAAGTCCCTTCAGATGCGCCAGCGGTGTTCTGCCGCATTGACTGCCATGTATCTTGGACGGGTATTTGGCAGTGTCACGCCGAGAACGTGACAATCCATAAGTGTGGACCTCTTAAACTACACCACGAAGATAACGACCTGTTCCACACGCCTCATTCGTGTTTGCACCTCCTTAATAGCATCACACAGACAGCGATTAAATCCGAATGAGTTCACAACGATTACAGGCGTTGTCAAACCGAAAATTGTGCCGAGTGGCGAAAACGGTTGCGGCACTGGGGCCGAAAGGCCCCTTCTTATATGGCTTGGTGTCCGAGTGGCTGATGGAGCCAGTCTTGAAAACTGGAAATCGGAGACGGTTCGTGGGTTCGAATCCCACCCAAGTCGCCAAAAAGGAGACTCCTATGAATTTCGTGCTATTCTTTTCCATTCTGCTTGTTGCGGTAATTGTTTTGTTCTGCGTCGCGATTGCTGTTGCGTGTGTGCGAGTGGCAGCGTCCGACAAGGACGAATATTATCGGCCGAAAAAATCTGAAGAGAACCAAAAGGAGAACAAGGGATGAAAGTAACATCTGCATACGCAAACAAACTGATTCGCGGGTATCGTGAGGAATTGGCTGCTCTTATTTCCAGTGAGAAAGATACCTGCACGACCATTTACGGTGCCAGCGAAACACCGATTGAGACGGGTTACGATTTCTCGTCCACGCAGGCTGAAATGGATGCTCTGAACGACAAAATTGCCAAACTGCGTCATGGCATCAACGTTTTTAACACGACCACGAAGCTGGAAGGATTCGATTTCACGGTCGATGAGTCCCTCGTTCGCATGGCAATGCTGACCGAGAAGAAAAATCGCCTTTCCAGAATGAAGGGTGTACGTGAACTCGTCCGAAACAGCGTTTACCGTTCTGAACCCGAGTTCACTAAGCGCAACTATGATGCAACGCTGGTCGAAGCCGAGTACCGCAAGACTTCTGATGAACTCGTTCGTCTTCAAATGGCTCTCGATAAAGCGAATATGTCCATCGAATTCGATGTAGACATCTAAATCTTATTCCACACCCACTGACTCTCTTCACAAGAAGAATTACATTAGCGTGCTAAAAGGCGATGTTATTGTAAATTGTCAATGTCTTTTATTTGTTTTGTTGTTCTGTAAGGGTAAATGGTTAGGTTTATGCCTTGTCGTCTAAAAAACGATATTTGACATTCTATTTCGTCAGTGGATGAAAAACTTCTTCTTTGCAACAACAGAGGAGTGAGCAGGGAAGTATGGTTATACCTGCTTTTGTCATGAATATTGCTGATGCGGGAAAACGGCTACTTCGTAATAAAGGATTGCTGTTCCGTTTCCGTTGTTCTCAGCAATTTTCAGCTCACAGAAGACGAGTTCTGCTTTCTTCTGTGGGCTGATTTTTTTGGTTCGTATGTGTTTTGTTTTGTATGGTATCTTCCATGTAAATCTTTTTACCCAAAAATCAAATCAGTGGAGGGCATGTGAATATGATATTTCTTGTTTGGCTCGTGTTGTGCTATTTTGTGTGGCCCACCGTAGAGATTCTCGTAACTGGCAGCCGTACCGTTAGTACAACAGATGACTGGATGTCGCTCTTCTTCCTGTTGGCAATGTATTGGTGCTACAAGGTCGGAAAATGCGAATCCGATACGCATAATTCAGAAAATTAAAAAATAGCAAATTTGTTGTTGACTATACGGTATTTCGATGGTATAATATAAGTATGAGGTAAGGAACTTGTACCGTGCCCTTAAATTAAACAAAAACCAAATGGAGAACACGTCATGTCTATACAGCGTTTGCAGAATCTTAATAAACAAAACAAGTGGAACTGCTTATGGGTTCTGCTCGGCTTTGTGCTGTCTGCAATCGCTCTTGCCTATGTGGTGAGTAGACATGAAAGTTCTGCGGGTAAAACCGTGTAATCCAGCTTTCATTGTAAGCGCCTGTCAGACAGTATCGTCTGATGGGCGCTTTTGTTTTGCGTTCTTTCGCATTTTCGTTCACCCTCATTCTTAAATGTGAATGTTCTGTATAGAGTCGTAGCCAAACGGTAAGGCACGGGACTTTGACTCCCGCATTCGCGAGTTCGACCCTCGCCGACTCTACCAACGGAGTGTGAACAAAAACTGTTCACCCGTGAAATCGACCCATAGAAAATCCGGCAGCGTGAAAGCTGCCACTATGCTCCCGTAGCTCAGTTGGTTAGAGCATCTGACTGTTAATCAGAGGGTCGTCCGTTCGAGCCGGACCGGAAGCGCCATTTGCCGAATTAACTCAGTTGGTTAGAGTAGCTGACTCTTAATCAGAATGTCCGGGGTTCGAGTCCCCGATTCGGCACCATAAGGGCCATTAGCTCAACTGGCAGAGCGGGCGGCTCATAACCGCTTGGCTGGTGGTTCAATCCCACCATGGCCCACCAAAATTTTGATGCAAAGCGTGTCGGCGTCAAAATAATCAATCTGCATTCCCGAGCACAATGTGGTAGACGCGCAACAAGTGCTTGTAACTCAATTGGCAGAGTAGCCGACTTTTAATCGGCAGGTTCGGGGTTCAAGTCCCCGCAAGCGCACCAAACGTTTGGCAGTTCGTAAAACTGTCACAATATGCTCCTGTGGTGGAATTGGCAGACACGACACACTCAAAATGTGTTTTTCTATGGGTTCGAGTCCCATCGGGAGTACCACGTCTTGCAGTACGATAACTGCTATTCATGGGTTGTTAGCTCAGTCGGTAGAGCAGCGGACTGTTAATCCGCGTGTCGCAGGTTCAAGCCCTGTACAACCCGCCATATGTCCAAGTGGCGGAATGGCATACGCGCTGGTCTAAGGAACCAGTTTTTCTGTGGGTTCAAATCCCACCTTGGATACCAACGGCAGCATAAAAACTGCCATATATGCTCTTGTGGTGAAATTGGCAAACACGACACATTCAGGATGTGTATTTTGTGGGTTCGAGTCCCGCCGAGAGTACCAACGTTTGGCAATACGATAATTTGCCATCATATGCTTCAGTGGCGGAATCGGCAGACGCCCCAGACTTAAAATCTGGTGTCAGAGATGGCGTACGGGTTCAATTCCCGTCTGAAGCACCATGTAGGGGTGTAGCTCAATTGGTAGAGCAACGGTCTCCAAAACCGCGTTGTGTGTGTTCAAATCGCATCACCCCTGCCATATGCGAATGGTCCCGGACGGTTAGGGTGCGGACTGCAAATCCGTCAAAAGCTGGTTCGACTCCAGTCGTTCGCTCCAAAAGCGCTCTTTGCATTTCAACGCAAGGGCGTTTCCTGTTTTTTGTGCGTCTTAGATTGAGATTGGTGCAGAAACGGTTGAATTTAAGTGTGTGTTATTGTATTATATAATAAAATATAAAAATAAATTGGATGATTCGATTTTATTATAGGAAGTAGGCGGAGTAGATTTATGACTGTTTTTTTTATGCTGTTATATGCTTTTTGGAAATTGATGACGTATCCTTTTACGCCTTTGGCTCATTTTGTGTTTAAAAAAGAAAAAGATGAAAAAAAACGAAAAACAAGAGAATCTGTTTTTCTGTTAATTTGTTTAATTGTTGGATATATTATTTTTAAGTCTCCCGATATGGTACATACATATATTATGGAGAATTATGAATACTCTGAATTTTGGATGAACTTTTATAAGAATTATAATTTGATTGTTCATCTTTGTGCTTTAGCTTATACTGTTGTTTTGGTGGTAGAACCAATTCGCTTTTTCTTTTTCACAGGCAACCATAAAGCTCTTACTCGTGATGATATTCAAGAACTAAATGAGGCAAGAAGAAAAAATGCCGAAAAGGATAAAGCTTACTGGAATGGCTATTGGGATGGTTTCGTAGGATGATACGCAAGCACCCATGCAGCGTAAATTTCACAGTTGATTTCTCAGAGGTGAAATACAATGTACTTGTATAAAGATGATATCTGCATCATTCCAGATAAAATCAAGCGTATGAGTGAGGATGAGCTCAAAGCAGAAATCGCTCGTATCAAACAAAGCTCAACACCAAAAAAAAGCTCTATCTCCATTACATTACCGTATCATACTGAATAAACACTTTTCCTGCTGCCGATATCCATTGCAGCAGGATTTTATAATTGTACAGTACAAAAAAGCCCCGTAAAACATCCAAATTTGGATATAGTCTTACGGGGCTTCATTGTTTCAATAGCTATGCCGCCATCTTTTCGTTAATGTGGCTTCCAGTCGATTAGCGTTCTAAGAACATCAGAAGCCGGTATGCTTTTGTAACAACACATTCTATCAAAAGCAACTATCATCATTTTTTCGTATTCAGGTAAAGCCATGTTAATAGGAATGGTGATGGCAAGAGAACTGTCCGGCGCTTTTAGTACAACCACTCCTTTTATTTCTTTTTGCTTTTCTGTTTCTTCCCAACCAGTTGAGAGAAGATAATCATAGAGTGCATAAGAGTTTACTGTGCAACAATCATACGGAGCGTCATTGACACCACCAAGCATCAGATAGGCTCGTCTGTATTTTTTGGTTCTTGATATGTCTTTTTCGGTAAGAGGTTGCGGAAGTCTTTTTGTATCCATGTTGCTGCGCAGGTCAGATAATTTGACCTTGACGGCAGTACGATTCTGCTGGATACGCCAAAGATACTCAGCATAAGACATGCCTTTTCTGTGCGTTAAGACGTCTACGGCATCTGCAACCTCCTTCGGGAACTCCGCTCTGATATCTTCTATGGTGACGGAGGTATCTTCTACCGTATCATGCAGGAACGCGACGGCTTTTGCTATCGGGTCACCTATTATACCATTTGCTACGACAAAGACATGGGCTTCGAAATAATCTTTCCCAGCCTTGTCCTTTTGCCCTGCATGAGCCTTGATTGCAAGCTGTTCAGCCTTATTAACCATCTCTACAAGTTCTTGTTTTGTCATATTCATCTCCTAATTTATATCTTAACTCATTTTCTGTATTATAACTTTCTAAAAGTTAAGATGCAAAATACAAGTCAAAAACAAAAGTGGTGTCACAGTTCCAAAGAACCAACGCATAGCTGTGCAGTCGAAAGAAGCTGAATTGAAACAGGAAGACGGAAGTACGTAGGGTCTACATCTTTCATACCAAACCGTGTTCTATCCAAAGCATCTGCATCCTTAAGAATATTATAAAGAAGTTTCACTTTTTCTTCGGCCTTAAACCCAAGCGATTTCATAGCTTGCATGGAAATATTGTCATCAATACAATGATACTGTACCAAGAAACTGGTAATCGCATCGGGAGCTGAGACCTCTTTCTCGTAAATCTTTGCAGATGCCGCACCATGCAGGTCATCGACATCCTCGTTTATTCGTCCGACATCGTGATACAATATTGCATCACAGAGCCGCTTTAAGTCTTTCTGTGTGAGTTTATATTCTCCTACATAAACTACCATAAGCGCATCAAAAAGAACTCTTAACGTATGTGTCGCGTCATGGTCACTACTGTTATTATCCATGTAAACCCTTTTTATCTTTCTTCTATAAGTTTGATACAGGGAATCAAAAGCGCTATAATAATGACCGACACTGTCAATTCCATAGAGGACTTGTATCTTTTCATTTTTTATAGAAGAGGGAGAAACAATTACTTCTTTTTCTGCGTCAGGGAAGTATTCGATGATAGCAGACTTAGGTATTGTTGCAGTGATGATACGGCTGTCTTTGGGTGACGGGAAACGGCATGCAAAGAATGTTGCTATTTGTAAGCTGGTTGTCCAAGAAAAGGTATTCGTATAAGGGGTCGAATCATCGCCCTCGCCGCGATAAATTGTTACAACATCCGGCAAAGCCTTGGTTTTCTCTGCGGTTTTATTCTTTGCTTTCTTGGATTTTTTAGCAATGACTTTCTCAAAGTCCTCCAAGTCCAAATGCGCAAATCCGTAATCTTTGTATTTATAGAAAGAAAAGAAAAAATCATATAATGCAGCAGACGGTTTTGTCAGTTTCACATAAGCTGCCAACACCGACATACTCAAACCATCACTAAGGCTATTTATATAACAGGAAAGCTTGTTTTTGTCGAGTGTTTTGATATTTGCTACAGTAGCTAGAACTCTTTTTTGAAATTCCTCATCCGATTCTTTGACGGCTAATCTTTTGTTACCGTATATTTGAAGATTCAGAACAATGGGCATTTCGAAGTCAAGTTCTCCATAATATAAGGTGTCAAAAAGATTATCAGAAAAATAAATATTCTCAATAGGGAGCAGCGGATATTTTTCAGAGAACTCTTTAGCGGTGATGCCAACACTATATCCATTTTGAGCATACCGTTTCATATCCGTTCTGGTTTGAATCTTAATCAACGGTACCAATGAATCCAATGATGCTTGGTTGCTCCGTCTTAGAATTTCTGCAACATCCATTTTGATTTCTCCATTTCACTCTTTTCTCATATTATACCACAAAAATGCGGGAAAGCAAAATTGACCAACGGCAGAAAATGTGGTATAATATAAATAGAAAAATCAGCTATGCGAGGAGCCTCTCATGACATATATTTGCTGCGTTGACGATTACGCAAGTCTTTCTTTTAATAAAAGAAGAAATAGTTCTGACCGTTTCGTTATCGAAGACATCATCAATACGGTAGGAGAAGCTCCGCTGCGAGTTGATACCTATACAGCTAAGCTATTTCGAGATAAACAAATCCCGTCATTGATTATTGATGACGATTGTCTTGAAAACGCAAAAGACGGTGAATTTGTCTTTGTGGAGAGACAGAATCCATCTGCATATCTTAAAGCGGGTGACCAGCTTATTCTATATCATTGGAACAGACATTATCCATCAGATAACAGGTTGAATCTGACCGGCTGGAATGCACTTGAAATAACGACAGGAGAGTTTGCGGGTTACAGCCACGAAAAGATAACAAAGACAAAAGTTGTTTTGCAAGACAAAGCAGAATAAAGTCCTTCCGAATTATTCCAAAAACATATAAGAAAGCGAGAGTGATTTTGTGGTTGTTCAGTTTACTGCCAAGCATTATGATTTTTTAAATCATGTTTTCAAGGTCATGAAATCCTTTTATAATAATAACTATACTGACATTTGCTTCGAAATCGGAAAGACCTATGGCGCACCTGAGGAAGATATTAAAAAGGCAATCGGCATTTTCGATTCGTTGCCTATTACAGCACCCGTTCCTGCAATGGTGAATAGCATTGTATTCATCTCTCGAAAGGTAATGCTGAATAAAGCAGACGTCACTCAGGAACCGTACGCCTATGAAGTCGACCTTGAAGAAAAAGAATGGCGAATCGTTTCTACCGTTTTGGACACCTATTCAAGATTGCTTATGGGACAGTTTTTCGTAATTTATGAACAATTGGACATTCCTGATAACGGAGTCGAGTCCAATTATGACCTCGTTCTGAAAGCAAACCATGATGCTCGTTGGAATGGCGTAGGCGTTGCACAAACGCGGGATTTGTTGATTCCAAAACTGAAAGAAATGCGTCTTGGCTGGAATGGGAATTTCGGCATCGCAAATGCTGATAATGCCTATAACAGCAAACTCGCATATGAGATGGTTAAAGTTCTGGAAAGCTGCAGTCGTTACGAGTGCGGTATGTTAAAGGTCACAGACGAACCGTTGATTAAGATTGTTGGAGGGCCTAAAATAGTGGCATTCTGATATTGCGGTTTGCTGCAAAGTTAATACAATATAGATATACGACAAATAGAATGTATTTAGTTCTTTTGAGCCATTCTAAATACGTCGTATTTGAATGCGCTGCGTGAAATAAAAACGCAGCGCTTTTTTGTATCAACGTTTAAAACGAAAGGAGACGCTAATATGCGTATTATCAAACGTTCCGGCGAAGAGCAGGAGTTTAACCCCAAGAAAATCAGTGTTGCGATTGGGAAAGCCAATGGCAGCGTAACAAAAGACAAGCAGTTCCCGAAAAACTATATTCCGGCCTATACCGCACAGGCTGTAGCTGCCTGCGAAAACCTTGGTCACACGCCTACCGTTCAGGAAGTTCAGGATATCGTTGAAGATGTTCTGATGGACAGTGGATATCATGAGGTGGCTCGTGCTTATATCAAGTATCGGTATACGCATGATGCCATGCGCCAACATAATACCACCGATGACAGAATCCTGTCTTTGATTGAGTACAAGAACGAAGAGGTCAAGCAGGAGAATTCCAATAAGAATCCTCAGGTCGTTTCTGTTCAGCGAGATTATATGGCAGGTGAGGTAAGTAAAGACCTTACCATGCGTATGCTTTTGCCGAAAGATATCGTCGAGGCTCACAACGCGGGTATTATCCATTTCCACGATGCTGATTACTATGCCCAACATATGCATAACTGCGACCTACTCAACCTCGATGACATGTTGCAAAACGGCACGGTGATTTCCGGCACTCTGATTGAGCGTCCACATCGCTTCTCTACTGCTTGCAATATCGCTACGCAGATTATTGCACAGGTTGCATCCTGTCAGTACGGCGGTCAGAGTATCAGCCTTACTCACCTTGCCAAATTTGTTGATGTAAGCCGTAAGGCAATCGGCAAAGAGGTTGACAAAGAAAATGCTGAACTGCATCTGAATTTAACAGAATACCAGCGCAACGAAATTGTTAACAGCCGTCTTCGTAAAGAAGTGCGTTCCGGCATTCAGACGATTCAGTATCAGGTCATTACTCTTATGACCACCAACGGACAGGCTCCGTTCATCACTGTATTCATGTATTTGAATGAAGCAGGGAAAGACGAGGTTCTGAAGCACGACCTTGCTATGTGCATTGAAGAGATGCTTTGTCAGCGCTATGAGGGCGTTAAGAACGAAACTGGTGTCTACATCACTCCCGCATTCCCGAAACTGATTTATGTGTTAGAGGATGATAACATCAAAGAAGGACAGCCTTACTACTATCTTACAAAGATGGCCGCAAAATGTACTGCACGTCGCATGGTTCCTGATTATATCAGCGAAAAGAAAATGCGCGAGTACAAGCTGTCCAAAGGTGAGACAGAAGGAAACGGCGATGTGTATACCTGCATGGGTTGCAGAAGCTTCCTGACCCCTGACCGTACCGGTAATGGCTGGGATAACGTTGCAAACGCCAAAAATTATGACGGTAAGCCGAAATACTATGGTCGTTTCAATCAGGGTGTTGTCACAATCAATCTCGTTGACGTTGCGCTTTCCGCAAATAAGGACGAAGATGCTTTCTGGCGTATCTTTGATGAGCGCTTGGATTTGTGCCATCGTGCATTGCAGTGCCGTCATAAGCGTCTGAAGGGTACACTCTCCGATGTGGCTCCTATTCTGTGGCAGTATGGTGCGTTGGCTCGCCTTAAAAAGGGTGAGACTATTGACAAGCTGCTCTACAACGGCTATTCTACTATTAGCCTTGGTTACGCAGGTCTGTACGAGTGCTGCATGGCAATGTACGGCAAGAGCCACACTGACCCTGCTGTGAAGCCTTTTGCCTTGAAGGTTATGCAGCATATGAACGACAAGTGCAATGAGTGGAAAGCAGCCGAAAACATCGACTACTCTCTCTATGGCACGCCGCTGGAATCCACGACCTACAAATTCGCCAAGTGCTTGCAGAAGCGCTTCGGTATCATCAAGGATGTTACCGACCATGAATACATCACCAACTCCTACCACGTCAATGTGCGGGAGAAGATTGATGCGTTTAGCAAGCTGGCTTTTGAGAGCGAATTCCAGCGCCTGTCTCCGGGCGGTGCTATCAGCTATGTTGAGGTTCCTAATATGCAGGATAACCTTGAAGCTGTCATCGCCGTCATGCAGTTCATCTACGACCACATCATGTATGCAGAGCTGAACACTAAGAGTGATTACTGTCAGGTCTGTGGTTATGATGGAGAAATTCAGATTATAAAGGACAACGGAAAACTTGTTTGGGAGTGTCCTCGTTGCCACAACCGTGACCAGCACAAGATGAATGTTGCTCGTCGCACCTGCGGCTACATCGGAACGCAATACTGGAACCAGGGGCGTACGCAGGAAATTGCCGAGCGTGTAATGCACCTTTAACAACTATTGGTTGTTATTTTAACTACTACAACCAAAATCAACCGTGATTTAGTTCTATCAAACTAAATTCGTAGTATCATTTTTTCTCGTCCTATCATTAAATTGCCGCCTCTGCATAAACGCAGGGGCGGTTCTTTTTTGCGTAAAAAGCAATCAAACTATGCGCTATTTATTGCCACGAATGGTATTTTCTGGTATTTTCTACAATTATATTGTTAATAAGGGAAAAGTACGTGTCAAGAAATGGGCAGAAATTTACAATTATATCGTAAATAAAGAGAAAATGTATGTCAAAAACGAGCGAAAATCTACAATTATATTGTAAATGAAACAGGGAATAGAAGTGTATCAAAGAATTTACCCGCCTCATGGCAGAGGCTATTGCGTTTTGCTGCAAGGTGAATATACTTGAGAAAAACAATATAAAAGGTGTAAATCTACAACTATACCTGAAATATAGCCTGTCTATCTGAAATAAGAAAAAACAGGTTGTAGAATAAACAAAAGGAAGTGTACATATGGCAATAAAGGCCCCCATCGAACTTTATAGGCGCAGTATACCGGAAGGTCTAAAGACCAAAGACCTGTTTTTTGTGGCTTTGCAGGAAAGACTTGCTGTCATCAAGCCGAAAGAGCTCAATAAAAACGAAATCAAGATAGTCGGCTATGTTGATGCTGAACAGGGCGACTTTACCGGCATTCAAAAAAATTGTATTTATCTTGGCAAAGGTAATGATAGAATACCTTTTGATGTCTATAACAAAAACAGTCTCAAAATTGTAGGCTATATTCCTGTCGAAGGAGAAAACGCATATATTGCTGTTGTTAAACCCATGAGTCCTGTCTTTGTGATTTTGTTCGCTACTTTGGTTGCTGTTGTTATCATTGCGTTAATTGCTCTTGCTCTTAGTCATAAGTATGTGATGCCCATAAACGAAACCAATACTGCTGTTGCGAGTAGTGCATCTTTGGTAGAAAACACCGATATGCAAGCAACGCCTGAAGAAGCTAATTGATTTCCAAACTGAGCCACTTGTGAATAGCTATTGTGTTTTGCTGCAAAGTACATATACTTAGTTCATACTAAAAATAAAACTCACTACTAACCCATAACAGGGTTAGAAAATCGTAATCGACATTAGACAGTCGCTATTTTCTCTACGGAGAAAATAGTGGCTGTTTTTTGTTTGCAAAAAAAGAAAGGAAGGTAGTCAATATGACTTACGAAAAAAGTTGTGAAAAAATTTGCAAAGGCTCTGATTTGATGACAGTTTGTCCGAAAGTTGCTTCCATGTGGAGTGCCAAAAACAATTATTCAACACACGAGGTGTCTGCAAACAGTAACAAAAGGGCAATCTTTGTGTGCCCTGATTGTAAACAGGAATTTGAAGCACGAATCTGTAATGTTGTCAGGTCTGTTAAACAAGGCACTACTGGCTGCCCTGTTTGCGCTGGCCGAAAAGTTGTTCCCGGCATCAATGATTTGGAAACAGTTTGCCCTAAGGTCGTTCCAATGTGGAGCGTCAAAAACGATTATGCCCCTCACGATATTCCTGCTCGCTCATCCAGACGTGCGTTTTTTATTTGTCCTGATTGCAAACAAGAGTTTGTAACCAGTGTCCGTGCTATGGAACGAGCAGTTGTGTATGGAAATAACATCTGCCCAGTATGTCGTGGAAGGTATATTGTCGCTGCGGCAAAAGGAAACAAAGCTGGATTTTCAAAACCTATTGGTACTACGTTAAAAATGCAGGATGGCAATATGGCTACCTGTGTTTCTTACCATGGAGTCAATAACATTGATGTTCAGTTTGAAGACGGATTTGTTCTGTATCACGCTCGTTGGAATCAGTTTGTTCGTGGTATGCTTCGTCATGCTGTAAAGACCTATACAAAGTAAATCAAAAACAAAGCGATTATATGTTGCTTAGTTTATGACAGTTATCATTTCCTTCTAAAAGAGGATGATGGCTGTTTTTTATTATTACAAGCCTCGAATGTTACGAGGAGAAAGAGAAAAATTATGAATGCTTATTTGAATGTTATGCACACCACTACCTGCAACTGCGCTGCTTGCGCTCCGGTCCCGACTCTTGGTATTAAGATGCCGTATGAGGAAGAGAAAAAAGAGCTAGTTAAGACCAGAAAAGGTCGCCAAAAGCTGGTTGTTGGTGAAAATGACTTGGCTACGGTTGCTCCTAAGGTCGCCGCAATGCTGAGTGAAAAAGACAAGCACTTTGCTTTTGAGGTTACTGCAGGAAGCAAAAGAAAGCTTGTTTTTGTTTGCCCTAATTGTGGGCAGGAATTCGAAGCTACGATTCAGAATGTTGTTCGTTCTGTAAACCACAACCTCACGGGCTGCCCTGTTTGCGCAGGTAAAAAAATTGTTCCCGGCATCAATGACCTTGCGTCGAAGTACCCGGAAATTGCTGCTATGTGGAGCGGTAAAAACAAGTTATCCGCGTCAGAAGTTGCCGTCAAGAGCAACAAAAAGGTCTTCTTCAAATGCCGTGATTGCGGAAAAGAATTCGAAACCAAAATCGAACATGTTGTCTATGCTGTAGAAAACGGAACTACTGGTTGCCCTGTTTGCAACGGGCGCAAGGTTGTTCCCGGTATCAACGACCTTGCTTCGAGATACCCAAAAGTTGCCGCCATGTGGAGTAACAAAAACGAAAAATCTGCCTTGGAAGTTACTGCCAAGACCGATAAAAAGGCAATCTTCAAGTGTCCTGATTGCGGCAAGGAATTCAAAGCCCAAATCGGAAGTGTTGTCGATTCTGTAAACAACGGTTTCACTGGCTGCTACGACTGCAACAGGAGGAGAATTAACGCCATTTCCAAACCGGAATGTTTCGTGGTGCGTTTTATGCTGTCGTTTGCAGGTGAAAACGGAATTGCTAATCCTTACTCTGATGTACAAAACATCTTGGGAGACGGCCACTTGGGATTGGACTTTGTGGACCATATTCAGAAATTCTGCGCCGAATACAACGGCAGCTATCCACATAAAGACAAAGCCCAAAAAGACCGTTTCAAGTTCGAAGCAGCTCGCAAAGCAGGATATGCAATGATTCGCGTTCTGGAACCGAGGCTTGAAGTTCTTGACCCCAAATACGACATCGTTATGCCTGAAGGGTTTTACCGTAACGGTAAATACGATGCCGAAATCATGGAAGAAGTTGGTCGTAAAGTCATCAATCTGTTGGAAGAGATTTACGGCCGTAAGGCTTCTCCTGAAATTTGGGCACTGAACAACTTCAAGGAATTCGAGGTTTGGTATGATGCCAACAAGAAGGAACTTGAAGCCAATGCTCAGAAGAACATGAAGAACCATAAAATCGCAGCTAAGAAGGCTGCCTGATAGATTACAAAGCCGCTGACAAATTCAGTTGTCTTTTTACATAGATAGCATTTCCTGCCGTCTGCCCTAACCGGGTGGGCGGCTTTTTTGCGTGTCGGTACATTTCTTATTTACAATATAATTGTAGTTTCCCGTTCATACTAAATGCTTTCATTTGCGATATAGTTGTAATTTTAGAACCGCCATTTTTACGTACACTTTCCTGTATTTATGATATAATTGTAGGCTATTGCATTTTGCTGCAAAGTTAATATACTATAAGCATACTAAAAATAAAACTAAATCACGTGAAAATCTAAGTCGATACGAAAGTCGCCATTTTTTTTGATGGCGGTTTTTTTTATTTGTAAAAATGGAGGGTAAAAGTATGAAAGTCATGAACACTGTGGACTATCTCAACGCTACCGAGAAGAAGGCTCCTGCCGCCAGCAACGACATGTTTGCCTTGCTGATGCAGATGGCAAGCCTTTCACCTCGTCCTATCGCGAAGTGCGACGATGGATTCAGCCTGTCCATTCAGGCATCCTCTGCGCATCACTGCGAGAAAGGCGAAGATGGCACCTACAAGTCTGTCGAACTTGGTTGTCTTTCTTCTCCGGAAGAAAGCCTCTCTGAGTACGAAGACTGGGCCGATTCTTCGACGTATGGCTACGTGCCTGTTGAGGTTGTCGATGCTATCATCGCAAAACACGGCGGGATAATCTTGCCGGACTAATCCGTTATCACAAATATAATAAAAGGAGATATGAGTTATGTAGAAAATAAATAAGTTTTTGAGAAGCACCAAAAATTTTGAGACCGCAAAACGCTTTGCTTAGTTGCTTGGAAAAGACATAGGCGCAATGAGAACGGTATCAGCAGGATTGTTGGCTGTCTTACTTGCGAGCAATATGGCAGCAGCGGAAATAGCCACATAGCAAGTAGTTGGTGTCATCGCAGCTTTTGTTGCTACAAGAGTCATTGCGAATATCGCAGAGTTTTTGCGATTTAAAAATTATAGAAAAAGCAGGGTCATTGCTGTAATTGATGCTTTCATCGAGGGCTATAATGCAAGCAGCATCAATGATATTGTGAAAGATGTCATTGGAAAAATCCCTGATATTTTTAAGAAGTAAAAAATAAAAAGACATTGGACTTTGTGACAGAAAGTCCAATGTTTTTTTGCATTATAAAAAGGGGAGAACCAGTTTCCCGATTCTCCCCAAGTATGTGTCCGCAAACACATACCGCAATTTATATTTATATTATACCTCATATTCTATAGTAAATCAAGAAAAAACGGAGGATTTATGATTCGTTTCAGAAAAGATGTTCGTCCTTATAATTGCTTTAGCAATTTTTATCCTTGCACCGTCGCCGTTGATGGAATGCGATTTAGGAGCGCAGAAGCCGCATTTCAGGCACAAAAAGTTCCTTTAGAAAAGCGCCGTGATTTCATCTTCTGCACGCCATCTGCCGCAAAACATCTTGGCCGCCATGTTCCATTGCCTGCCGATTGGGACGATGTTCGGGATGAAGCTATGCACAAGGTTGTTTATGCCAAGTTTTCTAAGAACGAGAACCTTCGGCAAATTCTATTGTCCACCGAAGACGAAGAACTTGTCGAGGATACTACCGGATGGCACGATAACATCTGGGGCGACTGTTCGTGTCCTAAGTGCCAGTACATCAAGGGACGTAACAAGCTCGGCAAAATCCTGATGCAGGTGCGAGACGAAATTAAAACAGGTAAAATGCAGCATCCATAAAAACATCTTGCCGTCTGCTGCAAAGTAGTTATACTGAAGTCATCTAAAAAATAAAAAGCAATAAGCATTCAAAATCGATATACCGCTATCTCACACGAGATGGCGGTATTTTTGCTTTAGAAAGGATGTGTTTTCGCTGTAATTCATACTACACCAAGACAACCCAAAAAGTAGATATAACCGTCAGGCAGCAATAGTTGTCTGGGAATCAACAACAGTATAAGCCCCAATGCTGCTTATGCGTAATTTTGCGAAAGGAAGTAGAGAAAAATGTTTGCCGATATTGATGCCTCTAGCATCGTAAGTCTCATTGGTAAACCTGTCTGGGTATTCACTGAGGCTCGTAAATTCAATAGGAATGGTCGTATTTATACGGCATCTAATGTACGCAACGCCATTTATAAAGGAAGTATCCAAACGATACAGATTGAAACCGTACCTGTTTCGCAGGGCCCTTCTAAAGGATGGCTTCCTGCATGCTTTGCCACTGTTGCCGTTTCGATTTCTGATGAAAATGGAGTTAGCAAATATAGCCTTTATCTCGAACGGCAGCTTCTTAATGTTACTGTTTTTGAAACAGAAGAAGAAGCCAAACGAGAGATGGATGTTTTTGCTTCTCTCAAGGATACCTGTACCGGCACTGAGATGCAGCTGCGGAATTCAAAGAAAAACCTTTCCTTGTTCAAACAATTGGAGGAGAAGGCGTCTGTGTGGAATCCAACCACCGATTTTGGCTCTTCTTTCCCACAGTCTGACTATGAGACTCTCTTAATTGACTGTGAGAAAATCATGGAAACGAAAGACGCCCTCAAGTGGATTTCTTCCAGTTTTCATATTCCGGAAGAAAAAATCACAATTTTATTTGATACGGAATGCTTTGAAAAGAACTGCTTCGGAACATACCGTGTCAAAAGCCGTGAAATCCGATTTCCTTTGTATGATTCCCCAACTCGGAACTATGTCCACTTTGGCGTAGATGACAACGGGCGAATGGTTCATAAGGAAATCATCAATGGAGAAATCAATTCTTATAACATTTAAAGGAGAAATTGCAATGGATAATAATGCTCCCGTTATCGACACCAAAAAGAACGCTGCCAAGTTTTACAAGGTCGTTGAAACGTACATCAAGCGTGACGGCATCAATGACCTCATGGATTGGCTCGGTTCTACCGATTTTTTTGAAGCTCCCGCCTCCACCAGATTTCATGGTTCCTATGAAGGTGGTTTGTGTCAGCACAGCCTGAATGTCGGGAAGTGGCTGAACAAATTGGCAGAAGGGCTTTACCCCGGTCAGTATACGAAGGAAACGCTTACGCTTGTTGCATTGTTCCATGATGTCTGCAAGGCAAACTGCTACAAGACCAGTACCCGTAACGTAAAGAACGAACAGACTGGTCAGTGGGAGAAAGTTCCTTTCTTTGCATGGGAAGAAGTGCTCCCGTTTGGCGGCCACGGCAGTAAGTCGATGCATCTCGTTGAGAAGTTTGTAAAGCTGACCGACGAAGAGGCTTCTGCTATCAACTGTCATATGGGTTTTGCCAACCTGATGAGCAGTGATGTTGGCGGCATTTCCAGCGCATTCACATACAGTCCTCTTGTGTTTCTTACTCATGTGGCGGATATGTTTGCCACTTACATCGATAAGTGTTAAGGAGAGAGCACATTTATGAAAATTAAACCTTGTCCCAAATGCGGTTGCTGCGAATATCTTGCAACCGCTCATGTAACACAGACGTGGCTCATCAATCAGGATGGTGACTTCGTGGAATCTAAAACCGAGTGTGACGAAGTTTTGCACGCTCCTGACCCTGATGACATCTTTACCTGTTCGAATTGTGGGGAAGAAATTCCTCGCGATTTAATTACTCAGTAAGAAGGGAAATAACATGGATAAAAATGGTCGTGCAGTTAAACTCGCTAAGGATACACTTGATGAAATCGGCAATTTCGGCTTCGATAATGAGGCTTACGCCGAGACTATCTGCCGTGGACATCGTACCCTGCAGCAAAACTGGATGCGTATGTCTTTGAAGACTATTGCTAAGATGGCCGAAGCAGGAGACAAAGGTCTGTACGATGACCGCAACGAAAGTGCCGTAAAGATGGCACAGAAGATTCGCGATGCCATCGGCGACGATGTTCTTCCTTACATTTGATTTCACTGCAAGCGCTCGGCCCATTAGGGTCGGGCGTTTGCTTTTTGCTGCAAAGTAGATATACTGTGAGTATCCAAAAAATAAAAATTACTACGAATTAGAAATCGATGTGTCGCTATCTCTGATGAGGTGGCGACATATTTTTATGTAAAAAAGGAGCGTAAAATATGTCTACTAATAATCGCGAGTTTGATTTCTTTGCTCTCATGGCAAGTCTGGAAGCTCATATGCTTAAGGACCCTAATGTTCGTGATGCATCTCCCAGTGAAGCCTTGGAGAACTATTTTTCTCGCAAAGGTAAATGCAGTCAGCGCCGCAAGAATGCGTTCCGTGCGCAGCGTCATCGTCGTAATGTGATGGCAGAAAAGTTCGACACCGCATCAAAAAGCGATGGTATTCTGCGCAAGACGTACAAGGACGGCTACGCAAAATTTGAAAGTTCTCACGGTCGTGTGAAGAAGGAAGATAAGAGCAACAGTTATCACTGCAAGCATCCTCGCGAGCGTCGCCGTATTGAAGCCGCGAATAGCAAGTTGGCGGATTATATGCAGTCTGATATTTGCCTTGACCTCTATGATTCTGTTTTCGATGACGATGATGACTACGATACCTATATGGGACAGCTTTTTTATGACAATCTTGTCTATTTCCTTTGTGAAGAAAGTGGATGGTCTGAGGAAGATTTGCAGGGTATCGGCATCGTTGAGATGATGGATATTGCTTATGAGCTTGGCGCAGGAGAAAAGCTCGGTATCAACAAGAGAACTTTTGCTGTTCCGTGCAATGTGCGGGCTTATGATGGGCATATTTCTGTCGAGTGGATGTATGACCGTCTTAGTAGCAAGGCAAAAAAGCTTTTGGATGTTTGCCGCTCCTATATTTATGATGATAACACGGACTGGGATTATTCCTTGGATTTTAATTGTTAATTTGAAAGGAGAATAAAATGATTCACGAATATCAGTTCAGTATCGACTCTATCGATGCTGCCAATAAAGCAACGCATACCACCTATGCAGAAGACAGTATCTGCAACGGTCTTGCGAAAGGTCGTCGTATACTTGATAAACTGTTTAAGGACGGTGCCCTCACTGCAGAACTGTGGCTCATGGGCGACCCCGCCGATGGTCGGCGGTCTTCGTTGAAGGCATTTTTCGACAGAGGAGACAACAAAGTACGCAAGATGGAATGTTGAAAGTATTTTCACTGAAATTCCATTCAACATAATTTGACGTTCAAGGAGGATACAATTGGAAAATAATGGTTCTGTGACTATTGCAGTAAATGACTTTATCCATTCGCTTTACGCATACAAGAACATTTCTTTGTATGATGCGAATCATGTTTTTGATGAAGAAAAGTCTGTTCGCTGGAATAGGGAAGAAGTCGAACGACTAAACAACTCTTACGACAGCAGGCTTAGCGAAGCCTATACACAGGCTCGTTCGGAAGCTGCTGCTTTAAGCGCTCGTATTGCAACTGGCAACAATAGCGAAAAAACTCTTTCGCAGACTGCACAAGATATTATTCAGGACGATTTGCTCGATGAGCTTTTGAAAATCACTGATGATTTGAGTAGTAGCGATAATTCCTTAGAGCGACGCACTTACGCCATCGTTAATAAGTATTTGCAATTCGTTAAATTGATACTTGCTATCGAGGATAAGAATAAGCAGGAGCAAACCATTTCCGGCGAAAAGTGGCTGGACATTCGCACTCCATTCTCTTTTCATCATAAAGATGTACTGTATTCGAATATTTTTACCGCTATCGCAGCAGTAAAATACGTTATATCTTTCGGCGAAGATACATCTGGTATCGAAAGTACAGCCACGGCAGCAAAGACGAATGCCTATATCCGCAAGAATAAGCTCAAACAAGTTGAGGATTGGGACAAGCAGCGCGAGGAACAAATCACAGCAATTTTCGGTTCTGCTTTAGGCGAAGGTCTTTATGAAGAACTTCTGGCAACAGATAAGAAGAAAATCCTTGCCGCTGATAAGAATATCGGCGAATACGGTTCCATTCTCATGGCGATTCGAGAGAAAGCGCAGGAATCAATGATTGCAGATTTTCTGTCAAAGCAAGACCCAACCAAGCTGAAAAAATAAATCTTTCGCAAAACACCTCTTGTTATTTGCTGCAAAGTAAATACACTATATGTATTAAGATAAATAAAACACAGCATTCATAATGCTTCAAAATTTGTCTTAATACGTGAAAACGGCTATCGCTCTTTGAGTGGTAGCCGCTTTTTTTGTTTATGGTTTGTTGCTAAAGCAACGAGCCTCCATTAAATAAAAAGTGAGGAAAAAAGAATGAGCAAGAAAATCAAGAGTATCAAGACGAAGAATGTCAAGTCCACCTCTGCTTCCGTTGCGACCAACGCTACACCCAACTTCTCCATCAACAGCAAACGCGAGATTCTTCCTATCTCCACGACCTCAAAGGGACTTTACAGCATGGGTAGAACCAACTGCTTTACAATGAAGAAGCTCGATGAGTTTATTACGAACTCGATTGAGGCTCGCCGAGATGACAAGACCGTTCCCATCATCCGCGTTGTCGCCGACTACTCCACTACTTTCAGACTGTGGGAACTTGCCGTTGTTGACTATAACACTTGCGGTATGACAAAGAAGGAGCTTTTTTCGAACTACTTCTGCGTTGGTGGCGAGAGCGGGGAAGGTGAAGGTCATATCGCTGGATTTGGCAGCACCGCAATCTTTACACTGACCCGTGGTACGCATCCGTTTTTCGTTGCATCTCAGAGCCATCTCTCCAACGACGCCTATTGCGTCAACGGAGGGAGACCATCCGCGATATGCTGCCGAATCAGAAGGGCTATAATCGCGAGACTAGAGCGATTGACCCTCAGACCATTCGTCTTGCATTTGCACAGCACATCTCTGTCGTGTATCGCGAGAAAATTTGTGGCCCCAACCCGATGGCATACATCTATGTTCAGGACTTGGAGTTCCACAAGACCAGCAGCCGACTCGACCTTTCCCTTGAAGATGATAAGACGAAATGGAACCGTCCTATCAAGGCATTTGATATGGATGCGGCCATTGCTGCCACCTCTGCGCAGAAGGCAAACTATTCCGGCACTGTTGTGTGCGGCAACGACTCTGTAAAGTACATCTACAAGTTCGGAACCGTTGACCACAATTACATCGACCACTTTGGTTTTATGGGCGTCGCACCTCTTTATGGGTACTGGGATGGTTCCATGAACAACTCCGGTTTTGATGTGATTGCTCACGGCCAGTCTATTGCCTCGAACCTGATTGAGGAGATTACAGGTCGTAAGCGTCACCCGTCCATGAACCATCTTATCGGTGAACTCATTATTCTGAATGCGCCCAAGGATAAGTTCCGGGTAACCGCAGATAAGAGCAGCCTTGATAAGAGCGATAAGACTTGGAGTCTTATCATCAGCGACATTAAGGCAAACAGCATTCTGCCCGCCTGCAAGACAGACGCAGGCACTTTGCGCGATATGTATGCGATGTATGCCAAGCGTTGCAGCAGCTGTGGTCTGCGTTTTGTCCGCAACTACTCTGTCGGCAGCAGCACCGGCACGAAGGCTCCCGCTATCATTGAGGTCGTTCTGCCTGACAACAGTATCGGTTATTACCTTCTGATGTGCAAGGCAAACGAGACTAAGAGCGGTCCTTCTCTGCGCGATGCGATGCCTCTGATTTCGTCCATGTTGATGATGGAAAGCAATGGCAAACGCGTTCTTGGCGCTTACTTCATTGCCGACCGTTTCTCGAACGGCTTCGTTCAGGACGTCAGCCGCCTCGTTGAGCCTATCAACCGGAACCGCACTGACCGTTTCGAGATTCGTGTTTGCGATACGAACACTCCGCTGGTTTTGGCTGTGCCCGCAGTTTCTACGCAGGCAGCACCGGTGAATATCAATGTTGGTATCACCATCAAGAAAACCCGCTAAAAAAGCAATCTCTGCCACTTCTTTATAATAGGGATGGCGACTTTGCGAGAAAGGAAACACATGGTAAATATCGGAAGTGTAGGCTATACATTCGATGGCATGGGTATGCTGATGATTGACGGCAAATGTGTTGACCGTAAAGAGGCTATCTCTGTCATTGGATGCAGCTCAGAAGATTTTGATAATCTGATGCTTGGCAACGCAAAGGGAGTTGAAGAGTCCGGAAAGATTCTTTTCCCGAATGCTACGCTGGCACAGATTCAGCTTTTCTGCTTGCAGCAGATTGTTGCGACCAGTAAGGCTGCATAAGTCAATGTCCGCCGCTCTTTTGAGTGGCGGATTTTTTTTGTAAAAAAGTATTGCGTTTTGCTGCAAAGTTAATATCCTATAAGTATCATATAAATCAAAGTCTTAGACACCTTACTTTATCATTTCGAGCTTTCCCCAAAAGCTTGTAATGATAGCGTTGGATGTTTTCGTTTATAGAAATCGACTACAGTCGCTATCTTCGCAAGAAGATGAGCGGCTGTTTTTGTTTTTATAAATGAAGTTAGACCTTGATGGCTATGATAATCCGTCCGTTTCTTACCACAAATCGAATAGTATCTAAGGAGGTACTTCTATGAACGCAATTTTCAATATCCTTTCTTTGGCTTTCTGGTACGGTTTTGTTTGGAAGAAGGTCGCTCATCTGCTTGGTGTGCGATACATCTCCATCGCCGACCTCCTTGCCTCCGCGAAAACCAAGGTGGTTGCCGCCGTTGACAACCTCGACCCCGAATACTGCTGCATCGCCTACAAGGTGTGCCGTGTTTCTCAGGGCATCGCTGGTGTCGTGGCCGTCTATAATTTCTTCGCAACGCGAGGGAATATTCTGGACCATGCCTTCGGCCTCATCGCTTCTATCTTGTTCATTGTGGGGATGAATAAGGTGTGCAAGCGAATTACCAAGCGCTTCTAACGAAACACTTGGAACCACCGCTGCTGTCCTTCGGGGCAGCAGTTTTTTTGTACATAAAATCAAGTCATAAAAAAGTTAATGCAATTTACACTTTTATGTTGTATAATAACAACTATATAGACAACATAGGAGGTATTACAAAAAGTGTTAGGAGAATATAAATCATGGCGAATATATCTAATATGACACGTCAAGAATTTATTCAACTTCTTGAAAAGCGTGAAAAAAGGAGAAAAAAGCTTCGTCGGAAACGGCGGATTATCACTTTGATTCTTTTTTCGTTGGCTGTATGTATAACCAATACTGTTGTGGCATTCGCTGCTGAACAAGACACCCCACAAACGAAAATCACAATTAAAGTAGCAGAACCTGTCAAACTTGTCATCAAAGTTGCAAATCAAGATGGAAATGAAGAAACTTATGATGTAGTCCCCACTGATGATTCCTCATGTGTGCAGGAAATCGTTTCTGACAATGTTGTTTTGCAAACGAACTTTGAGGAAGGCGAAGAACAGAAAAAAGAAGATACTGCCACTGTATCGAGTCAGGGGGATGATACCAGTGAACCCGTATCGGATGAGATACAGGAAACAGATGATGTTCAGGAATCTTCTGAAATCACTGACAGTCAAGACGTCGTATCGATTTATGAGGATACTTCGCAATACAAGAAGTACATGAATCTTTCGGATACCCAAAAAGAATATTTTTCTGATGCGGCCGAGGAATTTGGCGTAAGTGAGGCGATGGCTATAGGCATCTGCTATAACGAGTCCCGATTCGCCCCTACAGCCACAAATGTCAATACGAATGGCACTACGGATTGGGGAATTGCTCAGTGCAATGACACGACATTTTCTTATCTGAATTCAGTGCTTGGAATTTCTTCCATGTATGATGTTCTTGATATGCAGACCGGAATCCGCGCTTGCTGCGCTTTGTTAGCGCATTATAAAAGCATGGGATTGTCTGAAAACGATATCCTGTTAGCGTATCAGGAGGGGCTTGGCAATTACCAAGATGTTAAACAGGGCAAGGAAGAACCTTGGAAGGCTTATTACAACGTTTTGAAAAATATCGAGATTTATTCAACCTTGGTGAAAACCTAAGATGTATAGCGGTCTGTTGTCAGACCGCTATTTCTTTTTGTTGCGTTCTATTTTGATTGACTAATACGCCGTTTTCTGGTATAATATAAGTATTCGGTAAGTATGGCGCACTTTCGTGCCACAATGCAAAGGAGTTTTATTATGCACATGAAGAAAGCTTTGTGTGTTTGTCTTTCTCTTGCTATTGCGGGTTCCGTTTTTGCGGGATGCAGCAGAGAACAAACACCGGAAGAAATCGAAGCTGCAAGCCTTGCTGCTGTTACACAGGAAGAACAGACAACCGGAATGAAGCGTCTGGACAGCCCGAACCTTACGGATTACGAAAAGCCGTTGGCCAATTTCGTTTCCGGCATTCAGGCGAAGGATGCCGCAAAAATCGCAACAGCGCTTGGCTCAGTAAACATCTTTGGCGATACTCTTGATGGCTGGATTGTCAGTAATAACTATGAATCCTTGCAGACGGATGATTTGCATGATATTAAAATCCAGTCCAGCAAAGACGGAAAAGTCGCAACAATCAATGTGTTCTTTGAAGAGCCCAATGAAGATAAGAGTAACTTCGTTGAATACAAAAGCGATTTTGACGGTAAGGAGTGGAATATCACCCCTCCGACCGGACTTTCTACCGACTATACCTTTTATGCGCCTGTCAGCTCCGTAAGTATCAATGATGTCGATATGTCGACATACGCCGCCAGTGACAGCAATTATGGATACGCGTTCAATCTTCCGAGAGTTATTGAGACGGACAGTTCTCCTGACTGCGTGTTGAATACAAGTATCGGTAAGTATTCTGGTAAAATCATCAACGCAAGCACATCTTCTTATGGCTCAGCATTGCCGATTGCTATGGCTGTGTTTACAGAAGACCAAAAGAAAGAAATCAATCAGTATTTCGTGGACTGTGCAAACAGCGTATTTGATATGATGCGTACGGGTGCTGATAGAGATTCTTACAGCGCATATTTGCTTGATTCCAATGCAGTATCTGCCATCTTCGATGTAGACGGAGATGATAAGCAAGCTGCTATTGCAAATGAAGCAAACGCCGTATCCCGTATCGAGGTATTGAGCGCCGAATCTGTGGCAGGATATCCTGATGCTTACATTTATCACTTTTCCAGCAGTGATTCCATCACTATGAATATTCGTTATAATGCAGTCTTGTCATCCGGCGAATGCCATCGATGCGCTGCTGTGACGATGACTTATACGAATGGTTCTTGGAAAATCGCAAAAATCAATTCTACTAACTCACTGTTCACGAATTTAACCGCATTCAACCCTGAATGGTGAGAATTTGAGTAAGGAAGGAAGTGATTTCGCACTTATCTTTGTGTGAGAGATAGTGCGTGGCATATGATTGGTGGACTTATCATTGCAACCATGGTCTGCATTGCTTTGTCGGGATTTTGCTTTATCGGGAATCAGTATGATTTGCTGCCAAGCTTTATTCTTGACGCTGGTCATTATGAGTTCGTTAATGTATTGTATTGCTTGTTTGCGATTGCGTCCTTTTTGTGCGCCTTGATTGCTTATAGGCTTTATAAGCGGGAAAAAGAATTTACAAATGGAACTCATGTCCCAACATTTATGGATTACATACGAGCAAATCAAAGTGAGTATGAAAAACTCTTTGAGGAATATCAGGGGGAAGAAGAACAGAAAAGCGAAATTCTTGTTCCAAGTGATGTAAAAGACAAGTTAGAAGAAGAAGACAGACAGAAAAAACAACAACAGATTATTTCCCCGACTCTTGATGTTAAAAAAATCGGAGAGGGCGTTAAGGAAACAGAAAAGCAGGAAATCCAAACGCATTCTGCATCCGAAGTGGCTCATGTGACCGTTCCTTCGGAGCCTGCTCCCGTGGAAAGTCTGCCACCAATTTCTGTGCCCGTCTTCAAAGCCAAATCTATTTCAACTGTTACAACAAAAACCCCTGTCGCAGCGGAACCTAAGCCGGAACCCATTATCCCGCCGCCTCCCATTCTTCCTAAAGTTTCTGTTGCTCCAAAGAAGGTTTCTGAAAAGGTAAGCGATGCTCTTCCGCCGTTCGACTTAGCTGTACAAGCATTAAAGAGCGCCGGTGTATCAGAAGCTCTTTATGCTGTCAACGAAAAAAAAGAAGGTGCTGTATGCTCGCTGCATAGTCAAAGTGAATGGTTTATCTTTAATTATGAGAACGGGAAAATGGCAAACACAAAGATTTACACTGATGAAATGGAAGCTGTAAAGGCGTTCGTTCATAATGTAAACGAACTGGCAAAAAATAAATGAGTTTTTCCCGTACATCTGTACGGGATTTTTTATTCTGTATTATGAGGTATTTTATGGCTAACAGCAAAGATGTTTATCGAGTACATGACATTCAGAAAGACACTCGTGTTTTTCTGACAGTCTCCGACATTGCAAAAGCATTGGGTGTGACAAAAAATGCTTTTCAGACTCAGGTAAAAAATGATGTAAATTCTGTACCGTTTCCTGTAATCAAAATCGGAGATGTTATTCTCATTCCTCGCAAAAAGTTTTTAGATTATCTGGGATATGATTGCTACTCAGGAGAAAATGACTACTTTGGGTATCTTGTTCCTGATAAACCGCCCACTGTATTGCCCAAAATGTAATGGAGAATTTCTATGTATTTAATTATTGCAGAAAAAAGAAGCGCTGCCGAAAAAGTTGGCTCCTGCATTAAAGGGGAGTCTTTTAAGAAAGGCGATGGCTTTATTCAAAGCCAAAACTACTATATCACATGGTGTGCCGGACATCTGTATACGCTTCTTGATTTGGAAGAATATGACCCGAATTATGACCCGAACGAAAACCATAAGTGGACTATGGATGGACTCCCGTTCTGTCCTCCTCGTTTTCGATACAAAGTGTCCCAGCCAAAGGGAAATGCATCGATGTGTGCCACGGTAAGAAAACAAACCAAGGTCATTAAAAAGCTGGCAAACGATGCATCTGTCTCGGCCATCTATCATTGCGGAGACTCCGATAGAGAAGGAGAGGTTATTGTTCGCAATGCTGTTCGTGCATTATTGAAAAGCAATAAACCAATTTATCGTATTTGGCTCAACTCCTATACAACGGAATCGGTCATGAAAGCACTTTCTGCAAAGGAGCCCGACAGTAATTATGACGGTTGGGATAATGCAGGTCTTGCGAGAGCGCATGAAGACTGGTTGTTCGGTATTAACGGAACACGGTATTTGTCTTTAAAATCAGGCGTTCTTTTGCCTTGGGGACGCTGCAAGTATATCATTACAAAAGCAATCGTCGATAGGGAACGCGCAATTACCAACTTTGTTCCTGTGGACTACTTTGCTGTTGTTTCGAAGACGAATGTCAAGGGATACGATATTGAACTGGCAAGCAAAAAAATATTCGATAAGGATTCCTTGCCTGATGCTGCAGCTCTTGCAAACAGGTATAATGCAGCAGGTGCAAAGGTCACATCTGTAAAGAAAAACCGTGTTACTGTAAATCCCGGAAGACTGTTCAGCACAACAGAACTGCAGGCTTTTGTTTCATCGCATTATAAGGGCACGGACCCCAAAGAAATTGAAGCGTCTTTGGAAGAACTTTATCAAAGCGGCTATACCACGTATCCCAGAACGAATTCAAGTTTTCTTACCGCAAGCGATGAACATGATGTAGACCTTGCCATTAACGCATTGAAGCGTGCTGGTTTTCAAAACCTTGTCAATAAACCAAAAAAGAAAAGCATTTACGATGATAGTAAGGTTGACGGACACTCTGCTCTGACTCCTACCAGTAATATCCCTGATATTTCAAAGCTGTCCCCGGCACAGAGAATAACCTATGAATGTATTCGTAATCGATTCTTGGCTGTTTTCTGTTCGGAAGATTGCTTGGCAGATAAAACTGTTATTACTATTCGTTGTGATGATGAAGATTTCCAACTTACCGGAACCATCAATGTCGCAAAGGGTTGGCTGCAGTATGAACCGTTTGGTCAGAAGGACAAGGAAGTACCTCCCTTGAATGATGAAGAGTCCGTTCCTGTTGATTTTAAGCCCGTCAAAAAGCAGACTGCACCGCCAAAACGGTTTACTGTTGCCTCTTTTGGTGCATGGTGTAATGCGCCTTGGCGTAATGAGGATGATTCCGAGAAAACCGATTACACAGATGAAGAATGGAAGCGTATTTTGCATGAAGCTACTATTTGTACGGATGCAACGCGAACGCCTACCATAACAGAGTGTCGGAATGCCGGGTATATCAAACTGTCTAAGGGAACGTATTCTCCCGACACGAAAGGGTATCAGTTTGTTGATGCTTGTGAAAAGCTTGGACTTACATTTACTGTCAAGGAAGTCATGGATTTGTCTATGATGCTGTTTGATGTAAGAAAAGGAACCAGAACCATTGATGAGTGCGTAAAAACAGCAATGGAGAAGTTGAATCTTATGTTTACACATAAAAACGCCGAAGTAGAAAATCTTCGTCCCGAAAACATTCCCATTTGTAAATGTCCAAAATGCGGTGGTAATATTATCGAGTGGAAAGAATCCTATTCCTGTTCGAATAAAGGCTGCCCCGCTGTTGTTTGGAAACACAGCAAGGTTCTTGAGAAAATCAACGGTAAAAAGAAGACATTCTCAAAGAAGGATGCCATCACATTGTTTTCCGGTAAGCCTGTATCCGATAAAGGCTGTGTGAGTCAAAAGACGGGTAAAACCTATGACTGTCTTTTGTATCTCGATTTGACCGGAGAAAAGGCACAAATGAAAATCACATTTGATTCCGCAGCCAGCACCGGCAAAAGTGTTGGAGTGTGTCCCGTATGCGGAAAGAAAATGGTAGAGCGTCCGAACAGCTTTAGCTGCGAGAATTCTTCTTGTGGTTTTACTATCTGGAAGGAGACGAAACGATTCTCTGATACTCTGAAAATCGACGCAGAAAAAGCCAAGCAGCTTCTTGACGGGAAGGGCGTACCTTTTGAACTTACAAACAAGAAAAACGAAAAATACACTACCAATTTGCTTCTCACTGTAAGTGTTTATAATGGGAAACATTATCCGAAATTCGATTTGCCTGTAAAGCCTCCAAAAAAGTATTGAAATTTCCTTGCAATTTGCTGCAAAGTAAATATCATAAAACCATAATATAAATCAAATTTTAAGAGATTGCAGCCTCGTGTGGGAGGGTCTGCCGCTTTATACATTCAAATTCGGTATTTTAAGCCGCTATCTGTTTAAGGATGGCGGCTTTTTGTCGTCTTTGAATGTTTTTCTTTTTTATCTCGCTATCATTGCGAGTTTATATATAAACGCAAATCAAAAAAACAACCCGACTCTTAAAGGAATCGGGGCAAAACTCGAAAGGAGAGTTTAAAATGTTTGATGAACTCGAGTGCAGCTCGTCTGAGTTGATTAGTCTGTACGACTATGACCCGATGCGGGAGTATGAACTCCGGCTTGAATCCGAAATCGAAATCACAAATGAAAAACTGTGGTCTGATGAAGATGAGGATGATAAGCCCAAGAAGCGTCGCCGTTCCAGTGGTCGTCGTAAGATGCGAACAACTAAAAAAGCCGTGTAAACGTAAATCCAAAATCATTGAGGAGGTAAATCGCAATGAAGAAGAACAGCAAAACCGTAGTGAGTGTGGATGTTTCTAATGTTCGCACACGGAACACCTGGGGCTCCGTAAAGCCCTACACGCGTGTTGAGATGCCCAAGACTGCTTATAAAAGGCAGGGGAAAGGGCGCACTCCTCGCGGCGAGCGATAATATCGCTATTGGCAGACTGGTTTTGTACCAGCCTGCCATTTTTGTTCTCAAAATGAACGCACAGTTGTATAAAACCACTTTTTGTGGTATAATATAAGTAAAGAACAAAAGTATTCGTTTGTGCTATGTGTGAAGAGGTGAATTGAATTTTGGATATTAGCGCATTGAAGATAGCCCCTGCTAAAGCAGGGCAATTAAGAAATAAGGGAATCGGAACGGTAGAGCAGTTATTGACCACTTATCCGATTCGATATCAGGATTATAGAAAAAGAACGTCATTAACTGAACTGTCAAACCACATAGGTCAGTCGATTACGGTTGTTGGTGAAGTATGTAATCTTCGTGGAAATTACCAGAAAGGTATGGTTCTGTGTTCGCTCACGGACCATAAAGGCAACTTTGTTAATATTGCATGGTTTAATCAGATTTTCATAATGAAGCAACTATGGAACGGTTGCAATATTCTGGTTCATGGGAAGCTCACCTACAACGATACATATAACAATTATAATATTGCCGGACCCACTTATTTCTCCTTGAATATCGGAACAGGGGATGACCTTATTCCTGTGTATCCAAGCATCAAAGGAATGTCCAGCAACTATTACAACGACTGTCTGATAAAGGCTCAGAATCTCTATGCATTTACTCCATCAATTTTAAGGAATCCTATCAACACAGCTACTGAGGAAAACTTGAAGTTGCTTCCTCAAAGAGATTTTATCAGGATTGTACATCATCCGCAGACTGATGAGGATTTAAAAGCTATCGAGAGACGAAAGGCTGCCGAAGTTCTCATTCCATTTGCGAAAGAGCTCACAAACAGAGAATCTGTTATCGCTGCACCAAGATATACTGAAATCAATCTTACAAAAACAAATAACCTGATTCACAACGTTACAGCCTCTTTGCCCTTTGAATTGACCGAAGACCAAAAATCTGCGGTCAATGCTTTGCTAAGTGATGTGAAAGCTGGCAGAAGAATCAATGCTCTGATTCAAGGTGATGTTGGCTGCGGCAAAACAGTAATCGCGGAACTTATCTCGGCCATTTTTGCTGTAAATGGATATCAGTGTGTAGTTATGGCTCCGACCAAAATCTTGGCAACTCAGCATTACGAAGACTTTAAAAAGCTTCTCACACCTGTTGGTATTGAGGTAGAGCTTTTGGTTGAAGGGCAAAAAGCAGCTGAGAGAAAGAAAACTATTGCGCGAATCAAAGACGGTTCTGTAAAAATCATTATCGGAACAAGTTCTGTGCTGTCGGAGAAAGTTGAATACAAAGACCTTGCGCTTTTGATAACAGATGAAGAGCATCGGTTTGGTGTTGCACAGCGAGAAGCTTTAATGGAAAAAGCCAAGGATGGAATCCATTGCATTAGTATGTCTGCTACACCTATTCCGCGCAGTTTGGCATTAGCTATAAATGGAAATAGCACGAGAATCATCGATGTTAAAACTATGCCGAGCGGGCGAAAACCGGTACAGACTATTCTTTTTGGTAACGAGGAGAAAACATACGAGGCTATGTACCGTCAAATCGCAGAAGGGCATCAATGCTATATCGTCTGTCCTTTGGTCGATAAGTCAGACTCGGAATCTATGGAAAATGTAGAGTCCGTGGATGAAACTTATCAAAAAGCAACCGATTACTTCCAGACGCATCATCCCTCTGTAAAGATTGCTGCTATCACAGGTAAAACAAAGAAGGTCGAGCAGCAGGAGATTCTGAATGCTTATGTTGCTGGCGATATCCATATCCTGATTGCAACAACTATTGTTGAGGTTGGCGTAAACGTTCCGAACGCTACGGTTATGGTCATTAAAAATGCTGAGCGATTCGGACTAGCACAGCTTCACCAGCTAAGAGGGCGCGTCGGTAGAAGTTCAATACAATCTTATTGTGTTTTGCTCAGTAAGGACAAAGAGAATCCTCGACTTCTCACTATGGTGAGGACGACGGACGGATTTGAAATTGCGAAGGCTGACCTTGAACAAAGAGGAGCAGGAGACCTGATTGGCGTTGAACAAAGCGGATTTAATAAAGTTCTGACCTGTATGGCACAGCATAAAGAACTTTACAATGCAATCTTGTCAGAAATCGGAAAAACAATTTGAGATGATAGCTGCCAGTGATGGCAGCTATTTTTTTTGAAAACTTTTTTAGAAAAATACTTGCTATTTGCTGCAAAGTAAATATACTCAAGACATCACAAAAATAAAACACTCCTTAACGAGCCACGCTGTAATTTATAATCAGCTTTAAAGCTGCTATCTCAAACGAGATGGCAGCTTTTTTGTTTTTATTTTTGTTTTTCACGTTGCAAGACGAATTCGCGATGCGGGGACGCGGATTATACAATCCACTCTTTTGAGTGGTTTCATCGAAGCGATTCGATGTTTTATTTATAAAACCACTCATCGAGTGGCAACGCTGAAGTGATTTGGCGAAAAAAAATAAAGAAAAAACAAAAAATAATTTATGTACTGGAGGTACACTGCAATGACAAATACGAACATTTACACCCGCCTGAACAACCTCGTTTGCGCTCTTCGTGCCGACGAAGACAACTGTGACCTTGTCGGAACTGTCAGGGATACAGTTGATTCGTGCCGCAATTATGTCGGCATGGTCGACCGCATGGAAGCGAACATCCGAACGGCTCGCGAGACCATGGATGCTGAGGATTTTCGTCGCAGAGTTCAGACTCTCGACATGAATCGCCGCACAGCACATGAAGGGCTCATGATTGATGTTAACATGCTTAACAAAATCTGTGCCAACATCGGTATCCAGCCTGTCGCTGATGTGGACGAGGACAACCGTGAGAGCTACTACTCGTTTGCCAAGAAGGTTGCTGAGGCAGCTGAGTTAGGTGAATTCCAAGAGTGGTAATTCTCTCCTCAGACAAGCGCTTTCCCTCACGGGCAGGCGCTTTTTTTGTGCCTCCTGTTGTGGTATAATATAAGAAAAACCATAGCGAAAAGGAGACAATCATGAGTAACATTGAAAGAATCGAAAAGCTCGCTTCCGCTGTTGATGTAGATATGCAGGAAGACGTGGAAAGCGTTGTCATTAACGCCGGAAAATACGTTGCCGCTGTAACGGAGATGGAATGCTCCGTCAGAAACATGCAAGGTTTAAAGGGTCAGGACTATCGTGACAGGGTAAGTCAGACTGATGCTGCAAGAACGCGTGCGCATAACGCGTTTATCGATGCAGTCAATCTTGCTAATCGTTTGGCTGAATCCGTCAACGCTGAAAAAATCTACACCGGAAGCTCCGAACGACGCGCATATGGTGACTTTGCCTTTGCCATCGTAAAGGAAATCTTCGAGAGTCGAAAGTAACTCATGCCGTCCCGCTTATTGCGGGGCGGTTTTTTGTTGCTATTTGCTGCAAAGTACATATAATTCAATATATAAGATAAATCATAGTCTTTTATTCTATCTGGTAACGACAGAAAAGTTTATCTTATATTCAAAATCTGATTTTAGCAGTCATCCTCTTCATGCAGGGTGACTGCTATTTTTTGTGAAAGGAGAAAACTCATGGATTATAAGAAATTCTATAACCAGCTTATGAACAAGGATTTCAAACCGAAGCCGAATACCTTTTTTACTTCTGGCGAGTACAAGAACTATTCTGAGGTTCAGGTTGGTGCTGTTGTTTCTACCGCAGTGGATTACATTCGTAATGTGCTGCACTTTGACATCCCACAATATGAAATCATGCGTCGTTCATCTGTGCCTGTTTTTGTCCAGTATAACGAAAACGGAAACACAGCATACACGGATGGTTCCAAAATTGTAATGAATGCCGCCAATGACCTCGTTGCAAACTACAAATCCATCTACATGCAGCACGCATCACTGCAGGGTATGCTGCGCCACGAGACTGCGCACATCCTGTTTACGGACACTTCTGTAATTGCCAAATGGTGTAAGGCTCTTGTTTACGGGCGTATGCTTCACCAGCCGGACAATGTGAATACTCCGGACGGCAAAGAAATCATAAAACGCCTTGCGGACGACCCTGTCTTTGCGGGTGTCTATGCTAACCTTGCAAAACGCATTGAAAACAGTGTGGAAGACGGCTATATTGAGGCTGAGCTCGACACCATCAATGATGGTATGGGTGATACGATTCGGTATCTTGCAACCACAAATGCGGCCATGATTGAACAGCTGATGGATGCGGACGGATTCAACTATGAAAAGTATGATAGCAAGTTCAATGCTGTCGCAACTTTCATCCTCGTGTACGCAAAGTTCGGTTATGAGTTCACTAATGTTCCTGAGGACATGGTGCCGTTCTTTAATACACTGAAAGGTATCATTAAGGAGTGTATTTCCAGCCGTGTACCGACTACCAGAATTGCCAATATTAACAAGCTTATGATTGCCATGTATCCCGTTCTGAAAGAACAGATTGAGAATGTCAGTGATGCAATCAACGACCAGATGCAGTCAAACGGTCCTTCCGGTGAGAACAATGACAGTGAAGGCCAGCGTGGTGAAGGGTCTGGTTCCGGTTCTGACGGTTCTGATGAATCCGATGAATCCGGTTCGTCTGACAGCCAGTCTAAGTCCGGCAAAGGCAAGCAAGGCAATGGTGCTGGTGGTTCTATGAGTGGTTCCGATACCATCCTTATTCGTTCCGATAAAAAGACGGACGAGAACAACGAAAGCGGTTCTGACGAGGATAGTGACAAAAAGGGAGAAACATCTTCCGAGAAGAACGATTCTGCCAGCCAAGATGCTTCTGATTCTTCGACTGGCAAGTCCGGGTCTGACAAAAAGAACACGAGTGATGGCAGCAATTCTTCCTCTAAAGGCAATAAGACGGATAGTTCTGATAAAGGCTCCGGCTCTGATTCCAAGAATGCAGACGGCACATCCGAAACGGATGCAAAACCGAATGGGAGCAAGTCTGATGAAGGGAAATCTGATAAGGATACCAAAGCAGAGGGCGGCAAGGATGGAAAGAATACATCCGCTGAACCTAAAAAGATGACTGCCAAAGAAGCCGAGAAAATCAAAAAGGAAATCGATGACATTTCTCAGAAAGTTCCTTCTTCGGATAACAATGATTGCACTGATTCTTCGTGCAAGACTTCTTCCATCTTTAACAGCAACAATGTTGGAACTGATGCGAAGAACAATGCTGGTGAAAATGTGCGTCAGCAATCCAAGCAGGAGGTAGGCAAGAATCCTCAAGACAAGGAGATTCGGAATATTCCGGGTGGTTCTGGTCTTCCGGAAAAATCAGCCTATGATGATGTCACTTCGATTGTTAGCGACATGCAGAGAACCGCTGCGGAAGCAAAAACCGAAAAGCAGCGCGAAAAAGATTTGAGAGAGGAAGCTGCCGAGCTTACCGATAAGTACAAAAATATGCTGGCTCAGCAAAAGCGTCCTGATATCGGTTATTTCAACCAAAAAGCGCGTTTTCTCGATGGTATAGGAAGCATCAGCATCACTCGCGTGGTAACACCTCCGGTAGGCGCAGAAAGCGTTTATCAGGCTGTTGCGGGGGTGGTCAAGAGTGTATCCCGGCCTACACAAAGAGAAATCATTAAGGCTATCAAGGACAAGAGAAACGGCTATAAGCTTACCGGCCTTACAATGGGTCGGAGAGTCGAAGCCAGTCTCATCCATCACAATGATGGCAAGTGTTTTTCCAAGAGCAAATCTCCCGAAGATGTTCCTGAACTGTGCGTAGGCGTTTTGCTCGACCAGTCCGAGTCTACAATGGGTGAGATTATCAACTATGAACGCTTACTGGCGCTGACTATCGAGGATATGTGTCGTTCGATTGAAATCCCCGCGATTATCAATGGATACAGCGGTGGCGGTGGTACAGTAAGGATTATTTCCTATGTTGAGCCGAATTCCGTAGACCGGAAAAACGCTCTCCGGTTGACTTCTATGCGTGCTGATGGCGGTACTCCTACCGCAGAAGCGCTTGCATATATGCTGAACCGGTTGGAAAAGCGCTCTGAGCCTTCGAAGATTTTGTTTGTTGTTACTGATGGAAACAGCAACAATAAAGCATATCTTCCGATGCTTCTGGCCGAAGCTAAACGAAATCATATCATGGTTATTGCTGCAGGCATCGGTGCTTGTCGCCAAAGTATTCATTCGGAGTTTCCTGAAAACTTCTTGGATATCAGCGATATGAACAGCATGCCTCGCAACATCTGTAATATCATCAAACGTAAACTTGTCAAATAAAGGAGGACGAGAATTATGTTGTACGGGCTGATGCAGTCCGATGGGAAAATCATCCGCAAAGAGGCTGAGCTCTATAAGCTTCTTATCACAGCAACCGACAAGGATGGCAAGCGTTTCAACAAAAAGACTTCTGCGACCGTAAAGGTTGGAGATACCGTCTATCGTGAACGCTATGTATCCGCCATTTTTGAGTGTACATGCGACACATCCGATGGACAGTCTGCACGCACTCATCTTGGTCATACTTACAAGAAAACCGGAATGATTCGCGCCCCGTTTAAGGTGGTTGCTATCGATACCTAAAAAATATGCCGCTGTCTCGAAAGAGATAGCGGTTTTTTCTTATGTATGCTGTTTTTTTTACACCCCTTATTTCGCTAAATTCTTATTTAGCGAAGTTATGCCACGCTTGTTTTTATGTGGGAATTTACTCCCCTCGCTTTCGTTACTTGCATTTTTTAACGCAAATTTGCAGGACTTAATGCAAGATGCAGCTTTTAGTTTTGCAAATATTGCCCAGCGTCTGCATAAGAGCGATTCTACAATCTCCCGCGAAATCATCCGCAACCGTTATCAAGTTAAAACCAGCGCCAACCACACAGTGCTCTGTGCCCGTGCAAATGTCTGCACAATGGCAAACCTTTGCAGCACCGATTGTAACCGTACAAGCTGCGCTGATTGCGCCGAGGTCTGTCATGTGACCACCGCCAAACTACCGGCTACGCCATTGCGCATATCATTCTTGCAAAATCTATCGATGACTGTTACGATTTTCCTAAAACATATTTATCTTTTCGTCTTATTATATTATATTTATAGTATAGTTGTCATCGCAAAAGAAGATATAAGCTCTGAGTTTATCGCTCATGTAAATACATATTGTGTAATGAATATGGTATAATCCGATTTGTATAACACAAACCAAAGGAGAAAAATTAAGTGGAGAAAGCATCGTACAGTCTTAGCGCTATCAGGCATTGCAAGCAATTAGTACAAAACACTTCTTGGAGTACACGGTTAAAATCAGAACACTATACGAGAAGTTCGGAGATAAATAGCTTGTTTGCTTCGTGCCAAGAACTCCTGCACAGCATACTGTTTTGTCCAGACCTCTCCCCTGCTTATGATTATCAGCAAATGGTCATTTCCAAAAAGTATACAAAAACCCAGCTCGATAACCAGCTGCGCGTTTGTCGTTCTTTTGCTAATGCTCAAATTTCGCTTATCGAAGATGCAATAAAAGACGGTTCTGTGGATTGCCTGCCTTAATTGCTTCTCATATAAGGAAGTTCGCCAAGCCGGAGGCTGCCAACAAGTCGAAAGCCAAGCACTTAGAATTGACACACTTCTGTCCATTGCAGAGTGGACTTGCCCGACGTAGGAATTGCAAAACATATAACTCTCCCCCTTCCCTATTGCGATGACAGCCACCAAATGTAGCAAACCTGTTTGTGTTAGTCTTTCGGTCAGAAACAGAGTCCTTCCTTGTGCTGTGGCGTGACAGCTTTCTACATAGATTAACTCTGAGAGATTTTTTGTTTCTGTTGCTCCCACAAAATTTCCTCTACATAATTTGGCAAAGTTCGGGGCGCAACTATAGCCTCACAAACCAGTTCTTGGCTGCAATATCGAATTCTAAAAAAACTCACCCCGCATCGAGGTGAGTGGTATGAAAAAAAGATATTCTTTTATGCGGTTTTCTCCGGCATATACGATAGAATCGTATATAGTGGCAAAAATCTGACAAATTCGGGTGCAAGGTGTCTGCGCACTTCTGCAAATACACACCATTTTATCGACATCTCAGACAAACTGTTCGAGTCAGAAGCGCTTTTCGGTAGTGTTGGCAGTGCTTGCTGTCTCTCAGAGTTACATCGCCCACAATACCAGCGCCGCGACCACAGCAACAGCTACAAGCTGCCGTTACCAAAATAGCCATAATCGTTTGCCATAGCACACTACCTCATTCGCTATATTTGTCCTTGTTCCCTGTGAGAATATCTTCGCAGACAGACGCATACTCCGGCAGCATCTCCAAGAACGGCGTCCAGCGCAGACGCACTTCCTTGGTTTCCATCTCATCCAGATTACTGCTGTCATTCCAGCTTTCCGTTTCCAAAACGACATCGGTCACAATTTCGCTGAATAGACGGTACGCTAAGCTGTGCGCGGTGTGGAAGCTGCAATATTCTTCGCCCCGCCGCTTATCGGGATTTATGGTCATTAGGACATACCCGATTTTCTCGGACCAGACAAGGTCTAAGTTGGAATGCCGGTGGATGTACCCGGAGAAAGCATCGGCAATACGGTCCATTTCTGGGCTTTTCTGAATGTAGTTAGGCATTATGATGTTGGTCCTCCAAAATTGATATTTTTTGAATTTCGCTGGCACCAAGTACCGGGATATAGCGTCCCGGCTCGATGACGGCGAGATATGCGTCCTCGGCACCGTTTTGCGGGTAGAACTCATCCACCACGCCGCGATGCATATTGTTGTCTTGGTTTTGAGTCCATCGAATACGGGTGCCGCATACACAGCGGCTCATGGTTGCGATGATTTCAGTATTGGTCATGTCTATATTTGACTCCTTTCATTCTGCGTAAAAAGGAAGACGTCTGCTGAGTCTTTCGATGAGCGTCTGTGTAGATGCCTTTTTAGCACCCATCTCGATGCGCTCAATGCTGTTCGGTTTTGCCGTCTCGAACTTTTTAGCCAGATTATCCTCGTACAGGTGCAGAGCCTCGAGGATGGTTTCGACATCGAATTGTCTTGTAGGGCCGAGGTCATAGTAGTTGTTGCGTCCTGTAGGAATTTGAGGGATGTTCATAGCCGCACTCCTTATTTAGTTGCTCTCTTCGGATTCTTCTACCTTATATGGCTCGATGTAACGACAGTCAGGGAAGTTCTTGCAGCCATAGAATTGACTGCCCGGCTTCGGACCAAACTTTGCAACGCGGAGCACCAGAGCGCCGCCGCACAATGGGCAGACCTTCTCGGATTCTTTCTTTTTCTTTTCTAATACGCTCTTCGGAATAGAACCTGTCTCAATCCACTTACGGAATTGCTCGACCGACATACTATACTTAGCACCGTCTTTGTCTTTCAGGTCGATTCTGTTTGCGCTGTCAATATAATTTGTCAGCATATATTTTTTCTGCTTTTCGGTGAGCGGAGTCCACGAATAGGTGTGCTCTGAAAAGCAGATGATGCAGCTATTGTGGACAAGCCGGTGGCGTGGATAGTTTGAGTAATTAGTCATATCTGATACCTCGAATGCAGTGAATTTGGCTGCCATAGTCAGTGATATACACTCCAACTGTGTAGTTGGGGTGTTTTTCTCTCTTTACCAAAATTATATCAAACTGCGCATCCTATAATTTGGACTTCCAGCAAGAATACATCATCTTCGGGATAATGTACAAAAACTACAAGCCATTTTTGTCATGCAATACCTAAAACGGATTGTATTTGTTTTGCTTTTCGAGAGCATTCCATTCTTGCTGTCTTGTTCTCGGCGCATCCGACAGCCGACGAGATTCTTAACGAGGTAATTGCCAATTCCTTTTTTTGTTTTTGATTTTTTGTTTTCAGAAGACACATATTACTTCGTACCGTGGAGAACTGTGCTGTCTATAACAACTGTAATTTCTTAGTATGTTCGATGTCCTATTCCGCGCAATCTGACCAAAGAGAGATTTTTACACTTCAAAACCGTAAAAAACTACGTTTAGATATGCTGAGAACCCATTCGCTGCTCTCCCCTTCCCTGTTTCTAATCAAACCTCCTTGTTTATAAAAGGAGTTTTTTTGTTGCCCTTTTTTAAAAAATGCACTTCAAATAGCACGCAGACGAATACTATCTGTTAAACTATTGCAGATAAATACAATATGTAATGTTGTAATTCTCTGTTTTGTTAGTTTTTTGCTCGTCACTATTGTTATTTAGAACACATTTTCCAAATTATTTGAGGTACTATTGCAGATTTTGAAAAAAGAAACTCCTTTTATCAAAGCAAAGTCTATTTTACTTTTGCTCTGAGGACTCTCTGGTATAGCAGAGAAATAAGCGAAGCATCACAAGATTTCTCGTAATTTTTAAAAAAACTTCTCCCTTTCTGATTTAGAAAGCCATTAAAAAACGAGCATTTTATTTCGATACTTCGTTGTATTTACTTTTTCTGTTTTTTAAAAAATAAAACTCCTTTTATTGTGTAAAGCTCTTTCCTTTACACGCTTATCCTCGTCCGTTCTCCTTCCCTGTTACTTGTCTTGAAGGGAATTCTTTCCGCCAAGAACAAGTTTTTGCCGGAATTTAATATTTTGAAAAAACAAAACTCCCTTTATCAAAATGCAAAAAAGTAACTCCCCTTATCAAATCTAAAAAACAAAACTCCTTTTATCGAAATTTATCGCGCAATCTGAAAAAAGAAACTCCGTTTGGTTCAACAAAACTGCTTCGTCATATCTTATGTAGTCTTTTGTTCCACATATAGGATAATATATGGTTCAAATCATAACACTTCACCTGTATTTTACGATGCAACGATATAACGCAAGCCATTTTTTAAAAAATAAAACTCCTTTTATTCTTCATTCCACTCCCCTACCGTCCATACCAGACGTAGCTTTCCATTGCAAAATCCAATTTTTGAAACAATAAAACTCCTTTTCTTAAAATTTAAAAAAAGAAACTCCTTTTATGAAGGGCTCAACTGTCGCGTTTAACAAGGAAAAATAATGGTAATGCTGCAATCATGTTCGTTTTGCGCAGGAGTAGTACGAGATACAAACATTCTGCGTCCAGAGCTCATTTTTTTAAAAAAAATCTCTCCCCTTTATCTTGTGAGCAGTGTTTCAAAAGCACACAATTTATAACGGTATATCGATGATATATACTGTCCTATTTTTAAAAAAACAAACCTCCTTTTATGGCTGACGCCATCGCTATAAGCCCTTTCACCTCTCCCCTTCCACACCAGTGATGCAAAAAGTATCACGACAGACATGGAATTCTCTCCGACTGTCCATGATTTTTGCAACAAAAGACTCCTTTTCTCAAATTTTGGAAAACAAACCTCCCTTTCTCAAATTTTGAAAAAAGAAACTCCCTTTGTCGGCACTCCCCTACCCTTCTCCTTTGCAGCGATAAAGACAACTGATGTCTGACGCCGCGTATGGATGAAGTGAAGTATTTTCTCGGCCTTTGTTTTACGGTGGGGTCTTTCTTTGAAATTTTAAAAAGCAAAACTCCTTTTATCGTATCCGCTGGTGCTCCCCTCTTCCTTGACAGCGTACAGAAAATACCGTTCAGTCAGGTGCAAATCATCTAATACGACAAGTTATTCTGCCATATGAATGCTATTTGTCAGTCATGCTCTATCTCAAAAGGAGTTTTGTTGATTACAATATTATCAAAAATTCTCCCTTTGACCCATCAATTCGACTCCCTCCGAAAGTGAAAAAAACTCCTTTTGAGCATCAACAAAACTCCCACCCTACATATATATAATAAATAGAAATAAAGAGATAAAAAATAAAATTATTATTTTTAAAAATAACGACAGACAATAAAACTCCCTTTATCACAAAAGGGAAAATCTTATTGACAACATCCCCTTTATGGTGTAGTATGTACTTACGAAAAAAGGCCGAGAAAGCTTATAACGGGCGTTGTAGGATGTCGGGCTTCATCTAATAGAAAGCCGGTTACTATTTATGGCAAAGGAAAAGAAAACTGTTATCGAGGGCGAGGTTCTGGATAGTCAGAACCATCACTCCCCTGCTCGGAACAAACTATCCGTTACGAGTATGACGGTAGTGACCAAAAGTAATGAGCTGATACAAAAGACTCGTTACTCTCTTCCAAAAACACAGCAGAAGTTGCTCCTTGCAATGATTGCGCAAATCAACCCCAAGGAAGATACTGACCCGAATAAGGTCTATACGATGTCTTTTAGTAATTTCTCCCGTCTGACAGGTGCAGACACTCGCAGCTCGTCTTACAGGACTTATCTTAAAAATACCATCAAAAAACTGGCCGACTCGAGTTTCTGGGTGGATGATGGTGCAAAATCCAGTGATTTGTATCGCTGGATTAGCGGCGGAACGAATATCGATTTCGAGAATAAGACCATCAATATGCGATTCTCTCCGGAGATATTCCCCTATTTAACGCAGCTCAAATCCAACTATACAAGCTTCGATGTAGAATATTTGCTTAAAATGAACAGCACATATTCTATGCGTATTTATGAGATTATCCTCTCTTATGATAACGGCGAGGCAGATTACGGATACACCAATGGCATCGTATTTCAGCCTGCAACGGATGAATTTCTGAGAGCCAAGTTTCCCAAAAGCGCAAAGCGTCTTCATGGATTCAAGTATAAAGTTTTCAATATACAAGAATTAAAGCTTCAGCTCTCCCCTGCCCCGGATGACGGCAAGGGCGGAAAACAGGATAAGCCCTTAACGGAGAAATATGCGAGCTACAAAGATTTTGATAAAAATGTTCTTACCAAAGCAAAAGAAGAGATAAATGCTGTTTCCAATCTCTGGTTTGATTATATCCCTGCACGAATTGCCGGAGAAGGCCGTAAGGGATACCAGCTGCTCTATTTGTTCATTCGTTATAAAACAGCTGAAGAACTTGAAGAAATCAGAGAGAATAGTGTAGTATCCATCTATGATGATATTATCGTAGAAGACCGCAAAAACAGAAAACATAAAGATTCTGTTGCTGCTCCTGAAATTAGCAGAGGCTTGATATCTGCTGACATTTGTAAGTTGTCGGTGACAAGGGCAACCAGAGAGCTTGAAAAACTTGCAGACTATGAATCTATCCATGATAAATTGGGAAATGATTTTGAGTCTATGATATCGGGTGTTCTTGTTTATGTGGCTAGAACATTAACAAATAAAAATCCGAAAAAGGCAGACCTTGCAAAAGAAACCTTAGATGCTTTAAATCGTGTTTTGGAGCATAATGAAAACCTTAAATATTGGGTTGTTGGCATGGCTCAAATGATGATTGAAAAAAGAGATGCTGGCAAGTTGAAGTCAGCGCAATACAATGCCGCAATCGTAGTTAATGCGATTGAAGATGTTAAAATTATTGAGGATGGAAAACAGAAACTTAAAGCGATAGAGAGCGGACAGGCTGATAAGTTTAATCAGCGTTGGATGAGTCAGTTCGATGAATAAAACACCTGCCCCCTATTCTATTTGCTAATTCACAATAACAGCAAAACACTCCCGCAGCCAGACGGCACGGGAGTGTTTTTTTGTGCAAAATTTAGGAGCAACAGAAACTATTGATTCTTGCGTTTTTACTTTTTGTATAAGGGTGTTGAGAAAATCTACAAATATGGGAGCAACAGAAACATTTGAAACAAGAGTTTTCACTGATAGAAACGGGCGACATTTATCCCCTATATATTGTTGACATTGCCTTCTAACATGATATAATTATAGAATAAACAGCAACAGAAACTTTATACTTACATATTTTACTTGTGAATTGAACGGAGATAAAAATGAGCGCTAAAATCATAACTATAGCTATTGAAAAAGGCGGCTCTGGAAAAACGGTGACCGCCTCTAATCTTGCATACCTGATGGGTGATGAAGGCAAAAAGGTGCTGTGTGTGGACACAGACCCGCAGGGCAATTTGACATTCGCTCTTTCTGGCGGCAACAGTATTACGAGCGGCATTTATCATGGCAAAGCGTTGTATGATTTGTTTGACGGATTCAGGTACACCCATACGCGTGACTATATCGTAGAAACAGAATATGAGAATGTTGATATGATACCGGCGAGCAGCCAAACACCTCGTATCAACAAACGCCTGCAAGACTTATATGAAGATGCACAGCAATTTAAAGATGGAGACCCTAAAAAGCTATCGAGCATGGGTGACTTCCTTCTCTATTTCTTGAATCAGGTGCGCGATGATTACGACTATATCATCATCGACACACAGCCCACTCGCGACAGCCAGATACTTTCCAATGCCATCGCAGCGGCGGATTATGTGCTGATTCCGATGCAGTGTGATGCTTTTTCCGAAGATTCTGCTTTTCGCACCTATTCGATTTGCAGTAAGTTGAGCAAGGACCCGGCGTCCAGACTCAAAGGTATTGGTGTAGTTCTTACGATGGTAGATAAAGGCGCGGCAACGCGTGAGACGCGGGAGGAGTGTAAATCAGAACTTGGCTCCGCACTCTTTGAAGCAGAAATTCCAATGGCTTTGGCGGTCAAAAGCTCTGTAAGAAAATGTGTACCGGTCTGCTATTCGGCGAGAACGCAGCCCGTAGGCAGAAGCTATGCCGCTCTTTACGAGGAATTGAAAGAACGCCTTGATAAGCTGGAGGAGAACTGAAATGGGTATGAAGACTAAGCCGTCGAAGGCCAGCGCAAAGAAAGTTGTCATGCCGAGCAAGGAAGCAATCATGGATTGCAATAATAATGAAGCAGGAGAACTCTTGCTCAGTAAACTCGTGAACGATAAAACTATCGAGTACGCCAGCAGAGATATCATGCTCTCTGATATAAGGCTCAATCCAGATAATGAGGTCTTCCGGCAGGATGATAACGATGATGATATCAAAACTCTTGCAGAAGATATTGAAAGGAATGGACTGATGCACAACCTTGTCGTACTGCCACAGCAGGAAGGCAAGAACACGGTGTACATGTTGATTTCCGGTGAGCGTCGCTATCGCGCTCTTAAATATCTGGAAGAAAAAGATGCGAGCTGGAATACGGTAAAGCATTGCAATGTTATCACAAGCGATTTAACAGATAACGAGAAAAAGGTTTTGCTTTACAGTGCCAACCTTCAGGTTCGTGGCGGATTTGGTAATGAAAAGATTCGTCGAAAGGCAATGGTCAGCTTTATTGAGTGTCTGCAAAAAAGCCCATACAATCTGACCGAGGCGCAAGCAAAGAAAACAATCAAGAGCCTGAGCCCGGAAAATACCAAAACGCTGGATAGGGACATCAGAACAGAAAGAAACCTTTGCGCAGAACTTAAAGTGTTACTGGACGGAGGGTATGTTAGCAGAAGCGAAGCAGATATCTATTTGCATTTCCCCAATGACAAGCAGGTGATGATTGCTGAAAAGCTGCAAGGACTATTCGCTGTAGATTGCCATTCTGACGCAGAAAGACCAGACGAGCGTAACAGTGTCGAGGTGCGGCGAGATAACCTGCACATCACATTCCGTGAGGCGTTGTTTGCTGCGACCAAGGCAGGGACCTTTGAAGAGCTCGATGCGATGTTTGCAAAGGCTCTGGAAGATTACGAAACAGGATTGAAAACACTCAATGACAAAGCTGCTGAGTATGCTGCCGTGAGAGCAAATAACAGCGAAAAGCAGATGGAAGAGTTTGAATACGATAATAAGAATCAGGCCGCAAAAGAAAAGAACGACAAGAAAAAAGCAGTAAGGGCAGAGGCGTCTAAGAATACTGCGGAAACTGTCGTTCAGAAAAAAGCGCCGGGAATCAAAAATCAGCTCGATGCAATTATCAACCGCAAGAATTATGTGAACTCCCTAAGAAAACAGTCTCCGGAAGTTCTTGAACAGGATATTCATGCGTTGAACGAAGTTATTGCAACAGCAACAGTTCTAAAGGAAATGATTGAAAAAGCACAAAGACAGGACGAAGAGCAATGAATTTGAGCGTGGAGAAACCAAATCGAAGGCCCATTCGGTTATGCTCTGCAGTTTATGATGCGATTGATAGTGAAGCTGCGTACCGTGGCGAGAAGGCGGGCACCGTAGCCAATCGGATACTTGCTGATGAGTTGAATAAGGTCGCAGAAATAGGAATCAAACATTGCGTGGTATATGGTTCAACCAAATACAGAAGCATCGCAGGAATCGGCAGGGAAGGGGAGAGATGGTATATACTTCCTGCAAAGGAAGATATAGAAAAGCATCTTCCGTCTAAAAGCGTAGGAGGCAAATCAAAGCAGGTCAGCTTTTACTTGTCAGACAAACACCTCGCCCTGCTGGAAGAAATCGTGCGCTTGCAGAACATAATTAAAACGGTAGACTTGGACGGGAAAATTCATACATTGCGATTCGCGGTCGTTGGATTATTGCTTAATAATAAGCTGATTCGCGAAACAGGCGATTCTGAGTGTTGAACTTTGCTGCAAAGTCTATATAATGAAATCATTAAGATAAGTCATAATGTCACGAACTACAAAGTGAGTGAAATAATGGATTTTCTTAATACAATAGTTTACAAACGGTCTTCCTGAGTGGCAGACCGTTTTCTGTTGTGAGAGGAGCGTGTATATTTGAAAATTACCGAAAAGGAAAATCAAAAAAAGGTCGTTTATAATTTCGCTATTATTTCTTATCAAAAAGAAGACGAGAAAAGAGTGATTTTGAAGCGATTAACGATTCCGTTGGCGTGTACACCAATCGAAAGCTACGAGGAGTTTTGTGCTGTCGTAGAATCGATTGAAAAACAGTACAACCAGAAGTACGGAAAGGCAATAGTTCTGATAGCTTGGCCGATAGAATTCTTCCGCTTTATTCAAAGATGTGATTGGCTTAAACAGACAGCTGAAAATGAGAAGCGTCACATTGTAGTTTCCATTACAGTAAAAAATAAGGCAGACCCATCTTTCGCATGGCAAATTTTCAATACCGGCTATGGCAGCAGGGAAGTGGAAGCAAGCATTAAGGATTTTTGGCAAAGCGCCAATGGACTAAAGAAAGTAAAAACCGAAATGAGAAACAGGGGGTATCAGGACAGCGATAATCTTTATGTGGATAATGTAAGGATTTTTGATTCCACCGAAAATGAAGGTTGGGATGACGCCAATGTTCTCCTGTTTGAGAAGGAACAGGAATTTCTTAATAAGGACACTTATATGAATTTCTATCAGGAAATTCCGAAGTCTGTTTTCAACAACTAACCTGTCGTAGACAAAAAATAGTATACTTATAACACCGACCCTCCTTGTTTGGGTCGGTGTTTTTGCTACAACGCAAGGAGGAATAAAACGAATGAAAGTGGCTTTTCTAAAATGTTGGCAAGAAAATTATCCGGAAGAAGGGCCAGAGCTCACATGTGCTTTTCTTGACGACATAGAGCGCATAAAGAGAGTCTATAATCACAAAACTTTAAACGATGCTTCGGTGGATTGTTATGTCCACAATGAGCAGCATGTAAATGCGTCCTACGGATATCTAAAAGCAGGAGTTCCCGCAACGGTCGAGGAATATACGCCGCTGCTCAAAGAACTGTACGCTGTCGGCTACGACAAGGATAGCATCGAAGTTTGCCAGAATTTCAAATTCTGATATAAAAAACGCATAGAAAGGAAATAAAACATGGATAGTAGCTGGAAGAATCTGCAAATTCGCATGGAGGCCGCTTGGAATATGCGCACAACCCCAAAAACCAAGCGTCCCAAAACCGGTGATATCATCAGCAGCGCACATTCCCTTGATTGGAATAAAAAGAAGGTACGACAGCTTCAGCAGCAATGGAACGATGAAGTAACCAAACTTGTGTCTGACCGCAACAAAGCTATTTCGGATGTCATGGTTGATATCCTCACGCTCATCCGAATGGATATAAAAAGTGCATCTTCTGTTCTTATTAGTCATGAAGCAGCAAAGTTGCTATGGGAGAAAGCGTATGAGTATGGTCATGCAAATGGCTTTACCGATGTCTATTGTGCCATTGAGAATTACGAAGAAGTTGTCATCGAAGCTTTGAAAGGGAAAGAAAAGTAACACAAGGGTATTTGCGAAAATGGGGGGGGGTAAATGCAAAATAAAAGTACCAACAAAGCCAAAGCTTTGCCAACCGAATTTGTAAAGGAATGAGAAAAATTTATGGATTTATATGAAGTTGAAAGTAAAATCAAAGAGTTGGAAGCATCCTACAATAAAGAGGCAGACAATCTTATGCAGGAGCTCAATGCCTACAAAAAGAAGAACCCGATTCTTCCTCTTTATGGAGATGACCCGAATGTCGACAAGATGATTGCGAATAAAAATCGAATCATCCGCAGCCAGTACACTCGCCGCGAAAACAAAATCCACAAGCTGTGGGAAAAGTTCTACGATGATGTCACGGACATTGTCACAGCAGAATATAATCTTCCCACAGATGTAGCCAAACTCGTTGTACAACAAGTGCGTGACCGGGATATAGGGCGCAGCGAACTCGCTTCTTATCTGGACCATTATGCAATCTTTGCCGAAACGGTTCTGGACGCTGTGTTTTGACATACTTCTATCCCTTACGCAATGGGCTTCCTTGGCGCCGATTCTGTGAACCTCTTGCGAATCTGTGCGAAGTGGCTAAAATTATAAATAAAGAAAGGAATTGCCCTGATGGAACTCGAAGAATATCTACAAGATAACAATGTAACCCTTTGGCGAAATAACCGTGCATTAGGACCTCAGCAGACGAAATCTCTTGCGGATTTTGATTACGCGGAAGGACTGGAAAACATTACGGGAAAGATGGTTTGGATTTGCGACTATCGAGCAAACGCAGACCCAACCAAAAAACCAATTCGTGGAATTGAGCCCACTCCGGTGGTGGTAACAGATGCCAAGGAGACAAATAAGACAATTTATTATTCTCCTATTTATTTCCGACCTGTAAAGAACGGTCATGTTATGTCCAAGGTGATTGCTCCAATGGATAATACAGGTTATCGGGGATATACGGGTGAATCTGTAAACATCTTCTACACAGTTGAAGACTGTGTAAAGTGTTACCGTGAACAGGTGCGACAAGCAAAGGCAATCTACCACAAGGAACTTGCTCGTATAACCAATCTCTTTAATGCAAGAATTGGGGAACTGAGCGAGTCTTTGATTCCGTTTGCAGGTTACAACGTTTCGGAAAGCACAGTAACGGTAAAGGTTCGTGCATGGACTACAACGTACCAAACTGCAGACTTTACCTTCAGCCAAGAAATGTACCCCACAGAAGAAAAAATCGACAAACTTAAAAAGCAGGCACTTCGTCTTTTGCCAGAAAAGATTCGCAAAGAAACCGACTGGCAAGCGAAAGGACTTGTTTTAAGGAACGTAGATATTTACGTTCTCGTCGATGGAATGAACGATAAGAGCGCAGAAGAAAAAGTTGCGCTCGAACTGGAAATTTGAGATTGTCATCGAAGCTTTGAAGAGTACGAGCAAACAATTAAAATTAACACTGAAAGGAAAATTTGAAATGCTTTCTGTTAAAGCAGGCGATTATCTCTGGATGGTCGAGTTTCGCTTTGGAGTTCCTTATCCCGAAACGATTCGCAAGATGGTAGTCACCCATACGGATGCTGACACAAACCATTTTGAATGCATCCCGACTTCCGGAACTGCAAACCGCTTATATGAGTTCGATGCCAACGGTATCGAGTATCGAGAAGACGCTTCGGTTGGCGATGAACAGTATTTGCTGGTTTTCGAGAACAAGGATACCATCTACGATATTTGCGACGCCGTTAGATGCACAAAAGCACTACATATGGCTGCGCAAAACGATTTTAACAACGCTTCTCTCGAAACCCTTAACGCTGCCGCTGAGATTCTCGGCGTGAAATACGATAAGGTTAAGAGAAAGTAAAAATTAAGCAAGTCTCATCTCGTTTTTTGAGGCTTGCTTTTTCAATGTTCGATATTGCTAAAGCCGCTAAAAGTGGTGTATGATAAATACTACAGCGGCTACACTGAAAGGAACAGAACTATAATGACTGAATATATAAATACCTACAATGAACTCTGCGAGAAGGTCAAACGCTGGAGCGCAGCGTATTATGAGCAGGATGCTCCTGTCGTAACGGATGAAGAGTACGACCGTGCGATGCACGAGATTCGTGACCTCGAAGCCGCGCATCCGGAACTTGTCACCTCCGACAGCCCAACGCAGGTAGTCGGCGGCAAGCGCGTTATTGGCATTCCGGTTGAACACCGTGTCCCGATGCTCTCACTTCTGGACGTCTTCTCAGACGCCGAGGTGCGCGATTTCGCGGCTTCTGTAGCAAAGGAATATCCTGATGCCACCTTCTCGAGCGCAAAATTGACGGCCTGAGCCTGTCTCTGGTGTACGCTAAGCCTGTCGGTTCTGACGGAAAGCTGCGGCTCGTACAGGCGTCCACTCGCGGCGACGGTCATGTTGGTGAGGATGTTACTGATAATGTCAAGGTTCTTGGCATCCCTATCAATATCCAGATGCCGGAAGGTATCTGGAAAATTGAATTGCGCGGCGAGTGCTATATGAGCGAAGAGGACTTTGAGGCGACCAACGCCAAGCAGGAAGCAGCAGGGAAGAAGCTGTTCGCCAATCCCCGCAACTGCGCCGCTGGTACACTGCGCCAGTCTGACCCGGCTGTCGCAAAGGAGCGGAACCTGAAAGTGTTCATTTTCAATGTGCAGAGTGTCAATGACGGGGAGGATTCCTCTGAGTTTGCTGACTCTCACTGCGACCAGCTTAGCTATCTGCGCGATGTTTGCGATTTCAAGACCACCTACTACGCGCATTGCAATGATACCGACAGTATCCTCGCCGCTATCCGCGATATCGGTGAACACCGGTATGATATTGATTATCCCATTGATGGCGCTGTCATCAAAGTAGACGAAATCGACATCCGCAAGAAGATGGGCGAGCGGACCAAAACTCCTAAGTGGGCTATTGCTTTCAAGTATCCCGCTGAGGAAAAGGCTACGGTTCTTCGCCGTATCGTGTTGCAGACGGGTCGTACCGGCCGCGTCACTCCTGTGGCGGAATTCGACCCGGTACAGTTGGCCGGAACCCGTGTTGAACGTGCTACTCTGAACAACGCGGATTTCATCAAAAATCTTGACATCCGCATCGGTGACACCATTGTTCTGCACAAGTCCGGTGACATCATCCCGAAGATTACCATGGTCGAGAAGGAAAAGCGTCCAGCAGATGCTGTGCCCTATGACATGTCCAGTCAGGTTTGCCCTGTCTGTGGCGAGCCTATCGCTTCCGTAAACGGGTCTGTGGACCTGTATTGCACGAACGATGCATGCCCCGCCAAAACGGTCAACCGCATCATCCATTTCGCATCCAAGGCGTGCATGGACATTAAGGGTCTTGGTCCTCAAATCATTCAGGACCTGGTCGATAGTCGGTTCATCTCCAATCCCGTAGACCTGTACTGGCTTTATGAGGAAGAATCCGAACTCATCGACATGTACGGTGAAAAGACGGCTAAGAAGCTGCTCGCAGCCATCGAGAACTCCAAGACCCAGAACGCAGACCGTGTTCTTAAAGGTCTCGGCTATCGTCTTATTGGCGGTCATGTTGCTCGCGCCCTGTTTACCCAGTGCAAGGCAACGGACGGAAACCTGCTCGGTTTGTCTGCCTTGTATGTGGATAACATTAAGGATTGTAACATCCCCGGTTTCTCTGATGCCATCTATGCCGCTCTGGACGCTATGCTCTCTGACCCTATGTTCAAGCAGGAGGTCACAGCCCTGTACAAGGCTGGTGTCAACCTCGATTACCATGCACCGACTGCGTCCGCGAACGGTTCCGCTGAGGATGCTGTATTGCTTTCCGGTAAGACCTTTGTAATTACCGGAACCCTGCCCACGATGAGCCGCGAAGAGGCCAAGACCTTTATCGAGGCGCATGGCGGTAAGGTGACCGGCAGTGTATCCAAGAAGACCAGCTATCTGGTTGCCGGTGAAGCCGCAGGCTCTAAGCTTGATAAGGCCAACGCTCTGGGAATTCCCGTACTGGACGAAGCAGGGCTTAAAGCCATGGTAAACCAGTGAGGTGGCACTATGTACGACACTAATCGGTTTATCCGTGCCGCCGAGCCTTGCGCGTACCATGAAGCATTTGCCGAGGATATGAGACGCTGCGACAATGCACTTGGTATGGGCGGACTCATGAGCATCAACGCAGAATGCTGGCTCGAAGTATTGAACAGCATGACAGATGCTCAGATTGCCGAGTATGTCAACACAAAGTATAAGCCCGGTATTCTGAATCCGTTCATGGACACCTCGCTTTACATCAAGCACTAATTATATCCGCCGTTCCACCTTTCAAGGTGGGGCGGCTTTTGTTTTTCAAACAAACCTGTGGTGAATGTATCGATAAGATTTGCGAACAAGGTAGATTTTTTCTTGCGTTTTGCTGCAAAGTGAGTAAGATGAATTATATAAGATAAATCATAGTACCCATATGTAAATGCAGCAAAATGGCTTATCTTATATTCAAAATCTGACAGAGAAAGCAGCCAGTTCGTATGAATTGGTTGCTTTTTTGTTTTTAAAAAGCGAGGTGAAAATTGATGAATGGTAAGAAAACCAGACTATTTGTAGATATGGACGGTACATTAGCAGAATGGCAGGAGGGAACACCTCTTGAAGAAGTATGCGCTCCGGGTTATTTTGCACAATTACCTCCCAACGAAAACATGGCAAAGGCAATGATTCGATTCTGGGAATACAGCAGAAAGAACAACATCGAAGTCTTTATTCTTTCGGCTGTGTTCGATGATGGACATTCCATCCGTGATAAAAACGCGTGGCTTGACCAGTATATTCCGTTTATTGATGCCGAGCACAGGATTTTCGTTTCCTGTGAAGAACCGAAAACAGCATACATCAACGAACATCTTGGCGGCATGAGCGAAAGCGATATTCTTATCGATGACTACTCCAAGAATATCAAGGAGTGGATTGCTGGCGGCGGCAAAGCAATCAAGATGTTTAATCGTGTAAACGGGCGCAGCGGGGCTTACTTTGGCCCATATACCTGTTCGTGGCTGCACCCAGATATGATTGTGGAAGATATTAAGCGTCACATCAACGATGCTTGATAATTTGCTCATATAACAAACTTATAGATAGGAGGAAGAAACTATGTTTCTGACAAAGCAGGATTTCCAGAAAAATGTATCGCGGCATGATGGGAAAAGCAAGATTGTCGTAAAGTTTCACGGCGTACCCATTTATACATTTTGTCAGGATATCTCCTTTAGGGAGAGCATGATGCTTGCCGAAACCATTGTGTCAGAGATTCTTGATGGCAAAAACAAGACAGCCCTCATGAGAATCAATGACATTCTGGAAAAGGAAACAAAGACAGAAAAGGAGGGCGCATGAGCGAATATCACGATGAAGATGGGTTTACATGCCACGCTTTGGTCGGAGGCACTGTTCCCATGCGAATCGATACACGATATCATGCTTTGCTTGCCTTAAAAAGAAGAACCAAACAGGATATAAGTAACGAAGAATGTATGGCAGAATTAAAATCGTTTTTCGAAAAGCCTGTAATGACCGGAGTTTTGGAAAGAACACCGATTACACACTTTGCGGCAATTTACGATGAAGAAAGCCATCTTTGCTACTTTACGCGCATCAATAAAAAGAGTATTTTTGTCGGCACTGTTTTGAAAAAACGAGAAGACAAGATACTTGTCCATCCAGACGATGAACGCTTTATAATCCGAAAAAATGGCTCGCTGGCTCATGTTAAAAGCGAAACAAATGATTGGTTTATCTCGAAAACCAAATGGAAAAAGGATTGCAAGGCAGCTCATATCAAAAAGTTCGCATAAATCACAATGGCCTCGTGCATTTTGCACGGGGCTTTTTGTTTTAGGAGGTTCTATGAAAAAACATATCGTATTTCCGTTCATTCTTTGTATGTGCATGTTCTTGACGAGCTGCGGTGTAAAGATGACCGGAGTAAAAATCCAGAATGTCGGAGAACTGACAACAGGGGACAGGCAAAGTCTTGTACTTGATTACGAGTTCAATCACGACGGCAGCGACAAAGAAAAGGAAAAAGTTATTGATAAGACACAACTGATTTTTTCCTCGGACAACATGAGCGTTGCAAATATCGTAGGAGACGGAAAAACAATTTTGGCCGGAACGGGCGGAACGGCAACTATCACAGTAAGGAGTTTGGACGGTACTATCCATGATAGTATAAATGTTACGGTTTTGGCTCGACCGAAGGAATTTTCTATTCCTCACGAACTCACATTGACACTTGGTAGTGAAGAAGTTAGCACTATCACCCCGACTGTCCAGCCGGAAGATTTTGATTATAGCGGTTGCGAATATTCTTCAAGCAACGAAGGTGTAGTAACGGTTGACCAAGATGGAAACCTTACACCCGTTTCGGCTGGAACCGCCTCGGTATATGCAAAGCTCCCCAAATTAAATATCGAACGAGAGTGCAAGGTAACCGTAATTGCTCCTATTGAGAAAATCACTCTCAGCAAAAGTGACGCAAGCATCAATGCTGGCGAAATGGTAAAGTTGAGCTGTACTACCTATCCGGAAACACCCGACACCTCTATCCTGCAATGGTTTACAAGTGACAGTTCCATAGCGACCGTTGATGCAAGCGGGACCGTTACCGGAGTAGGGAAGGGGATAGCCTTTATCAAAGTAAGTTACAAAGATGTATATGCCGTATGTGCAGTAAGCGTGAACAAAAAAGAATCCGAAACAAAAACAGATGGTTCACTGCCGCAGGGAAGCGGAGCACATAATGATTGGTATCGCCATGGTGACAGTTCTACATTTGATGCACTGTTGAAGGCAGTAAACAAGTATCGGCAGGATAATGGTATTCCTGCCTTACAAAAAGCAAGCAGTCTTACTGCCGTAGCCAATCAGCGTGCAGACAGCATGGTAGATGGCTCTAATACCGCTTCCGGGTACAAAGAGCTCCTTGCTCAAAACGGAAGGGCAGCAATCGATGTAGCACAGGCATGGTATAATACTGATTATTACAGAAGCCTGATGCTTGATAGCAGTGTTACTACTTGCGGTATTGCAGTTGATTATGATGGCGATGGATGTTCGATGTGGGTTATGATACTCTCGTGACGGAGGAAGCCATGACAAGAAAAACAGCAATGACAGCAAAGGCTAAAAGCACAACAGGCGCGACATCGCAGACTGCAAAAACAACAAAGGCAACTGCGCCAAAGGAAAAAGCAAAAAAGCCGATTCCTCCAAAAGACTCCGTTAATTCACCGGACAAGAAACCGTCAGCAGACAAAAATGCCGATACCAAGTTTCCGGGCTTTCAAAAAAGAAATGTTGCCGGAGAAAATGTATCGGTGAAGAAAATCGACGAGTTCGGCATGATAGTGATTCACTATCCAACCACAAAAATCAGCGACATTTTATTGTCGGCATGGAACGATAGGGGAGAGACTGTGTTTTACAAGAAAGCAGTAAAAGCAGCGCGTATTGCCGGAGTGCAAGAACAAATCGCCGAAGCTGAGAAACTCTTGCAAACTGCTGCAAAGTAGATATACTAAAGACATCCAAAAAATAAAACACACAGACAAATATTCAAAATCGATATACCGTTATCTCACACGAGATGGCGGTATTTTTGTTTGTGTAAGTGTTTTGGATGAAAAGACATTTTTATCCGTGAGTAAATCACACACATTCAGCAAAGGAGATTTCAAATGGAAAACAAAATTTGGAACGCAGTCGAAGGCTTTGACCCGAACGATTCTTTGATTTGCTATCGCAAAACTGAGAAAAACGCAGATGGTACGGCCCGCCTGATGGATACGCTTTATATGCCGCTCCGCGCTATGCACGAATGGTTTTTGCGTTGCCATCCTGATGGCTCTGTTCTGATTGACAAGGAGTTTACGAAAGACAACGGCATTCACGCTGTTGTTCGTGCTGTTGTCTCTTATGACGGCCGAGAAGTGTCCGATGGCATCTGCGACGGCTGGAAGGAAAGTCGTGACGCCAATGGTGTTACGGTTCTTGATAAGAACTATTTGAGCAAGGCAGCCCGTCTCGCTAAGCGTTACGCCTTGTCCGTTGCCGGTTTCGGTATGCCGGGTGATGCAAAAGTGACCGATAGAACGCCTATCATCGAAGTTACGTCCGGTGTCAATATGCCCGATGAAAGCATGGGAATTACGATGGAAGTTCCGATTCCTCCGATTCCCGGTGTTACGATTTCGGCACCCGCTCCGGTTGCCGCGCCTGCACCCGTTCCGGCACCTGCGATTGCATCCAGCAATCCCATTACCGACGCAAATGCCAATCTGGCAGCAGCGCCTAAGAAACGCGGGCGCAAGCCCAAGGCTATGGTTCCGCCTATCGATGTGCCTACGCCTATTGTTCCTCCGATGTCCGTTATGGTGGAGGACGAGGACGCCAGTAAGCCCGCAGATGTTCCGGCAGTTCAGGAAACTACAGCGGCTCCGGAAGCTCCGGCAGAAACTAATGAGAATCCTGAACCCCTTGATGGAAATGCGCAGGCGGAACTGCTGGCAAGCGCACAGCCTGAGCCCAGCATGACCTATGAACAGGCGTTGCAGTGTACGATTCCTACCGGCAAGTACAGGGATATGACGATTGATGCGGCGCGTCGACTGGACGGCAACAACAAGGTCATTCCTACGTTCTTGAAGGGATGGTACAAGAACATGCCGATTCAGAAGGCGGCAGCAATTATCGCACGACATGAAGGGCTCGATTATAAAGAGCTCGAAACCATCACAATCGAGTAAGCCGGACAATAGTCCTCGCTTCTCATAAGGAGGATATATGTTCGATTATTCTATTTTGGAGGTAGTCCGTCTTTGCGGGTTGGAGACTGTAGGGTCTCCTTCCCGAAAAGGCGAACAGAAAGTAAAATGCCCGTTTGTAAGCGGAAAAACATTTGATGTAAACGTCACGACTTCCACCTATAAGTGCTGGCACGATTGCACAGGCTGTCCGGGTAACGGAAAAGGCGGAGTTTTGGCATTGTATCGAATGTTTCACTCGGAATGCGAAACCAATAAGGATGCCGCAAAGCAAATTCATTCAGCTCTTTACGGTGACCTGAAAACCGGCAGTAAGGATTACGAGGCGCGTAAAGCACAAATTATCAAGCCGCAGAAGGAAGTGCAGAAAACCAAATATGCAAGTCCCGATGAGATTGATGGTGCATATCGCGTATTGCTTTCCTTGCTTCCTTTAAAAGAAAAGCATAAAAGCAACCTGTTATCCAGAGGCATGTCGGCAAAGGGTATCGAAGATGGTCTGTATCGCAGCATTCCCGAAAACAAAGAGGAAATGTATGCATTGATGCAGAAACTCAATGATATGAACATCAAACTTGATGGCGTTCCCGGTTTCTACAAGAAAGGCAACAGCTATCGAATCTCCTTGCCGGGATTGTACGATAAAAATACCAAAACATTCTTTTACGGTTCCGGGTTCTTTGTTCCTTCGTTTGGGCGAAACGGAAAGATTTTCTCTATGCAAATTCGTATGGATGATACTTATCTTTCTCGTTTCCCGGCAAAGCAGGCAAAACGCAGGCGTTATATTTGGTTTACGTCTTCCGGTTACGATTCCGGGTGTCAGGCAATCAACCGCGCCACATACGGCGTTGTAGATGGAACGCCACGGAACACCGGTAATGTCATCTATGTGACGGAAGGAGCATTGAAGGCACAGGTAGCACATGATATTGACCATAAGCATCGTCAGTTCTGTGCTATTTCCGGTATTGCAAACAGTGAAGCGTTTCGCAAATTCGTAAGAACACAGAAAAAAGCAGGCTGCAAGATTCTTGTTGATGCTTTTGATATGGACCGAAACGAAAAAGATACTGTCAAGAATGCCATTGATAAGCTTTATGCCATCGCAGAAGAGGAGGGGCTTCCGCTTCAGCCGTTTGCTTGGGATGAAAGATTCAAAGGCATTGATGATTATCTGCTTCATTGTCGTGATGAACGTATCCAGCAACAAATCATCATGGAAATCTGCAAAACAGCGTAAAACAAGGGCGTGTATCTTCGGATACATGCCCTTTTTCTTTTGCTTTTCGCTGCAAAGTTCCTACAATAAAAGTATAAGAACCGATTCTGGAGGGAACTTCATTGATACACTTAACTTTAACCCAAAAAATCAAGGAAAAACTAAAAGAAGCACAGTCGTTTATCGCAAAGGCAGAACGCGGGACGATTTCTAATGGAACTTGTATTTCCGATTACATCAAATTGGATATTTTAGATAACTGCATCAATGTGACTGTTACGAATGGAGCAACACAATTTTTTGAATCTACGATTGAGTGCGGTGAGGCTGCCGGAAACGGCGAAGTAATTGTAGAGAGCCGGATGCTGTTTTCCATCATTGGTAAACGAGGAGATATCATCCTTGAACGCAAAGATAATAATAGCCCGCTTACATTTATTTCAAAAAATTCAATTATTGAAATCGAAAACGCCAATATAACCTTTCCAATGATTCCTGATTTTGATAATGATGCGAAGGTCGCAACATTGCCGATAGGAAAACTCGCCGAAGGATTTGCCAAAGTCAACTATGCGGTGTATAAGGGTGATAATCCATCACTTTTACTGTATTCCGGCGTAAAAGTTACATCCAAGGATGGTGTGATGACATTCATTGCCACAGATGGTTCGCGTATCGTGTGCGCTAATGTTCCGGCAGATACAACAAAGAAAAATAGCGAAATAGTGATTCCGCAATGGTTATCTGGATTTATCTGTTCAAATCCATGGGATAACCCTGAATCACAGGCGCTTATTACTTATGACCAAAACCATATCTCTGTCACAGTTGGAGCATTAAGCATCGTGTCGTGCCGTTATCTCGGTCAATTCAGTGACATGACAAAGGTAATATCAGAAAAACGTTGGTGGATGTCAGTTTCTGCGGACGATTTGAAAGAAGTCATTCAAGAGATTCTTACACTGCTTCCATCAAGAATATCACAGGCAAAAAAGACAATTTTTGAGCTGGAAGAAAACGCTTTATGCATTAGAACAGCACAGAATATTGGTACAATAAGGGCAAGAGTCCCGTGTACATTCAAAGATGAAGATATCCCGGAAGAATATATCAACGCTTACAATCCCGCATTCCTGCTTGAATCCATCAATGCACTTCCCAAAACAACCAACAAATTGATTCTCGGATTCAGTGAACGTGGAAAGCCCATGGCTATCATGTCTTACGATGACCCAGACTGTCTTTGCCTGATTGCAGCTGTCCGATTCCGTGATTGCTAACTACATATTGCATTTTGCTGCAAAGTAGATAAAATCGAAGTATAACAGAAATAAAAAACGAATAACCGATTCGCAATGTCAGCAGAGTATTCTGTCTTTGAAAATAAATCAAAGATAGGTACTCTGCTGTTTTATTTCTGTCAAACAAAAAAGGAGAAATTTTATGGCAAAGGATATGAAAGTTAAAGATTATGTTGCTCAAATGCAGAGTGGACGCAGTTTTGTAAAGGCAAAGATGGACAGCGCCGGAATCGGTAAGGTTCATCTAAGTTTCGTTGAACACAGTGGCCGACCGAAATGCGAACAGGTAGCTGCCATTGAGGGTTATCTGAATTTCGAGGGCGCAGGCAGCGTTTCTCAGCTTTATTATCTCGTGATGTCTCGCGACATCCGAAAGAAGTATGCAAACAGCGTAAAGACTGCTCGCGAGACTGGTTCCAAGTATCCCAATGCTATTTGGGATAGCAATGGTGGCAGTTCCGAGAAACGCGATGCCAATGGAAATGTCATCAAACCGTGCCGCTATTACGCTGTTCAGGTTTCTCCCGGCAGCAAGAGCGATATCGTTCTTCAGGTCATGGAGGGCGAAGGCGAGGTTACGGAGACTGGCGGTTATATGCTGAAAAAGGGTGCAACTGTAAAGCGCATCAATGTCCCGTTCACATTCCTTGATTTCTGCGCTTTCGTCGTGGATATCCATGACGCAGTAGCCGCATACAAGAGTGTGCATGCTCAGCTTGGCTATACGGGTTCCGAAATCAATGAGTTCACTCCGTATAAGCCGCGCAATGCTGTGCAGCAGGAACCGATGAATACCACCGCAACTATGCCTCAGGCTATGCCGCAGACGCCCGTTCCTGCACCTGTTGCCACGCAGCAGAATGCTGAAAAGCTGTCCGTTGTCTTCGTTATGTATGACAGTCTCGGCAAAACGATGCAGGTCACGGATTCCGCACAGAATGTTATGACGATGTTCGGTAAGATGCGCAAGGCACTGTATAAGAATACGCCTGAGCATTACGCGCTCGTCAATGACAAGTATACCCTTGAAGCAGTTCAGAGCGCTCTTTATTCCGGCGCACCGACTATTCCTACCTGTCGTTTCCTCTCCGAAAAGCAGGACAAGGAATGCTATGTCTGCGTTCGCCGCGTGGAGGTAACTCGTTATGAGTCCTAACCTGCAGCGTAACGATTATGTCATCTATACGGATGCAAGTTATCGAAATGATAAGAGCGGAAGTAATGCTGGCATTGCTTTTCTTATCTATAATTTTGAGATGAAGCTCGTAGATGCTCAGTGTAAGCATGTATCTGTATCCTGTATTCAGGAAGCAGAAGCGAAAGCAGTTGAGTTTGCACTTCAAAATCTTCCAGCAGACGCCAAACGAGTAAAGGTTCTGAATGACAACGGTCCCGTTGTTGATGGAATTACCGGGTATAGCGCAATTCCTGACGGCGCGTATGGAACAGTTTACTCTATTCGCAAATTCATTGACCGTCTTGCCTGTAAGATTGCAACGATTCAGATTCCGCGTGAATCCAATATCCTTGCTGATTCTCTCTCGAATTATGCTTTGGATTGGCCGAACGATACCGGAATTAGCTGCATTGAACATCTGAACACAACCACTTAAATTTATGGCCGCTCCTCGTGAGCGGTCATTTTTTCTTGCATTTTGCTGCAAAGTTAATAGAATATGCTTATATGATAAATAAATGCGCTTGTCGGAATCTGTGTTTTTGAATAGATACCCTCAGGCGCATTTGTTTTTTATGAAAAGGGGGTGAAAGTTATGGATTTGTCCAGTATCGGCACATCTATCGGCCAGTATATTCGTCAGGGCATTGATTTTATTCTGAATGTCAATAATCTGCCCATCACTATCGGTATGGTCCTTATCTTCTGTATCGTTATGTTCGTTATGAAGGGTACGAAGCATATTGTTGATTCTGCGTTTTTCTTGGTGTTGGCATTCTTTGTGATTTCCTGTCTGTGCGGAGAATTTGGCATAGAGTTGGATGTCGCAAGCGTTATCCATCAGTTTATCCAGTTTATCCTGAATGTTTTCGGCGGCATTGATTTGCTGCACTAAAAGAGAGATAGCCCCCTCGTAATGAGGGGGCTTTTTTGGTGTTATTATGAGAAAAATATTTGACAAATTTGAAAGAATTGACCCGTTCATCAAGATGGCGATGGAGTGTCTTGCTATCTTTATCGCACTTTGCGTTCTTATGCAAGTAGTGCTTTATGAGGCAATCATTCCTTCTGGTTCTATGTACCCGACAATAGCTTATCCATCGCTTAATTTCGGGTATCGATTAGCATATAAAAACAGTGAACCGCAAAGAGGGGATATTGTTTACTTCAAAAGAGACACGGACAATGTAGCCGAACAGCAAGTCTACATTAAACGAATTATTGGCGTCCCCGGTGATGTTGTTGAAGAAAAAGACGGAGTGTTCTATTTAAACGGAGAAGTATTGAAAGAAGATTATCTGAACGAAGAACCAGAAAAGTTAAACTTTGGACCGTTCAATGTGCCTGATGGGTGTTATTTCATGATGGGTGACAACAGAAATCATTCCTATGATTCGAGATATTGGGATGAACATTATGTTCCCCTCGAAAATATCATTGCCAAACATATTATTTGTTTGGGGTCTGTAGAACTGCAAGAATCGCTCGATAAGTCATCTTGACCATTGCTGCAAAGTGTTTATACTGAAAGCATAAGAAAAATCACAACAACAAATCAATCATAATGCTTTTATCGCCTATCCCTATCGAAAAGGGATAGGCGATTTTTTGTTGCCTATAAGGAGGAAAATAAAATGTACAAATGTCCGTATTGTGGCTCAAAGCGTGTTTTTCGATATATCCATGATTGTGATTGGGGTGGGGGAGAAAATTACTATCCCTTAAACCCCGTAGAAGGCACAAATATTTACAACGAATCCGACTTGGATGACCCTACACCGCCCGACATTGATATCTGTCATTGCCGGTATTGCGATATGTTTTTCGAGCCAACCAAAGCGGAAATGTGAAAGGAGAAATAATATGGCAAAGTGTCAGTGTGGCCGCGAAATGCTCCAGGCAAATGGCTGCAGATTCAAACGCATTGTTGTTCATGGCAAAAACACAAAGTCTTATAACCGCATCAAGGTTGGTGACCCCGGTGACTGGTACGAAGAGTATGTAGGGACTCCGGAGGAAAAGAATATCCGCTGCGGCGATTGCGGAGCAAAAATCGGCTTCTATCATCACGCGAATTGCGATAACGAGAGATGTCCGATTTGTGGCGGCCAGCTTTTAAGCTGCAGCTGTTTTGATGTTTCTGAGTCCGTCGAGTGGAGCGTTTAATGTAAATCAAAAAATAACGAGGAGGTGTTGATTATGATGCAAAAAGAGTTCGAGGAGCTCACCGGTGTCATCGTCAGCAATAGCGAATATGCTTCAATAGAAAGGGAGTATATGAGCTGTGAAGACGAAAAAAGAATCTTCTGTAAAAAGTGGGTTAAGAACGGTGGTGCTGCCATGCTTGCAAAGAATCGGCTCGCGGAAATCGAAAGATTGAACGCGCAGGTTCTTGCGTTGAAAAATGAAGCGTCCGCCCTTCGAGAAAAACTCGACAAAGCACAGAAATGGAATCTTGTGGTCGATAGCAAAAAGACCCAAACAGAGTACGAAGAAATTGAACGGGATGCATCATCCGGCATCGGTCGTTTTCTTACGGACGAAGAAGCCATTCAGGTAATTGCTGATGAAACAGGCTTTGATAAAGACAAGGTTATCATTCGCCATAGCGTTTCTGCGTATGAGGTGAGTAATTCCGGAGAGACGAGGAATACGAAACAGATTCCCAGAGAACCCATTTATGTTTCCAGCGACTATATGTACATCCGATTCGCCGTAAAGTGCGGTGCATGGTTGGACGAGTATGAGTACATCGATGATGACTTTTCTCGTATCGACTAAACAAAAAACAATTTATTATACAAAGGAGTAAAAAATGATTAACAAGTATATTGTTGTATGTCCGAATTGTGGTACAAAGCTGATTACGGTATGTTCCAATGCAGCTTCCGACACCTATTGCCCGCAGTGCTATCGGCAGTTACCTCCAGAGCTTTACACGAAAGAACGAAACAATGATGAGGCTCTGGAAATCATTGCAAACAACGAAGGTCTCAGTGAGGGCTTTGCTGAAACCGTTGTAAACCAGATGGCAAACGACGATGAAGCCCCGCACAATGCCGGTTCTCAGCTCGCGAGAGCTATCAGCTGCAACGATGTGAACGATGCGCTGTTGGCATTGACTGGATGGTCTGTTGACAGTCTTCTCGATATGGTTCCGCCTGTTGTGATGGATTGCCCTGATGGTTTCGTGAATTTTACGGGCATGACAGGGTTGATTCCCGAATACGCTTCCGCTATCGTGGAGGTGTTTGAGAACTACCTCGATTCGCTCAACGTTCGTATTCCTTGCAAAAGTCCTGATGAAGAAAAGGAAAGGGGATACGGAGACAACGACGCGGCGCTGTACGGCAGCGAATACTGGGAGATTGTCGATAACATCGAAGCATGGTTGAACCAAAACGAAGATGAAGCCTGCAATCTTTCGGATTACTTTATCGAGACAATCAACGAGTTCCTTGATAACAAGGGGTTCGGAAAGTACAAACCGGATGCAGAACAGTGCAGCAAGATTAAGGAGAAGGTCGATGCCATCCTGAAAGCCTGATATCAGGTCTTGCGTTTTGCTGCAAAGTGAATACAATGAAAACACTAAGATAAGTCAAAGTATCATCCGATAGATTTATTTTAGTTCGTAATCTGACAAAGAAGCAGCCATCTCCTTCGAGAGGTGGCTGTTTTTATTTTATGAAAAGGAGTCTGCTATGCTTGTAAAATTGCTCACCTATACCCCCGAACCCGATAAACTTGTAGCTGCTGCTGCAAAACTATGTTATTCCGATGCCCATATTGAAACCATTATGGACGGTTTGACCCCTGAAAAAACCGATGCGTTTTTGAAAAAGCTGAGTTCCATGGGACATCAGAGTCCTACCGAACACGCTTACTTCACCTTCGGCATTGAAGGTGTTTCGAGAACGCTCCTCGCACAAATCACACGGCATCGAATTGCCAGTTTCAGCGTTCAGAGTCAGAGATATGTTCGCCTCGATGATTTTCGGTATGTGATTCCTCCTGCCATTGAAAATGACCCGGAGGCAAAAGCAACATTTATCGAAGCGATGAATCGAGATGCCAAAAACTATCTTAAGGAAGTTGAGCGTCTTGAAGCTATCCACACAAAAGTGCTTATGGAAAATGGCGCTTCCGAAAAGGATGCTAAAAGAATGGCTTCTAAGTTTGCAAACGAAGATGCACGATTCCTTTTGCCCAACGCCTGCGAAACCAAAATGGTTGTAACGATGAACGCAAGAAGTTTGCATAACTTCTTTGCTATGCGTTGCTGCAATCGAGCGCAATGGGAAATCCATGAACTTGCGGACAGAATGCTGGTAGAGTGCAAGGAAGTTGCACCGAATCTGTTTTTGAACGCAGGGCCGAAATGTATGTTCTCTTCGTGTCAGGAAGGCCCCATGTCGTGCGGAAAAGCAAAAGAAGTAAGAGAAAAGTACAAGGCACTGTAATACGGAGGCGCATCTATGCTTATCAAAAGTATCATGTGGAATACGAACAATGACAACGAGGCTCTTGCTTCTTTGCCGGATGAAATCGAAACCCCGAACTTTTTACATCAGGAAGACTACAAGACGATGGATGACTTCTTTGCGGCCGTCGCTGAATGGCTGATTTACGAATTTGGCTGGTGTCATTTCGGATTTCAGGCTATTGTAAACGATAACACCTATGATGTCTCCTATTCCTATACCCCTGATTAAATACTCTATAACAAGAAAGGAAATTAAATTATGGGACATACGATTCAACACTATGATTATCCCGGAAATGCAGATACGAAAAAAGTGGAACAGGAGTTGGCGAACTATGTTGCCAAGAGATGCTTCCAAGAGGGAGGTCATCTCAGCAAAATCCGATGGATTGATTCTGAACCATGTGCCAATGAAGATGAAGCACGCATAAAAATCGAGCACTTAGATAAGGGATGGTATGATTGCATCGCAGTAAAATACTATGACGCTTACAATATACCCGAAACGGAGAAAATTAAGGCGCTGCGAGCAGCCAACACACAAGCCTATTGCAAGTACAACGAACTTGCGTCTGCATTCCATTTTACAAATGCAAAAGCGGAATATATCGGCTGCAAAAATTGCGGCTCCAAGATTGCGCGAAAGTACCTGCGAAGAAATTTTTGCCCTGTTTGCAATGCCGATTTGCGCCCAGAAACAACGCTCAACCGCATTGCTGCTCTTAAAGCAAAGGCAGATAAGAGTTCGGATACTCTTAAGGCAGAACTGACAAAGCAGGCAATAAAAGCAAAAAATGTGCGCTGGTTGGTTAAAATCGAATTTCACGAATAAATAATAAATAGAATAAATGAGAGGAATTAAATATGAGTGGTACGAGAATTAAAGTCCTTTTTCCTATTGATGAAAATGTTCCAATGAACAAGTGCTATGAAGCAACATCAAACGAGTCGATGTACAATGCCTCTACGCTCGATGTTCTCGAAGACGAAGCCGAGAAAGGGCATACCTTACGGGATTGCCTGCACAGCGGTAATGAGTGCTTGAAAAACAAGGTACTCGAATATATCTACGACACCATCGTGAATATGTTCAACTGTACTTTCGAGAATACGAATGACGGCATTACTGGTACGGACGGTTTGTATGCTGTGAGTGAAACATTCGACAAAAGCCTTTGCAACATCTTGGGCGAGGATGTGCCTGACAGCATTCTGCAGATTGCATTGGATATGCAAACTGACAACTTGACTGCTGTCGAAAACAAGCTCGAAAAGATGCAAGTTCTCGGAAAAACTGTGAACCAGAAGCTGATTTCCAGTTTAGCAAGAACGCTGGAAGATAATAATAATGGCTATCTCATTGCAGAAGCTGCGTTCATTATTTCTGGCGGCGTTACTGCCGACTGTTACAGCGCGTTCCTTGCTCCGAACAGTTACAAGCTGAGAGCGTGGCCGAATCAGAAACAGATGAAAGATATCATCAATCATCCTGAAAAGTACGCTGTGTTTTCTATTCAGTTCAGCTATTGATTGGGAGGTTTACATGGATAATACAATCGTTTCTCCTGCCGAATACTTCGAACAGGTAAAAAGTCGAAAGCAGACAATGACGGCTGCCGGACTTTCTCAGTTATATGAGAACTGCCTTGCTCTTCTCGAAGAGTATCAGCGTTCCGGACAAATTGCTGCACAGAAGAAGCTGCTTTTCCACATCGACAATATCACACGAGAAAAGAAGCTGCTTGACCTCGGCATTGATACCTTTGTCTACAAGAGTGATGTGGACGATTTCATCCACATGGTAGATAACAAGGTTGTTAAAATCGTGGAGCTGGAAAATTACCAGCGGCGGATTCCGGAAGAAATCATTCAGAGAATCGAACGTTGCAAGGGTATTTTCGATAAGATGTATGTAGTCTTTACGGATTACACAAAACGCGAAGAGCGAAGAGTCGAGGCCATCAAAAGAGAAAAAGACCCCATTCTTTTTGGAACTTTCCAAGATACCGCAACAAGAACCGTGGTAGAACGCTTTTATTTCATCGGTGATTGGACGGATGAATATTGCGATTTAACATTGGATAAGATGGTTGCCGTTGTCAAAGAAAAGGCCGACATAGACATCGTAAAGAAGTTCTCTACGCCGGAAAGCATCCGCGAGTTAAGCGACCAGCTTAACAATCTGGATGAGTCCATGAATGGGTTGTATCGCCAGCGCGAAAAGACTCCGGCACCCAAGAAAGGGTTCTTCGACCGAGTACGCACTGCGTTTCGTTCTCTGAAAGGAGAATGAAATGGCAAAAGTGGATTTGACCGAGAATGAAGTCTATTCGCGGCTTCGCTCTGTTTCTAATTCAAAAGGAAACGGCATTTACGATGCTTTACGTTCTGCCGATATTCCTTGGGACTTTTCTTCTCCTTTTACTTTGCTTCGTGTCGTTCGCACAGAAGCAGAATTGACACCGCTGGTTTTTACTGGTGATGCAGAGACTGTCAACTTTATGAAAGAGGTTGCGGAGGTAGAAGAAGGGAAAAGATGCGATTGCTGCGGTCAACTTATCACAACACCCTTATGGGATATGCCCTATGGTTCATTGTGCGATGAATGCAGCGAGCGTCTTAACGAGCAGGTTCACGGCAAATACGAAACGCCTTGGCAAAAAATAGAACAGGGAAGGGAAGAGCGTTCCACTCCTTGGTGGTTTGACCTTTGATGTCAGAAAGGAAACAAATGAGTAGATGGAATGTTTTTTGTAACGAAAGCGCTCCTTATCGTATTTATTATCGCCAAATTGAGATTGATGGATATGAGATGTATGCCATGTTTCCATTGCCAATGACTGGCATGGAATGTGGCTGGGCAGTATCGCATGGTGCAACTACGGCAGCTACCATTCAGGAAGCTGTTCAAAAGTTTTATCCCTTTATGGTAGAGTATATCTGCGATAAAGAGGATTCCGACAACGATACGCAACAATACATTCTCAAAAACCTCAACTCTCTTGGCAACTCAGTGGATTTTTGGGGCAGAAAAAATGACCGTCAGCATGTCATTGATGGCATGAGCGCAGCGCAGAAATCGCAGCTTTTGTGCTATATTCTGCGAAACCATGAAGCCTTTGGCAAGATGACTTGTCGTGACTGGCAGAATTGGCTGCTGGATGACGCTGAACCTCAGTTTGGCATCTGGTTCTGATAACAAAAAACGACAGACAACATTCTGACCCAGAACAGAAAGAAAAGGAAAATTATTATATGAGTTACGGTTTTAGTATGGGCTTCGCGCATGCAAACAGCTTGCAGGAAGCCATGAAGATTGCGCTGGAATATACGCAGTCTCAGATGACAGAAAAGAATGTCAAAAAGACCATCAAGGACAATCGGTATTATATTCCATCGGTTCGTACCGGATACATTGCGGATGCAGAAAGCAAAACACGCAGGGCTGATGTGCTTGCAGATACTGCCGACAGATATTGGCTCGAAGCGCTGTTTACCTTTCGCTTTCTGTATTGGGAAGAGCACAAGCTGCTCGGTATCGTTATGATGCCGTCTGAAAGTGTAAGGGAAAAATGGCCGCTCAGTGTGTATTTTCAGAACTCCTGCGACCATGATTATCCGTTTTCCGAATGGAAGGAAGGCAATATCCCGTTCTTTATGAACGCCGCTGCAAAAGCTGAAAACTATACGGCAGAAGAAATCCGTGAAAAGGTTGACTACGAAATCGAAGATGATGACATCGAATATTTTCGGCGCAGCACCTGCTATGATGATATTTTCGAGACCCTCGCCTTCGATTCGTGGCTTTATAACCATGATACGGATGTGCCGTTTGTGACCTTTGCTCTACAGGGAATCCGGAATGAAGCAGAGCGATACCGGTATCTGCAATGGTTGAAAGATGATATCATGAAAATTTAATGTATATGGGGCCGCTTCGTTTTGAAGCGGCCTTTTTCAGTCATCTCGAAAATGATGTTGCGGTTTGCTGCAAAGTTACTATAATTTAGATAAATGATAAGTAAAAGTACACGGGTCAAACCGCGTATACCATAAAATCTAAATACGTCATGGGAAGCGTCTATCTCGATTCGAGATAGGCGTTTTTTATTTATCGTTAATCGGGAGTGTTCTTAGCAGAACGCTCTTTTTTTGTTAAAAAAGGAGATAAAAATGACCAACAACAACATTCTGACCCCGAACAGCGAATATTGGAAGGACAACGCAATCGAAACCTTTAAGGGTAACAGCGACCTCTTCGTTGATTTCCTGCAGGAGCGTGACCGTCATTCGGCATGGATTGAAACGCAGATTACTGACGTTCAGTTCGAGGCCATGTTTGCGGAACCGATGTACATTGCAGATGATGCAAAGAAGTACAGTATTCCCGCAGAAATCGTGCGGGAAGCCGCCAATAACAGTAAGCTGTACGGTGTCGTTCGCGGCAAGCATATTCCTGTCGGACTTGCCGCTACGGAAAGCTTGATTGGGTATTCCAAGCTTATCCGTGAAGGATACAGCTGGATGCGCCGCGTCAATCCCGTTAATCTTGCGAAGGCAATCAATAACGGCATTGACACGATTCGGTACGATGACCGCCGCTCCACCAAATGCCTTGTAAAGGTTGGTGATGAGATGGTTCGTTCTGTTGTTTCCGCTCGTTACGCACCGATGCCGTCTGGCGACCTGTTCAACTACATCAATATGGATTACCTGCCAGAGAACTGGGAGAAGGCCCAGTTTATGTCTGGGTATTGGACGCATGAACGTGTTCGTGGTATGTGGTCTCTGGCTGAATATCGTGACACATTCATGAAAACCATCGGCATGAATGAGCTTCTGGCGGGTTTCTTCCCGGCATTGTCTGTGGAGAACTCCGACACGACTGCTTCTTCCATCAAGATGCGTCCGATGTTCATTCGTGATGATGGCTATGAGTTCCCGTTGCTGAACAAGACTCGTACCATGCATATCGGTGCCGAGACAATCCATGAGCGTTTGGAATCCGACCTGCGAATGGTCTTTGCCAACTTCAAGGATTCGGAAAATATGCTGTTCGAGCTTGCGGCTACGCCTATCACGTACGGCTACAATACCCTGACGCACTGCCTGAAGCAGTCTAAGGTGAACATGCCTGTTGAACAGGCGCGAGAGGCAGCTCAGGTATTCTTTACGGATAAGGGCAACGGTCCTTGCACGGCAATGGATGTCTACATGGCAGTCTGCGATGCATACAACTATGTTGTCCGCGACTATCCCGAAGATAAGTTGAAGATTACGCGTGCTTGTGATGCAGCCGTAAGTGCAATGCAGAGCCCGTGGCAGCTCCTCGACAAGGACACCCCGGCTAACCTGTAAACAAACAAATAGTCAATTTACCCCGTTCAATAAGAACAGTTGAACGGGGTTTTTTATTGAAAGGAGAAAATCACAATGGGTTTTGACGGAACCAGTAAAAGCAGTCGCGCACATGGTCAGAGCATTCGGTATTGGGAAGCTACTTCTCCGTATCTGGATGCGCTGAAAGCCAAGGTCATCGATGCCGCATCTAAGCGTGCAGTTGATTTTCTTGACCCGCTGAACTATCCCGGCCCCGATGTTCTTGTGGACGCCGCATCGTTTGTGGACGATGAAGTGTCTACGGCAGAGGAAAAGTGGCTGGCTCATCGCCGTCTTTATGTCGGCGGTTCGGATTGCAGCGCGGTGCTTGGTAAAAACCATTACAAGTCCAATCTGGATTTGTATTATGACAAAATCGGAGCCAACCCCATCCCGAAAGAAGAGACGGACGGTGAGGATATCAACCTCATTACCGCATGGGGGCATATGGCCGAGGAGTATGTCGGGCTGTGGTATCATGTACAGCATCCCGATGAGGAAGTCATCACTGATACGAATATGTATACGATGGCAGGTCACCCTTACATCGGCGGTGACGTTGACGGCATTATTAAGATGCCTGACGGTCACTATGCTCTGCTCGAAATTAAGACCACAAGTTTCTTTAATAGAGAAGCATGGGCAAACAACGCCATTCCTGTTCCTTACGAGATTCAGCTTCGCCACTATATGGCTATCATGGGTCTGTGGGAGGCAGTTATCGTATGTATGGTTGACCGCGATACATTCTATGTTCGTCATTTGGTTCGTGACCTCGATGCGGAATACGCGCTCGTGAAAGCTGTTGATTCCTTCTGGAAAGACAATGTCGAGAAGCATCACGAACCGAAGCCTTGCGGTACGCCGGAATCCATCATTAAGGCGCTTCGCAAGTACAAGCTCGGCAACGGTGTCGATAAAAAGATTCCCAATATCAAGCTCGGCGATGAGTTTTATACGAAATGCGTTGAGTATGATACGGTGGATGAACGGTATCGCGAAGTCAAGGCGGAAGCCGACCGTTTGGATAACTTGCGCAAGGAGATGACGATTCCGCTGATTCAGGCGATGGGTCAGGCTCCTGATGCGTATACCACAAGTCCTGACGGACAGACGATGTTTGTGCTGAAACAGACAGTCAGAAAGACTACTTCTTCCGACAAGAAGTACGCGGAAGCAAATCTGCCGGAGGATGTCTACAATAGAATCTTTACGACGAAAGTCAGCGCACCGTCGCTCTCTATCAAGAAGAGCAGCTGTGCTGGCAAAGTGGGTATCCCGCAGATGAATCCGTAAAGATACTACGAAAAGAGGAAATGAATGTATAAAACCTATGAAGTCATTTCTGCGTATATCAAAGAAAAAGAAATCAAAGCTTACGAGAATGGAAGGCGCGTTGCTGATATCGTAGTTCCTGATTGCGATGTCGATGGCGCGTGCAAAATTCTGGAAGCACTCGGCTATCAGCAGTTATACCGAGCGCGTTAATGAAAGGAGAATAAAAGTGGCAAAACAGAAGACGAAGACTAAGGCAAAACGCCACGTCAACATCTTCTGCATTGCTCCGAACAGTGACGCTTCTCAGCGGGAAAAGTTTGGCATCGGTCTGGCACTTAAAGGCATTCGGGCCAAGTGTTTTACAGAAGACGATGCCAGACTCGCTGGAGCGGATTACATTATCCGAACCTCGATTATTGAGGGGATTATCCGTGCCGCCGATATCGTCACCGTTGACGGTGATGAGGTGACTCCCGCTATGCTGAATCAGATTCAGAAAGCGGTTGAGATGAATAAACCTATCTGGTGTGCAGAAAGCGTGAAAGCAGCTGTTCGAGACAGCAATGTGAAATGTTATCCCGGCAAACTCGATGAGTTGTGCTGGTTTATTATAGATAACTGAGGAGAGAGAAGTGGCAAACATTGGAGATACGGTTAGTTTTACCGCGAGTAAATATAAAAATCTATTTGTGAGCGACGATAAGCGTTATACGATTGCCTATTTTACCGTCAATGCACGCGATGCGAGATTATATCTCCCGCAAGACGCAAAGACAAAACAATACGGCACAACGCATATGTTTATCGTAAAGGGTTTTATCCCGGATGGAATTGATAATATTGCGTATGAACTGACTGGCTGCTGGAGTATCGATAAGAATCGGAACCAGCCGTACCTTGATGTTCAGAAAGCCAATATTTCAATTCCCACTCGCAAGAAAAGCGTTATTGCTTTCCTTCGCTCTAACTGTAAGGGCATTGGAAATGTAAAAGCAACAGCTATCGCCAATGCGTTTGGCGAAAACACTTTATCTGTTTGCGCAAACGAGCCTGAAAAGCTGAAAAAGAAGGTTCCAAGTCTTACAGACAAGGACATTAAGGCTTTAAAGCACGGGTGCCAAGCATTGACATATAAATACGATATTCGGTGTTTTCTTGATGACAAAAACGTTGTCCTTCCGGATTACCAAATCGATGCGATTGCAGACGAGTACGGCGCGGAGGCACTTAATGTCATTAAAGAGAAACCGTATAAGCTGATTACGCTTCTGCCTTTTCAAACCTGTGACAAAATCGGACTTGCAATGGGAGTCAGTCCCAATGCTCGTAGACGATATGTTGCAGCACTCGTAGAGGCTCAGAAGCAGTTATGTCGGCAAAACAATACTGTTTGCGTTCGTGAAGATTTGCTGGTTGCGGAAGCTTATAAGCTGCTGAACCATCACAACGACGAACTGATGAAAATGTCGGTCAAGTTGTTGGTCGATAACTATCGGTTCATTCGATTTGGTTCTTCTAAAAGCGGAAATTGGATTTATTCCAAAGACGATTATACGGTTGAACGGAATCTCACACGCAAACTTGCCGCGTTCATCAAAAGGGGACCCAGCAAGCAAAAGGAAATCGATGCAGCTCTTGCAAAATGGAAGAAAAACTCTCCCATTCAACTTTCCGAAAAACAGGAAGAAGCAGTACGCAATCTTGCTTATCCCATCTCCATCGTAACGGGTGGTCCGGGTACTGGTAAGAGTACAACGCTTCGCGCTTGTTTGGAAGTGTACAAAGAAGCATTCAAGAAAAACGCAACGATTCTTTGTATGGCTCCGACCGGACGCGCATCTAAGCGTATGGCTGAATGTACGGGTCTGCCCGCACAGACTATCCATAGCGCCTGTGCGCTTGTTCCTTCTAAGGCTGCTGGCGGTTTTACCGCTCAGGACGATTGCAAAATCAGTGAAAATCTGATTGCTATCGATGAAATGTCTATGGTCGGTATTCACCTTTTTGATTTCGTTATGAACGCAATCGAAAATGAACCCAACAAAAAAATCATCCTGCTCGGTGATGTGGACCAGCTCCCTTCGGTAACACCCGGCAATGTACTCTTCGATTTGATTAAATGCAATCAAATCAAGTATACTGTTCTGGATAGAAACTACCGTCAAGGCTCCAATTCCACTATTGCGGATGCAGCATACGCTATCAATAATGGGATGTCCAATCTTCCGACTGATGAAACATTTCAGTTTATCGATTGCCATAATCCCGACAGCGAAAAGGAAACGGAAGATATCTCGAATATCATTATTCAGAAGTATCAGGAGGGAGTAAAAAAGTATGGCCGCGATGGATGTATCGTCCTTAGCCCTACTCATTACTACAAGAGCAGCAACAGCTCTCCTCTGTGTACGGATATTATGAATAAGAAAATTCAGGATATCGTAAATGAAGCTGAGAAAGGAAAACCGGAATGGCGAGCCAAATCCACCAAGTCCAAGAACGGCGTGGATGTAAGCCGCGTATTCAGAAAGGACGACCGTGTAGTCCAAATCAAAAATACGCCCGAAATCATGAACGGCGACCTTGGCACTATCGATGAAATCATTGATGATGATGGTGTTTACACGTTCAAAATCACATTCGATGACAAACAAGTCGAGTACGATGTCAAGGATATGCAGAACGTAGAACTTGGTTACTGCATTACGGTTCATAAAACGCAGGGTTCGGAATTTCCCTGCTGTATCATGCCTGCAAGTATGACTCAGAAAGCAATGCTGCAGCGCCAGTTGTTTTATACCGGCGTTACTCGTGCAAAAAAAGAGTTTATCTTTGTGGGTGACAAGAAAGCACTGGATTTAGCAGTTCGGACTAAGACCGAAGAACGTCGGTCGATGCTCCCGGCGCGAATCTGTAAGGAATGTGTTTGAAAAGTGGGTGGCTGCAGCAATAGCTGTGGCTGCCCACTTTTTTATTTTCGGCAGGGGAGGGGAGAGCGCATGAAAAATTCGTTTTGTGTAAAGAACAAATGCATTTTGCTTAAAGAAATCCGTATTGAAATTATCCAAAAATAAAGTATCCTAAATATAAGGAAATATTATGTGATTTCCTTAGTTACACAAGCTGACACCTCTATGTGGTGTGTAATAGGCAACGCGGCATATAACGTGTATGTTGTGGCAAAGGGTCAGCAGAATGTGATGATTTTTGACGAAAGGAGGAATATACCAATGAATAGTTTGGCTGTTCGTAAGAACGATACCAAGAATGTTGTGGCGTTTATCGCGAATGTTGTGGCGTTTATCGCTATTGCAAGTCTTGCTGTTTGCGCTGCGGCTCTCGTCAGCGTAAATCCGGCTTTTGCAGCTCAGGGTATTTCAACGCTGTTCGGTGAGGCTGGTAAGATTGTAAATGCAGTTATGGCTGGCTTTCAGGGCTTGGTTCTGACCGTTGCTATTGCCGCAGGTGTTTACACGATGATTCGTGGTCTGATGGCAAGTGACCCCAAAGAAACGGCACAGTACAAGAACCGCTTCATTGCAATTGTTATTATTGCGTTTGTGGCGTTCTTTACTCCCTCCATCATCAGTTGGGTTCAGACTCTGGCAACTCAGATTAAGCTCAGCTAAGTCAAAAACAGAATTGGGCAAGGGCCCAGCCCGTAGCGGTCTTCCTACGAATGGGAGGACCGCTTTTTTAGGTGCCAAATTTAAAAGAAAGGTGGAAAATAAAGCATGCAAATAACTGCTATTGAAAAAAACAATAGAAAAAAGAAAAATATGAAAAAAGCAGCAATTTCAGCCACGGTTATCTTTGCGATGATGACGTGTCTGTCTTTTGCTTATGCTACCAGCATCTTTGAAGCAGTCGGTGATGCATTATTTTCGGGGACGCTCATCCAAAACCCATTAGATGTTATTGTTTCGTCTTTTTTACTGCTTGTTTTTAAGACAATCATCCAATGTGTCGTCAATGTGCTTGATATTGTTATTTCTCCAATAAACGAAATAACAACCATGAAAATGGCAGAATTAGCACAATATTTGCCATTTGCAGAATATAAGGTCCAAATCAATGAAGGCGAATTTGCGTTCGATTATACGATTGCGTCAAAAGTAAACGACTATATTATCGGTATAGGTGTCCTTATCTGGATATTGCTATCTTGCTTTGCGATTTTAATTGATTTTTATTATGTCGCATCTGGTGATAAGCGAGCAATTCCTGGCAGCAAGTTGTTTTTGTCTATTACAATTACAGGTGTACTGACATATAAAGCGCAAGATTTAATGTTTTTCCTTTTTGACAACGAAATCAACCCGTTAATTTCGGAATTTTTGGACATCGCGCAAAAAGACCAAACCGGAATCTTTGAAAACATGGGAAATAGTGTTTGTGCAAGTTGGCAGGGCGTTCCGGGTATACTTATAGCACTTGTTATGGTCTTGATGATTGGCATAAATTACATTAAGCTTGCACTGGAAATGGTGCAGCGATATCTTATCGTTGCTGTAATTTGTGTTTTGTCACCCCTTGCTTTTGCTACAGGCAGCAACCAAGAAACAATAGACATTTCTAAGAAATGGTTCAGAATGTTCTGGTCACAGTGTGTTTTGCTATTCCTGAATGTCTGGTGCGTTTATGTAGTACGAGAAGGCATGATGGCAATAGGAGACAAAAAGGCAAATCAGTTACTTATCTGGGGCCTTATTGTATATGGCTTCATTAAAGTAGCACAGCAGCTTGATGATTTGCTGCAAAACGCCGGGCTTAGTATTACCCGTCAAACATCTGGCATGTTGGAAGATTTCCTCATGATGGGTAAATCCATGATTGGATTGGCTAGTACAGCAGCTACCGCAGCGGCAAGCGGATTCCAGTTCAAACAAGATTCTGCGAATCTTAGAGAAGGTCTTGCAAACGGTACCAAGACAATGGATGATTACAAGCGACATATGGCAAATACTGCAGCCAATGCAGCAAGAAATCCGCTTGCGCTTGCAATGATGGCTCCTCAAATGGCAAGAGAATATGCTGCTGCAAAGGGAGCAGAAGCAGAGTATAAACAAAGTGTTGGCGATTATTTGAAAATGAAGAGTCCTGACAGAAGCAAAGCAACTGCACCAAATTTGAATTCTGCAGCAGGAAGAAGCCAAATTAAAGACGCACTTGCGAATAGCAAGGATAAAAAAATTGCCGACGCCGCCAAAAACGGCGAAGTAACAAAAGCATACACAGATTCAAATGGTGTTATTCACGCTTCGCTTCAAACCAGAGATAAAAATGGCCGAGCAAATGGAATGTACGATGTCGCCATTAGCGGCAACGGAAAAGATGTTATGTCTCAGGTTGCCTCTGGCCGTGAAGTGACAACGGATGCAAACGGTAACAAACTTATTAAGGATGATAAGCTTGGCACATTTGCCTATAACAAAGAAACCGGAGCCTTTGAACAGATAAAGGATAAGGATGGAAATGTTCCCCAAAACCCGTTGTCTGTACAGGTTCCTGATAAAGTTAACAAAAACAATGTCGAAGAAGTCGCGGATTGGGCAACTAAGACAGACGGATTCGATAAAGCCGTTCAGGAAAAGGAAGCAACAGACAACTATTTCAACGCTACCGACGCAGAACGTCTGAACATGGATTCCAGCGATGTCAATCAGGGCCAGATGAATAATATGGCACGCCAAGAAATCAATGACCAATTCATGCAAGAAGGTGCAAACGGAGAACAGCGGCCTGCTGTCGGAGAAGACGATAAGCTGGATGTTTCTGTGAATAAAGAAACAGGCGAAATGACAGCAAAACACGCTATGACCAATGATGATGGCACTATTGCTATTCAAAACTACAAGAAAGACGAAAATGGAAATTGGCAAACTGTAGGTCAATCCGAATACTATACCGCAATGGGAGATAAGCCTTCTTATCGAAACAGTGAGGGAGAAGTATTCGCTGGTACACAGGTTGGCACTTCTGCAGACGGCAATGCTATTATGCGCTATAACCAAATTGGCGCAGACGGCAATGTCCTCGAGAACGGAAAATCGTTTGAAGTTACGCAGAGCGGAAGTCTTGCTAATTCGGATGATGCTGCAAGTAAGGTTGAGATGGCGCGTCAGGCATCCGAATCGCTTGGTGCAAAAGCAGTTGCTGCTGATTATGACAATGCAGCAAGACTTTATAACGGCAATGGTGTAAATGTACCTGAAAACACAAATTTCAACAGTTCCGAAAATCTATATGCTTCTCAGCAAGCTATGATGGGCGCAAAAGGAACAAGTCAAGATTTGAGCCTTCTCTCAGATTATACAGCTGTGCAAGCAGACGATAACGGTATCCAAGATGGTATTCATACACAAACCTTCCAGAACGACGATGGTACGCGCGTAAAAGTTCAGCGTGATATGTCTTCTGGCGCTGTTAACACAACCATGAGCGCGGCAAGAGTACAGGATGATGGTACCGTTAAAGTTGAGAGACTTACAGAAGATTCTTCCGGCAATGTTTCAAACAGTCATTATACCTGCACGCCGAATATCAACCCGCTTGATGCAGATGCAAAAACAACACCTGTGACGGTAAATGATTCTGTATCCGGACAATGTTATCGGGTTGATGTACCTACAGAAATTGCAAAGGACGGAACTGCTCTTGCAAGTTATATGGCAGGAGACGAGGGCATTCACGCTATTGATACTGCTAAGCAGGACGCCGCTACATTGAAAAATGCTGTTGTTAATTCCGATGCTCAACCTATTCCGGAAGATACCCGCATCAACCCTGCTGCCGCTTCGTCTGTATTCTATGAAGCCGCAAGCAGCGGAAACTGCAACCTTGAAAGCTTGTCGAAAGCTGCTCAGAACGGAGATATTGAAGTTTATCCCGCAGAAAGCGTTGTAGATGGCAAACCTTGTGCCCAGATTATTTATCGTGACCCCAATACCGGACTCAAAACTGAGGTAGGCGGCTGCTTGGAATACAAAGACGGTAAGGTTTCCGTTACCACGACATCTGCACCTATGGCAACGCAGTCTCAGGCTCAGGTTGAAAAAGACATGCAGGAAATGACTACGGCCATGATGACTCCGGCAAATACCGGAGACGGAAATGCTGACCGTGACACATTGATTCACCAGCAGGAAGCGTACGATAAATTCACTGGTGCAAACAATGCTAACTATTCTGGGCCTATTGGCGCAGCAGCTATGGCAAAAACTGCAGGCGTAAATACAGAAGGATATGTTCCTACAGCATCGTTTATTACTGGTCAGGACGCAACCCTTGTTCTTGAAAAAAGCGTTCCTATTCCGGAAGATAAAAAACAGGACGTGATGCAGTGTAAGGAATACACCTTTATGAAAGCCAGCGGCAGCCCTGAAATGAAAGAGGCCGAGAAAGTTACGGTTTCCAATGGTGTTGGCGGTGTCATGCGCTTCGATATGCAGAACGGAGATACATTCGAAGTCTTTGGTATCAACACTGAAACAGGAACTTGCAGTGCAAGAAAGCGTTCCAAAGACAGTGACGGCTTTGGCGAAACGGTTGCTCTGAATCTCGGAAAAGGCAAAGCAACAGAAGAAAATATCCTTCGGTCTTTTATGGCTGCAAAAGCAAAAACACAAGAGAGCGATATCGATACTTTCTTCGGAAAAGAAAATTTCGACAATTTGCCCAGCAAAAAAAGAAATGCTCAAAAGAGCAAAGGAAAAGGCAGAAAAAAGCCTGACAACAAGTAAACGGTAAAATGCCATGTCAGAAGTCATTCTTGGCTTCTGGCATGGAAACTGCACAAAACCAACAGCCTTCACGCGGCGTGCAGTGAGCAACGTATAGTTTTATACGGCCAATGTTGAAATAACAGAAAGGTGGAATGGTTAACATGGCGCAACAACAATATGGCGACAGTATGGCACAGGATGCATCCAATGTGGCGAATGCGGCTGTACAAACAGCAAAAGATGTAAAAACTGTTGCTGCTGTTGCCGGAAATGTCGCAGCGGGCAATGTTGCCGGTGCTGTAAAAGAAGTCATAAAGAACCCGGAATTCTTAAAAAAATTACTATGCGTTGCACTGGTAATTGGATTTTTCCAATTTATGCTTATCGCAGGGCCTTTTATCGTAGCAATCGCTATGCCCGGAAGTATTTTTTCCGCTGTAAAAGATGCTTTTAATCATAAAGAAGAGAATGTCTTGGAAGGATGGGACATGAGCGATGCGGATGATTCCTTAAAAACAACAGCAAACGGGTTTTATGATTACCTGTCAAGCGAAGGAACCGAGTCAGAACAGTCATTTTTTACATCGAACACGGCAGATTACGGAGACAGCCCTTCAACAGATGCTTTTTGGGGGGAATCCAATCTTCAGATAACAGCTTTGGATAAGTATTTCAGAAAATCTTATAAGAATGCCGCAACCAGAGCAAACAATAAATACGATGACTTAGTAGATGAAGATGCTCTTACGCAGCAAGCGCTCGATGATGGAATTGAAAGCAGTGATTATGTCAAGTTTGTCACCAATAACATGACAACCGATGATAATAAAGGCTTCCAAAGAGTTTCTTTTTACATCATGGCATTGGATTCTTATAAATACACAACCAGCAACGATGAAACACAAGAAGATGCTGATACAGAACGCTTAAAACGAATGATAAAAAAAGCAAAAGAAATCAGCCCTAATGGTCTTCTTGATGATGCTATTACGGCACTTTCTGCATTGGGTATCAATATTGATTTAGGTAGCGATAAGCTATGGGTCGTAAGTACAGACACTACATATGATGATGTACAAGATGTTGTCGGTTACGAAACAATCAAAGAGTGGGTTGTAGATAAATATGACAAAAATGGTAAACCAGTAAAAGGTCACGAAGAAGATACAGGTGAAATAGACCCCCAGCGTCCCATCATGAAAATGGTTCGTACATACACCACAACAATATCTCTTGAATTGAACTCAAATATTAGAAATTCGCTTTATGAGAGTTATGGAATTGACCCAACAGAAAACATTGGTAACCACAGTGATGCTTTTAAAAGCACGGAAAGCCCTAACTATTCAACAACAGAAAACCTAAATGGAAAAACTATGACTGCTGCTGATATTATCGAACAGCAGGTGGAACAGTACATGGAAGTATATAATGTTCCCAGAACAGCCGGAGGAACTGGCACAGAAATCGGAACTATTGGCCCAGGTGGTTCTGGTCAAGTCAGTAATATGTCTGATGAAGAAATCCAAGCAATTCTGGCAGCAACTAACAACGGTAATTATACACCCAAACAACAAGCGCTCGTGAGTAAATTGCAGGAAGCATTAAATAGTCCTCTTGGTCTGACAGGATATATGAAGAGTATTGGTTGTACTGTCGCCACAAATTATTGTCAGGCTTTCGTTGCAGATTTCTATTCTAAATGTGGTCAAGCGCGTATCAGCTTCGGCTCCGCAATCAACGCATATAACACAAGCGCTATTTGTAAGAAAGGACAGCAGGGTTACGATACACCCCCTGATGGTGCATCTGTGTATATAGGCGCAAACCATGTTGGTATTTACATCGGCGGCTGTGTCATCGACAGTGTCTATGGACAAATTCAGGTAATGCCATTTGAAAAGTGGAAGAGCCAAAAATACTACCAAAGTGGTGGCGGCTACTTGGGTTGGGGCTTCAATGGATGGGATGTCTCGTAATGCTGACCAAAACACAAAAATGTGGTATAATATATACATAGGAAGGAAGTGAGTACGCGATAATTCGCGTAAAATTATGAAAAAAAGAACAAATCCTATTGCGATTGTTGCAGCAATCATTGCAGTTATCGTTATTATTCTTGTTTTCGTTGGCATGAATCGTCACAAAGATGATGCCAATCATCAGAATAATGAGTCCGTTACGTCGTCCGCAGAAAGCGAAAGCGACGGCTCAGACATGGCAAGTGCTGAAACTGCAAGTGGCATCGATAACAGTGACATTTCTACCTCGCTCCCCGGAAATATTGGAAAAGAAGTTTTAGAATCTGATGATACGAAAGATTCTGAGCGTGCGAAGGCGAATGTAGTTGCAGAAGCAACCAATATCCCGGACGGAAGCGACGCTTCTTTCGTAGAGTTCTCGTATGAAAATCCGGAAAGTTCTGATGTATTTCGATACGATAAGAGATACGTGCATATGCTGGACAAATCGTACTTTGATTTACAAAAAGAGCGGCAAGAGAAATACAACCTAACATTGGCATCGTCCAGTGACGGGAATCCATACATGGTTTTTGGCGGGAATTGCTACGTTTATGACGGAACAGATGAAAATGGCAATGCAAAAAAATACATCATTTCCGGTGCCGATGTGGTCGAATATGATGGAACATTGAATCCGTTTAATACACATCCAATTCTTCGCAAAGAAAACACCTGTGAACGCATTTATCTTTTCGACGATGAAACAAAGAAAAACGAGTTCTTGGAACGCCGCGCACAAGGAAAAGAATTTCTTCAAAACGGTTCAACTGACAATGAGTGGAAAGTCATTTTGAACGGAGAATATCTGCCTGATGCGTACCCCATTATCGATGATAACGGGAATTTAAACCTGTCTTTGGTACAACTGGCAACTGCCTACAATCCCCTGTTTACAAGAACGGATAAGAATTACGTTTATGTGGCTACTGATTGGGGGCTGTATTCTGTGCCTAGCACAGAGTCCGACCAAGCTGCAAAGGGAAGCTGTGACTTCTCTAAAGATGAAGACGGCAATGATGTCTATTACGTCACCGATATGGGATTTGGCGGAGTATCTGGTTCGTATGGTGTAGCAGCTAAAGCACCCAAAACGAGAGAGTATTATTGGGTCACGCCGGATGATTTAAACACAATTCTTGGCTGGACAGTTTCCATTAAGGGTCGTGTTATCAGCGTGTGCAGCAATCCGCTTGATGATTCTGACTTAACAGGTGTTATTCAGAAAGTTTCTAAAACATACTACGACCTCAACGGGAACGTCATCACCGACCAAGAATAAGACAAAACATAAATCGATGTTTCTGTGAAAAAATCTATTCGTTATTTCGTAAAGAAAAACATATAGCAATTCAAAATCATTCGATATATACTTATTATAAGCGAATAGTATATAAGCACATTCCCCCTCGGAGTAATTCGAGGGGAATTTTTTGTTGTTTTTTACAGCAAGAGTGTGCTGACGGCATCAAATGAGGAAGATTACCAAATGAGTAGTTATATGTTGATTCACGGAGATTGCATGGATTCATTCGGGCTGATTCATGACCATTCTGTCAATCTCGTTCTGGCTGACCCACCATACGGAATAACGCAAAACACATGGGATGTTGTGCTGCCGTTTGATGATTTTATCGAATGCGACGGAAAAAATCTCAATTATGAGAAATATTTACTGCATTGCTTCAAAAAGAACATTCCCTACAAGGACGCCAACGAGGAATGGAATAAAAGAAAACAACAGGGAATTTGGTCACAACTGGACAGAATACTTGCCGATAGGGGAGTGGTGATTCTTTTCTCGGCCGGGATTTACACGAAAACATTGATGGAGTCCATTACGATTCCTTGGAGATACAATCTTATCTGGCAGAAGACAACTCCGGTTGGATTTCTAAACGCAAACCGAATGCCGCTTCGAGCACATGAAGACATTCTTGTTTTCTACAAGAAACTGCCGACCTATAATCCCCAAAAGACAACAGGACATCCGAGAAAGGTCTCAACGGTCGAACATAAACGAAATTCTAAGATGACAGAGGATTACGGGAAATACGCAGCAAAAGGTTATGACAGTACCGAACGATTTCCCACGAGCGTGCTGACATTCGCTACTGATAAACAGAAATATGCGGCGCACGGCACACAGAAACCGGTGGCATTGTGCGAGTGGCTTATCAAAAGCTACACAAACGAAGATGATACCGTTCTCGACTTCTGTATGGGAAGCGGCTCGACAGGCGTAGTAGCGAACAATACGAAAAGGAATTTTATTGGCATCGAAAAGGATGCCGATTTTTTTGATATTGCAAAAAAGCGGATAGAGCTTTGAGGAACGATTATGAGCTTTGATATACTTGGCAAAGACATTGCTGTATTATTCATATTGGCAGTAATATTTGGCGTTGCTACATATTTTTATGTGTTGCACAAAGGGAAAAAGGAAAAAAGAACAGCAAGCATAGAGGATAAAATTATTCTTGGTTTCGAGGTTCTTGCGTTCTCTTTCACATTTTTTATCTTTTTCCCTTTAGTAATCGAAGACGTGTTTGATGCCGATGGAAGCAATTCTGCCTTGTGGCATAATCTCGCCGCAATAATTAGCTATGCTGGTGCAGCGTTTTATCTTTTCTGTGGTCAAATTAGTGGTGACTATTTTATAATACAAAAGTTTTTGAAAAAACATAAAAAACATAAAACAAGAGCTCAAAAAAAGAGATGGAAACGGAAAAAATAAGTAGAAAGCATTCTGTGCATTTAAAAATTAAAGCCGAGCAGTAAAGAAAAAGAAATATTCGACTCCTCCGATGTTACAGCATGGGGGGGTATTTTTTTAGGGTATTGCAAAAATGGGTGGTTTGAATAAAACCATTTGGTTTTACAAGTATCCGGGATATCGAAATCCTAAACGCAATTTCCCCGGCTGTGCGCATAAGAGGTGAAAAATGCAAACTGCACTGACTTTTGTGGCAATACTTACTATGGCGATGCTGCTCTTTTGCGGAACGCGGCCTGCATTTATCCTTTTGGTTGTTCTTGCTGTAGTATCAGCGGTCTGCTACATTGTGGTTTCCTATATTTTGCGAAAGAAAGCTGACGAAAAGGACGCAAAAGACGCAGTGCTGCAAAAGAAAATCGCAAATTGGCGTAAAGTCCGGCGTAGGCAGCTCAGAAGTAATTCCGATAGCGATGATATGTTCGACGCCTGTGGCGTAACGCAAGACCTGCAATTGTCTCTGGAAGAGGATGAGCAATTCTGTGAGAAGAAGCACGAAATAGAGGAGCTGGAAACTCAAATCAGCTTGTGGAATCGAATCGGATATGTTTCCAAACACCTGCTGAATAGCTGCGTAATCCTTGTTTGCCTCTTGGCATTTTCGTCTTTCATCGCTTTTGCATATAGCTATGTATGTCGTTTGTGGAGATAAAGGAGCTATATATGCCAGAAACAAAAAGTATGGGTAAATTTCACCAAAACCTACTCAACGACTGGGACTATGTGAATAACACAGACATTGACCCGATGCAGGTGTCAGCTTCCAGCACAGAGGTCGTCCACTTGGTCTGCACTAAGTGCGGGCGCAAGTGGGAGGCATCCATCAGCGACAGGGTACAGGGCAAGGCAGACTGTTCGATTCGGAAATACCACTATATGTTTTCGCACTACGACCAATAAAAAGCATCTTAAACACACGCGTGCGTTCGATAAATGTACGCGTGCGTTTTTTGTGCATTTCCGCGTATTTATCGCTCATCTTTTGTGAGGAGGAGAGACCGTGGCTCAACCGATTCAGGCTGTTCAGATTTATTATGAGCATCCATTTGGTGCTGAAAGAGAAGTGTTGAGAGAGTTCTTCTCCTTTGTTGGCTGCTTAGTAAAAACGACTATGATACCGGTAGAAACTATGCTGGAGAAGCACAAATCGCTTGTCAATCCGGAAAGTGAGCGAATCACACATCTGTTTCTTACAGACCGACCACCGGAAGGCATTGTACTATCAAAAAACGAGATGTGGTGCAGCTTTCGTATCTTGAAGCGAGAGCTGACAATAAACGGAAAAGCAATTCTGCGCAACGCTGACCAGAAGATTTCTGCTGAACAATTCGAGAAGGCAGCGCTTGATGTGATTATCCGCCGTATTTGGAAGGATGAGGGAGCAGAGACACAAAGTCTTTTGCACATCAACGCTGCTTTCTGGCAGCTCGACCTATTTGCGTTTCTACAAATTTTCTATTAGAGAAAAGCGAAAAAGAATGTCTGCAATCAAAAGAATGGCAGTAAAAGCGTCTCGAACGATTGAAACGAGACGGCTTCCGTTGCTGTCAGTATAGACGTCTCACGATATCCAAGCACATTACTACATGAACAAGTTGATTCCGGTGCCTGACGAGATGGCGAGAAAATACCGGTATGTGACAAGCCTCGATGAGTTACTGGCGATTCTGAACGATAAATAATTGATTTTTGCGCCTCCGATGTTACGACATCGGAGGTTGTTTTTAGAAGGAGAAAAATGTGACAAAGCAATACAACGATGAGCTAAAACGAGCACCAGCAGGCAAGAAGTATATATATGTTATCACCGAAACAGAAACTGGGAAAATGTATATTGGACAGACCCGAAACTTCCACAAACGTATGTGTTCGCACAGAAACTGTGGATACAGTCAGCATAGTGCAATCGATAGAGTCATTCAAGAAAAAGGCGTAGATGCGTTTGAGTATGAAGTTTTGGAGCTGTGTACCGAAGATGAAGCTGATGAAAGAGAACGCTATTGGATAGAGAAAACAGACTCATGCAACGAACAAAAAGGCTTCAATATATTTAAAGGTGGTCAAAAGAGTTTTTCGGACGAAAGTTATGCTATGCTCGTTGAAATGCTTCAACAAGGAATGACATTAAAAGATGCGTGCGATGCCATGAACACATCATCTACTTCTGCAAGACGCGAAATTAAAAGACGAGGCACGAATTTATCAGAAATTCGAAGTTTGGCGGCCGAGCACAAGCATCTGCGCCGTAAAAGTGCTCACAGAAAAGAAATCAATATAACTGATGTATTGAAGATGTACCAAGATGGTATGACCTCAAAAGAAATAGCAAGCCACTATGATATGAACCCGTCAGCTTTTTACCGTAGATTGAAGGAAAATGGGCTGAGTGCCAGAGCGATTGTTCAGCCAAATTACGGAACAGCGTCCACTTTGTTTGATAAAGATAAAGCTATTTCGATGCGTAAGGATGGATATACCGCTCGTGAAATAGGTGCGACTATGGGGTTACCAAGATACACGGTAGAGAGACTTCTTCGGGAGTCAGGGTGTTCCGTATCCTCGATTGTAGATGAAGAAACTGCTGATAAAAGAAGAAAAAGAAGCGAAAAACGAAGTCAAAACGGGAATTTTGATTACGAAATGGTTATAGACTTTTTAAGAGAAGGCTACAAAACCAAAGAAATTGCTGATTTGATAGGGATGTCAAGTGCGCATTTGACGACAAAACTCAAACAAAACGGATTTGATATAAAAAATATAACCCCGCTTATAGTTTGTGATGAAACCAAGGAAACATTCTCCACGATAATGGAAGCATCTAAGGCGTATAACATAAACTACTCATCACTGCGAAAATGCTTTGATAAAAGGCAGGGTTATTGCGGTGGTTATCATTGGCATAAAGAGAAGCGGGAATTTTGACTCCTCCGATGTTACAGCATCGGGGGTTTTGTTTTTGGAGGATACGGAGATGGCAAAGAACGACAACCTTCATAAGGCAAAGGACGCTAAGAACGACGAGTTCTATACCAGAATTGAGGATGTTGCAGAGGAACTGCGACACTACAAAAAGCATTTCGCGGGCAAGGTCGTATTCTGCAACTGCGATGACCCGACTTGGTCTGCTTTCTGGCGTTACTTCCATCTGAACTTTTCTGAACTTGGTTTGAAGAAACTCATCGCAACGCATTACGACCACACTGAACCTACTTACAAGATGGAGTACGAGGGCGGCGACGATAATGATGTAGAAATCGGAGTAAGGACTCCGCTGGAAGGCAACGGCGATTTCCGCAGTCAAGAATGCCTTGATTTGCTGGATGAGTGCGATATCGTAGTAACAAATCCTCCATTTTCCCTTGCAAGAACCTATGTCCAGTATCTGCGTGAGCACAGCAAACAATTTATTATCATCGGGGACCTCAACTGGATTACTTACAAAGAAATTTTCCCGATGTTGAAAGACAACGAAATCTGGCTGGGATACTCTTCTGTAAAAGAGTTTACGCAACCAGACGGGACAATCAAGAAGTTCGGAAATAAATTGTGGTATACCAATCTTGATATCCAGAAGCGCCACGAGAAACTGATTCTCTGGCAGAAATACTATGACGATGACGGGAATCCACTGCCGGATGTTGGAGAGAGGTATCCATCGTTTGACGAATTGGAAAATGTCATAAATGTAAATAAAGTATCCGATATTCCCGTGGATTACAAGGGCTTTATGGCAGTTCCAATCACATTTTTGGATAAATATAATCCGGACCAATTTGAACTCATTGATGCATTAAATAGATACACTATACTTGACTATTTCCAAATTAACAATAGTATACAAGAACGTCATTCTCATTGTTGCAATATTAAAGGAAAAGCAACTTATTATAGAATCGTTATTAGGAGAAAAAAATGGATAGGATTGAAGTATGGACCGATGTCATAACCTCCGTCGGAGTGATTATATCGCTGATTTTTGGTCTTATTGGAATTGTGTTTACACAACAACAAATTTCTTTGTCCAATAAGCAAGCGTTGTTCGATAAAAGGTACGAATGCTATAGATTACTTACACATATTCACTCTCTTTGTGAGCACAACTTACGGCTTATAAATACCGGGAAAAAAGAACGCTGTATGGCAGTTGATTTTGTGGCATCTCTTTTGACTAACTCTGTTGATTTTTATAAAATGACGAATGTTTTTAACAATGACGCTTCGCAAACCGATAAGGCAACTTTTTTGTCAGGGGTAGAGTTCCTGCAAGACAAATCATTACAGGCAAGTTTTTTGTTCCCTAAGGAACAAGCTGATTTTATCGCAAATTATTTTAGTAACTATAGCAATCTACTAAATGAACTCCATAAATACAAGTGCCTTTTGGACAATATAAAAGATATTCCCAAGTATATGATAGGAACATCATCCCAAATAGCAGAGGAACAACGAAAAATGCTTCACGGGGAATTGGCTGATGAGTTATTAAACAATATTGACGCTTACAAAGGCAAGTTGGAAGAGTTAAACGAGATATACTCGAACAACATTGCATTTCTTAGCGCATATATGACACTTATTTCGATGTAAAATTTCGATGTAAAGCCTCGATGAATTGCTGGCATTTTTAAACGATAAGTTATTGATTTTGAGACCTCCGATGTTACGGCATCGGGGGCTTTGTTTTTGGAGGATAGGAAGATGGCAAAGAACGATAACCTGCATAAGGCAAAGGACGCTAAGAATGACGAGTTCTACACCAGAATCGAAGATGTCGCGGAGGAACTGCGGCACTACAAAAAGCATTTCGCAGGCAAGATTGTATTCTGCAACTGTGACGACCCGACATGGTCTGCCTTTTGGCGGTATTTCCACCTGAACTTCGCTGAGCTCGGCTTAAAGAAGCTGATTTCTACGCACTATGACCGTATAGAACCCACCTATAAAATGGAGTACGAGAGCGGGGATGACAACAATGTAGAAGTCGGAGTCAAGACTCCGCTAGAAGGAAATGGTGATTTCCGAAACAGGGAATGCCTTGACCTGCTGGATGAGAGCGATATCGTGGTCACAAATCCACCGTTTAGCTTATTTCGCGAGTATGTTAGCACACTGATGGAGCACGGCAAAAAGTTCATCATCTGGGGCAACAACAATGCCATTACATACAAAGAGTTTTTCCCGTTGCTGAAGGAGAACATGGTATGGCTTGGTTATACCGCAAACAAGACCTGCGCTTTTAGGGTTGCAGAAGGCTACCGTTTCGATGAAAAGCTTACAGCGCAGTACAATGACGGATTCAAGTATGGTAAAGTGCCGGCCATTTCCGTGTTCACCAACCTCGACATCCAGAAGCGACACGAGAAGTTGATTCTCTGGCAGCGGTACTATGACGATGACGGAAATCCTCTGCCGGATTCGGAGGAGAGGTATCCACACTACGATAACTATGATGCTATCAATGTAGACAGAGTTGCGGATATTCCGGTGGATTATAAGGACGTTATGGGTGTGCCGATTACGTTCTTGGATAAGTATAATCCGGAGCAGTTTGAGATTGTTGGCATGTCAGCAACAGCTGAAACGATGGATACGCCAGTACAACTTGGAGATGATTTTATAAAAGAATATCGTCGGCAAGGAGGAACAGGACATTTTTCGCCAAATATGTATGGCGTATGCTATTTTGATTCACGAGGAAAAGCAAAGGTGCCATATGGGCGTATTCTCATTAAATCAAGGAAAGAAGCAATTTAATATGGATATGATGAAGCTGGTGCAAGAATACAACGATAAATTGAAAAACAATTCCAATGACATTTCCTGCCTGCTATTTGCCTTACAAGTTCCAAGTATTTGCTCTCGTATCGAATTCCCAAAAACGGACGAAAACACGGGCAGAGCCGATGAAGGGAAATTATATCGTTCGGACGGAAGACCTTACGATGCAAACATGTACAAAGCGTGGTTGCGAAAGCATTATGATGATTTCGAGGATATCTATTACGGGGCACTGACATTGAACTCCTTCTGTGACAATCTTTACGCACTGAGAAATCAAGTTACACATGAGGGAGTTTTAATGGCGAGTAAAAATAAATTCTATTTTACCGAACGCAACAATGCCATGTGTGTCGGTGAATTTGTTTTTATTCCAATGAAAAGACTTTGTGAAAATATGTTTAGAGCTGCATACCACATGCTGTTTAACAGGCATGAGCATATCAATATAACATTATTTAGAGATATGGTGATACCATCAGAGATTTATCACAGAATATCAAATGATGTTGCATCCTTGTATGATTCATTTTGGGACAACCGTTCAGAAGAAGATAATGACTTAATTGTTATTTATGAACATATCATCTTTGATAACCAGAATATGAAAGATGACATTGATAAGTTCTTTTCTGAAAACCCTGATGCTGTTTTTGAGATTTGGAATTTTGGAAGCAAATACGGACATATTCTTGGTGCAGAAAAATTTATACACCAAAAGTATGATGAACAAAAATCCTCTGTCTGCCTTGATTTAAAAAGGCCAACGGATGTACTTCGATTAAACAAAGAACAATATGAACGAATGCTGCAGGTGGCGGAGGAACTTGAGGAGTTTTCAAATACTCATCCGTTTGATATAACAAAATATGTAAAGGAGTAACTACTTATGAAAATCACAGAAACAAAAATCAAGGTATCTGACCTTGTCGAGAACTACAAGGACAATGGTGATGGCGGCGTCTTTGGCTACAATGACCGTCTTACGATTCGCCCGTCCTTCCAACGAGAGTTTATCTATGGGGAGAAGCAGCGTGCAGCCGTTATTGACTCCGTAATGAACGGATTTCCTCTGAACGTCATGTACTGGTCTAAGACCGGAGCAGACACTTACGAGGTCCTTGATGGGCAGCAGCGTACTGTTTCTATCGCGCAGTACATCAACAAAGATTTTTCTATCAAAATCAACGGCAACGACAAGTTTTTCCAGAACTTAACCAACGAAGAAAAGCAGGCAATTCTGGATTATGAACTGACGGTCTATGTCTGTGAAGGCACGGAAGCTGAAAAACTGGAATGGTTTAAGCGTATCAACATCGCTGGCGAGGTATTGACTCCGCAGGAGCTGCTGAACGCTACTTATACGGGTCCTTGGCTGGCCGATGCGAAGAACTACTTCTCGAAACGCAACTGTGTTGCTGCGAAAATGGCTGACGGATACCTGAAAGGCAACCCGATTCGACAGGAGCTGTTGGAAAAAGCACTGGCTTGGATTGCTGACCGCGACGGCTTGGAATCCGGGCAGATGTACATGGCGGTTCACCAGCATGACGAGGATGCCAATGACCTCTGGCTTTACTTCCAGTCTGTCATCAACTGGGCTAAAATGCTGTTCCCGACGAAGCGGAAGGGAATTACGGATGCACAGGCATGGGGACTGCTCTACAACAAGTACCATGCAAAGCAGTACAACAGTAATGCTCTGGAAGCTGACATCAAAAAACTCGTGATGGACGATGATGTGACGAAAAAGGCAGGCATTGTCCCGTTCATCCTCTCTGACCGCACTTGGCGCGATGAAAAGCACCTGTCCCTTCGTGCGTTCACTGAATCTCAGAAACTCCGTGCCTATGAGCGGCAGGGTCACAAGTGCCCCTTGTGCGTTGCAAATGGCATCAACACCGAGTACGCCTTTGAGGATATGGAAGGTGACCACATCATTCCTTGGAGTAAGGGCGGACATACCACGGATGACAACCTGCAGATGCTGTGCAAGGAATGCAATTCGGCGAAGTCGGATAAGAATTTTGCTTTATAAGAAGATATAAAGTTTGATATAAGAATTATGTTAGGTTTTGTTTATTAAAAGGAGAGAAATAATAATGAAATTGAAAGAATCAAAATTATACAATGAATTTAGAGAAGAACTTGCGAAGGAGCACGTAGATGATAATTTTGTGCTTTGTAATACAAAATCATTAAATGGTTGTAATCTCATGGCAGCAGTCGATAAGTGTATCTCTTCACTATTTAATTCAAGAAAGAATGGCAATTATCTGTTTGAAGAATATATTTTATTAAAACTAAATACGGTATCAATGCCTTTTGGCTATAATAAAGGTGACGCTGCATTTTCGAAAATGTTGGAATACGTAAAATTATTTTTCGACAGTTTTTTAACTTGTTTTGCAGCAATTATAGTAAGCAGCGAAATAATCAAACAAAGCAATGCGGAATCGATTGTAAACAGTATGATTATATATGCATTATCATGCGTTTTAATAAATATATTTTTAACTGCGGTAAAATACGCTTTGAATGCATGGAAAAAAGATTGTACTCGCGTTATATTTACAACTGTATTGCAAGAGTCATTTGCAATCATTATTGGCGAAATGATAACAAAGAAAGAAATAAGAGAAATGAAAGACGAAGAACTACAAGAATTTACTGAATGGGCACTAAAAATAATATTTAACAAAAACGAAAAGAAAGAGGATAAAATAAAATGAAAAAAGGAAAAAGTAATTTTGCAATAATAACCGCTGTGATATTGTTATTTACATTAGCTGGGTGTTCAAATACTACATATACCACAGTATATTATGGAGAGCGTCCTCAAATTGCAACACCAGAATCGGCGCAAAATGATTACGATTACATTGATTACTATTGCAATAATAAATGGTATACAGACGAATTGCTATGGTATGAAATTATTGATAATGGCGAAAATATCAGATTCACAACAATAGAAGATAGTGAAACAATACAACAACATTATACAAGTATGAGCAATGTACACCTTTTCACAAAAAGCGAATAAAAGATGAATTAGAATGATAACTAAAAATGTTATTTTTATAGTAACTTAAAAAGAACAGCATTGACAAAACAACAATACAGATTAAAGGTAATGAGAAAAATATATACTATTCAAATAACACATTACATTAAGAATATATCGTGAATAAACATGCTTTAGATTTTTGGATTTGCTTTCATCTAAATACAATTCGATTTGAAAGAAGATAATAAATATGAAAACAAAGTTTAAAATAGTTAATGCAAAACTAGAAAAGTTGACAAATAACAAAAGAAAAAATTTGAATCTACAAAAAAGCAATACATGGATATATATAATAATATGTATTTTTTTCATAAGAACAATTCTAACTCCATACACAAATTTATTGAAAATAGCATACGATTCCATACAGATTACATACATATTTGCTATTATCGTTCTAACAAAAAAAACTGCCAACATTGAAGAAAAACAGTTTCAATTACTAACAAATAAAAAAGCCAATGTTATAATAAGACACAATGTTAATCTTTTGGAAGAAATGACACTAGAAGGAAAAATGAAAGCGCCAATCAAAATTGATATTTCAAACTGTGGTAATGATACAGCAACAAATATAGCTATATCAATAAATAGAATAGAAATACCACAGATTTCTTTCTTATTACCCAACGAAATTAAAAGTGTATATATTGGAATGGTAGATATTTCAAATCACAAAATAACGTTAGTTACAGGATATGAATTTCCAATTGAAAAATCAAATACATTACATATGAATATTCAAGAAATAAAAAATACAAACAATAAATTGATAATTCCAATAGCTATAACCACTGACAATAAATAAAGAAAATAAATTATAATATTGACTTTTTTTAACAATGTCATTATAATTTAAAATCATAACAAATAAAAAAGCCCTCCATTGCAATGAATATAATTGCAATGGAGGGCTTTTTTATTTTAGTTAACCAATAGGGCAAAAAAAGGAGTTTACCAAAATGAGTTACCTAAATATCTCCAGTTTCATAGAAGCAGGAAAAAAGTCATTAGAAGAAAATAATTATTGGAGTGCATTATCAATAGCGTTGATGTTACCCAGTATGTGTTCCAGATTAGAATATGAGGGAAATAAAGAATACCAAAAGCAAAGAGGTGAAATGAAAGATAAAAAATGCTATATAGATTGGTGTGATAAATATTTATCTAAAGATAAATGGTTAACTGATATATTTGGAGAAAATAGTTCTAAAATTTTATATGATTTAAGATGTGATATTGTCCATGCTGGACACGCAAATTCAAATAAAGAGACAATTTTTTCATTTGGGAACAATTGCTCTAGCACAACTTTTCCTAAGTACAAAATAGTCAACATAAAAACGCTATGTGATAGAATATTTTGTAGAGTAAGTGCATGGTACAATCAATCCGATTTATTAAATATGAAATATACACGCACATTTGATATGACTAACAGCGATGACGTACTGTTGTATCGGAAATTGTGCGAAGAAGAAAGAGCAAAACGCTTGATGGAAGACTTCAAAAAAGAAAATGAAAACAAATAAAGCTGTATATAATGGTCTACGAAAAAATCTATTCGATTTTTCGTAAAGAAAACCATATAGCATAGCGCAAAAATCAGTATATAATGAATATAAAGATAAGTGTACTCAGAAACACTTATCTCCGCAAAGTCTTGTTCGAGTTCACACATCGGACAAGGCTTATTTTTTATGTTCAGAAAGGAGTGTGGGAGAAACATGGTGATGATTTGTTTCTCTTTCATCGCACACAGGAGGTGTTGACGCGTGAAAGAAAAGATAACAAAACTCAAAGACTGGTATAACAGTCTGAATTCCACAAAGCAAAAGCTGGTCAAATACGGTATTATCGCTTTTCTGAGTTCGTTCCTTGGCGGATACTTTGCAGAAAGTGCTTATAGAGTATCTACGAACGGGTTACTGGGAGCTGATAATGCCAGCATCAATTTTCTGCTTTGCCCAATCTACGCACTTATCAGAGCGAACGGTCTGATTTACACCTTCATTATTACGTTAGCCATTTCCGGCTTCCTATTTATAATGGAGTTCAGAAACCAAGACCTTGCGAAGGAAGCGCATGAGGATGACAGAGGTGTTGCAGTCGCCGCGAATCCTCTTTATGGTTCCGCTGACTGGATGCAACCGGAAGAAATCCATAAGCATTTCGAAATCGGCCCAGTCAAAGATGTAGAAGGAATTATTCTCGGCCAGTTGGATAAAGAAGGCAAGGAAGCCATTTGTTTGGCAAACAACTCTCCCGGCAACAGAAACATCATGATTTTCGGTTCTCCGGGTTCCGGTAAGTCCTACGGCTTTGTTCGGTCTGCTGTATTCCAGTCAGTTAAGAATCAAGCCTCCATGGTAATTACTGACCCCAAGGGCGAAATTCACAATGATATGCACAAGTTCCTTTTGGATAACGGATACGAAGTAAAGCTGTTCGACCTTGTTGACCTGCTGTATTCCGATTCTTGGGACTGCGTATCCGAAATCATTGACCCTAAAACAGGCAATGCAAACGAACTGCGTATTGCCGAATTTGCAGATGCTATCATGAAGAACTCCGGTGAAGGCGATGAGTTCTGGGACGGCGGCGAAGCCAACCTTTTGAAAGCTATCATCTTCTATCAGGCATATCGAAATGAAAGCGCCAAAGTAGAAAAGTTCACCAAGTCTATTATTGAACTCTGCAAAGACCTCTCTATCGACAGCAATGACTGCCAGCAGTTCATTACTATCATTCAGGATGAATCTACTATTATGAATGATAAGTATTACTGCGTAAGAGAACTTGCAAAGAGAAAGGCCGAGCAAGACCTCGAAAACGGGCAGCGCGACAGCGCTATCGATGCCTCGTTGACCGGTGATGAATATGTATCGGCATGGGTCGAAAAGTACATCGCAGACATCGATGACTGGGTAGACCGCCGCGCACCGCTTCATATCGATGAAATTTATCGTCTGCTTTTGAACAACGACCTTGCAAAATGGGAAGAGTGTTTCAAGGACATTCCTCTGGATAATCCCGCACAGCTTGCATGGTCAATCTTCAAGCAGAACTCTGATAATGCAAGACCTCAGTTCATCACAGGACTTGGTCAGCGCATGCAGCTGTTCCAGATGCGCGATTTGCGCCGTATTCTTCGCAACAAAGATATCGACCTTGCTTCGATTGGCGACCATCCTTCTAAAAAGAAGACGGCCTTGTTCTGCGTTATGTCTGATAAGAGTGCAGCCATGAAGCCTATTACTTCTTTGCTGTTCAACTTCCTGTTCAAGGATATTTCCGACGCAGCAGATACCTATGGCCCCAAGACCCGTAATACAGTAAACATGATTCTGGACGAGTTCGTTAACATCGGTATGATTCCGAACTTTGAAGTTCTGATTTCTACCGTTCGTTCTCGTAAAATCGGTATCTTTATGATTTGCCAGACATACTCACAGCTGCAGGAAACCTACGGTGAGACAAATGCCGAGACCATTATCGGTTGCTGTGATACTTTGTTGTGCCTTGGCGTTAACGATAAAACGACTGCTGATTTTATTTCTTATAAGAGTGGTGTCATGACAGTCGTATCCAAGAGCGTCAAGGACAATCGTCCTACGGTTCTTGGATATCGTCCTATGAATCAGGGATATTCCTTATCTCTTGGCGAAGGCAAGCGTAATGTCATCAACCCCGATGAAGTTATGGCAATGCCTTTTGAGAATGTTTTGCTTTTCAGACAGCACGCAAAAGTGCTGAAAGCCAACAAGTTTGGTTATAACCTACATCCGATGTTCAAGGAGTTTGCCGTCAAGAACGAAAAGGGCGAACTCGAACTTGAACAGATGCCTATCATCAGCCTTCTGCCCAGCCGCAAGAAATATGCAGCGACAGAAGACAGAGACGCATTCAGTGCCGGTACCAACAAAGTTAAGACGGGTGCCGATTTCTTGAGTGTGGCAGCAAGCAATCAGGAAATCGCTTCTACACAGAGCACGGAGAGATTCCGTCAACAACAGAAGCGTACCGAGATTCCGTCTGCTGCCGATATGATGAGCAGTACCGTAAAGACTGAAACAAACACAGCATGGAAGGGGACTGCTACTCAGTCCAAGAAGAAAAACAAGTTTGGCATCTAATCCCCTTATATAACGCGCAAGACCTTATCCGTTTTTGGATAAGGTCTTTTTCTTTTGTTATTACCGTCCCCACACGGTAATGTATATAAATTTCTATTTACAGAAAGGTAAAGTTTATCATGGAAGATACTATGAATCTGAATACTCCCGAAGTGGCTGAGGCTGCTGTCGAGACCCCCGTTGACGAAGAGGCCGCTTTCGCCAATACCGCCGAAGAGGTTGCTGCCAATCCCGATTTCGTTGCCGCCGACACCGCTTCCAATGAAGAAGATGGTGATGCTAAGACTGAGGCCGTTGACGAAGATGCTCCCGAGGAGGACGCAGAAGCTGCTCCTGAGCGCCGTCTTCCCAAACTGGGCCGTTATGTCGATTCCGGCAACGACCTGATTGAAGCACAGATGCCCGATATGGTTCAGGCTTCCGATGAGGACGAAATGCGTCGTGCTATCCGTCAGCATCGCGTTCTGTATGCAAAGGTCGTTGCTATCGAGCCCATGGGCGATGGCATCAAGATTGTTGCAAAGCGCAATACCATGCGTGTCGTGTTTGTCCCTGAAGATTTCTTCAAGTACAGCCTGATGAAGGATATGGATGGTCTGAGCAACGAAGAGAAGACCATTCGCTACAAGCGCAAGGCCAACCGCATGCTCGGCGCTGTCATTTCCTTCATCCCCCGCGATGTCGGTTACTTCACCGATGACTTCGGCACTCGCATTCCTTTTGCCGTTGGTTCTCGCGCCGATGCTCTGGCTCAGCTGCAGAATCGCTACTTCTTCCGCGCCACTCCTCAGACTCGTGTCGAGGTCGGCAGCACCACTACCGCCAGCGTTCTGTCCTGTGGCCCCCGCTATGTCATCGTCGAGGCTTTTGGTGTTGAAGTGAGCATGGGTACCGGCGCACTGTCTGCATTCGAGTATATCGAAGATGCCTCCAAGAGTTTCAAGGTCGGCATGGGTATTCCTGTCGCCGTCGAGGCACTGGAAGTGGATGCTCGCGCAAAGACTGTCAACATCCGCGTCAGCCATTCTCTGCTGGAGCGTATGTCTGCCAAGGTTGAGGGTGTCAGCGAATCCATGATTGGTGGTCGTTATCTGGCTACCATCGTCAACGTCACCGACAAATACTACCATGTGGTTCTCGATGGCCTGAAGATTCGCGGCGTTATCCCCAAAACCCAGAACATCTCCAACGAGATGCTGATGATTGGCGACAAGGTTTCTATGCTGGTTCGCTACATCAACAAGGAACAGGCGCTGGTCATCGGCGGCTGCCATAAGATTTAACCGAAACGCCCACTAACACAATCACTTAGTTTGGTTCCGGAGGATGGTGGGGTCCTTCGGAACCTGTTGCTTATAAAAATTGGATGCCTCCACGTGGCAAGCAACGGGCAACATTACGCCACACCGTAATGGCTAAATCCAAAGAACTTTGAAAACTCAGATTTCTTCAACATCAACACTTTTATCCTTAGAGATAAAGCGACGGCAAACACAACCGGACTCAGCAATAGCACGGTCCTCCTCATCCAGATGGCTGCAGCTCTCCTCGCGCCAGCTTTCGTCGGCCATCATAACATCCTCGAAACTAACAGTATTATTCATCATATCATTCATCATCGTAGTAAACTCCTCTTTGTTTCTATACTTATATTATACCACAAATCCGTGTAATAGTCAACTGCGACAGAGGGGAAGAAGGGAGATATATTAAATATGGGGAACCATAACGAACAGGAAGTATTTAGCCCTACGACTAAGTACGGAAGCGTGGTATATAACGGATTCAGCGAGAATGCGACATATCTGATTTCATTTCAAAAGAATTTGTTTTTCATGGGCGTTGTATGCACAGTTGTAATGAACTGTAAGCAGCCAAAAAAAATATTCTCCATGCTCACCAAAAACAACATAGCAAACGACGAATGCAAAAACATCAATGTGAGATTTTTAAGCCAGTCTCAGGTTGGAGTTACATTCCGTGGCATTGTAGAGTATCAGGAAAACAAGGTAAATACAAAAAACGAATGTATCAGATGCGCCGATGTATACCTTAAAGAAGCAAGACGAATCGTTGCAAAATGCGGAGGTATCAACTAATTATGGCACAAAGAAAGGTATATTATATTCCAGATAACTTCGTTGACGATGAAAAGATATTCGGTGGTAAGTTCCGGAAGAGAAATTTTATAGAAGCTGTTATTTTCACGCTTCCTGTGCTTGGGCTTTTTTGGCTCATTAACTGGGCAACGGGAATAGGCTGGGGAACGCTTTTCTATCCTACATTTCTTTTTGGAATCGCCACATTCTTTCTTTTCATTATCGGATATAACGGTGATTCATGGGGCGAAACCTTGCTCCTTGCACAAAAATTCCGTTCTAACAAATTCAACATTTCCACCTATAACCCGCGCATTAAAACTGAGTTGACTGCTGATTATCTCGCCAATCCGAATGCAAACTCCAAAGCCGAGGCTATCCGCAATTTCATTAAAAACCTTAATGATGTACTTGCTGGTGCAAGAGGACAGAGTGAGATTGCTGATGATTTGACCAGTGATAAAACCATTCTCTGGTATGTTGAAGATGAAGGTATTATCGAAAAGCCTGAATCTTTAAAGACTGCCGCAGAAATCAAGCAGGAAGAAAAGGATGCCAAGAAAGCGGCTAAACTGGAAAAGAAAAAGCAGAAAGAGTATCTCAGCACATTGGGACCCAAAGAACGCAAGATTGCAAAAGCCAGATTTAAAGCACAGGCTCTTGAAAAAGCTGAGCGTGACCGCAAACGCCGCGAAGAAGAACTTCGCATCTATAATGAGGCTATTGCGAAACGCGAAAAGGAAGAAGCTGAAAAAGCCAAAGAAGAACAGACTTTGTCGCAGCTTGAGAAGGATAAGGAGAACAACAAGAAGCTTTCTGCTCGGCAAGCCGCTGCTCAACGCCGTGCTGAGATAAAGAAGCTTCGCAGAGAAAATACACTAAGAGAAAAAGAAGAAGCAAAGGCCGCAAAGAAAAAAGCCAAAGAGGATGCCTTAGCTAAGAAGCAGGCGGAGAAAGAAGCTAAGAAAGAAACATCTCCAAAGAAAAAACAAGCAAACCAAAATAAAGCTGGGGTTGCTGCCGCTCCTTCTGTACAGCAAAAGGAACAACCTAAAAAGCCGTTACTTATCAATCTCGATAAGGTTTCCAAGAAAGAAAAACAGCAGGCAACCCAGCAGACGGCCGCACCGGCTGTGCAGGAGCAAAAGCCGCAAAAATCGCAAAAGAGTGCGATTGACAGCATCTTGAAAAAGGAAGCCAAAAAGAAAGAAGAGCCTATCAAGGAAGAAAAACAGGCAGAGAGTAAGGCGGAAGTTACCGAACCTGAAAAGAGAGAACCTGCTATTGTCCCTGTTATAAAAGCGAGTTCTGTTCAGGAACAGGCTACTGAAAAGCCTACACATCAACCTGTAAAGGCTCCACAGAAAGAAGAAGTCACCGTTACAGATAGCAAAAAAGCTGATGTTCGCGAGGTCCCTGATTTGTTGGATAGTCATAATGTGTTTTATGGCATTGGCGCAAGCCAAGGGAATGAATTCGTGCTGGATGATGATGAGAAGGGAGGAAACAGTTTATAATGTTTGGAAAAAATAAAAAGGAACAGAACGATGTAGATAAGTACCTTTCCAAAAAGCAGCGTAAAGCTATTGCTCGCGAGGAAAAGGATAGAATCGACCGCCAGAAAGCTCTCGAAGAAGTCAAGTATCGCGAAATCAAGGGTACGCAGGAAATGCTCCCTGTTTACGATACCTATCAAGGTGTTATCGTAACCCGCGATGGACATTTCTGCAAGATTATGGAAGTTAAACCTCTCAACTTCATGTATCTCTCTCCGCAAGCGCAGAACAACATTATCAGCCTGTTCAGCCAGATGCTTTCGGCAACACCTTATAATATGCAGCTCATTTCCTACGCTCGTAAGGCAGATGTGGATTCTATGATTCGTGCTGTCGAAGACCTCAAAAAGAACGAAATGAATCCCGCATGTTTCCAGATGCAACAGGAATACGAAAACCTTCTTCGTTATAGAGCCGCGCAGAACGGCGTTACTCGCCGCTTCTTTGTCGTTCTTGAATTCAAAGCAGACCTGCAGAATGATGGCACAGACATCAATAAGGTCGTTGGCGATTTGAACGCAGCAGCAAGTAGATGCCGTGGATACCTTGAAGACGCAGGCAACCAGTTCATTCCTACCTGTGAGACGGATGAAGGTGTGTGCGACATTCTCTACCAGATGATTTGTCGTAAGGAAAGCGAGACGGTAGCGTATGATGTTCATGCACGCGAAGTTTTTCTGAAATACGAAAAAGCGGTTGTCGAACAGGGACTTGGCTCTATGCCTATCATCACAGCACCTGAAACCATCGCTCCTAACTGGATGGATTTCTCTCACTACAACTACGCTGTCATTGATGATAAGTTCTATACATTCGCCTATATTTCCGATACCGGTTACGAAAAGAATGTGACTGCCGGATGGTTGAATCAGTTCATCAATAGCGGCGAAGGCGTTGATGTCGAGATTTTCTTAGACCGTCACACACGCGATGAGGTTTACAGCAAAATTGGTTTCAACGTCAAACAGAAAAGAGCAAAATCTCTTGATAGCCATGATACGGATTCCGACTTCCACGAAATCCAGAACGCCATCGGTGCTGGTTCTTATCTGCTGGATGGATTGGCTGCTGGCGAAGATTTGTTTTACGCCAGTGTTCTTTTTACTATCACTGCTGATGACTTGACAGAACTTGAACGGCGTTTCCATGAATTTGAAAAGAACGCAAAGGGTTCTGGATACAAGGTCGTTAGATGCGATTTCAGAATGCAGGAAGCTTTTATGTCTTCCTTGCCTACATGTTCTCTCGAAAAACAGCTTTATAAACATTCGAAGAGAAATGTTCTGACCTCTGGTGCTTCGTCTTTTTATCCTTTCGTATCCTTCGAGATGCAAGACCCGAACGGTATTATGATTGGTACCAATACGGCAAACAACTCCTTGGTTATCATTGATGTTATGGATAGAAACATCCATCGTAACTCCAATGGTGCTATCCTTGGCACATCCGGTTCCGGTAAGACATTTACCTCTCACTTGTTTGCACTTCGTTTCCGTATGCGTCGAATTCAGACATTCATTCTGGCTCCTGTTAAGGGCGAACGCGACTACGGTAACGGTTGTTATCGAGTTGGTGGACAGTTCGTATCGATGTCTCCCGGTTCTCCCAATCACATCAATATCATGGACATTCACGCACCTGACCTTTCCAACATCGATTCCTTGGGCGACGATGACGCCAGTAATGCAGCGCAGATTTCTTTGCTTGCACAGAAATCTCGTACCATTCTTACATTCATCAAGCTTCAAGCACCTGACCTCACATTGGAAGAAGAACAGCTTGTTGACGGTTGTGTATATGAAACTTATGGACGTTTCGGTATTACCGAAGATAATATGTCCATCTATAAGTTTGGTACAAGCGAGTACAAGGAAATGCCCATTCTTGAAGATTTGTATAACACTATGAAGAATGTGCCAGAACTTCGCCGCGTCTGCAATATCTTCAAACCTCTTATTAGCGGTTCGCTTTCTTCGTTTAACAACCATACAAACGTTGACCTTAGCAATCTCTACATTGTTTTCGACTTCGATGCGTGCGACGGCAAAAACAAAGTTATGGCTCTTTTTATCGTTCTGGATTTCTGTTGGAGCAAAATCAAAGAAGATTCCAGTAAACAAAAAGCCATCTTCATTGATGAGGCGTGGAACCTTATCAGTAAATCGTCCAACGAAATGTGTGCCGATTTCATCAAGGAAATCTTCAAAACCATTCGTGCTTACAATGGTGCCGCTTTCGTAATGACACAGAACGCTTCCGACTTCTTTACGATGAATGGTGGCGAATATGGCCGAGCAATCATTACGAATGCTGACACAAAAATTATCATGCAGTTGCCGGAAACAGAAATCGAAATCCTGCGCACTGCTGTTCAGCTTACTGACGATGAATGCAATAAAATCCAGCAGCTCCATCGTGGTTCTGGACTCGTGATTGCAGGAAGCAGTAAACTGTTCGCCGACTTCACAGCTTCTGATTTTGAGGCCGAGGTTATCTCTGGCGATATCAAAAAGTCAAAACGCTAAAAACAATGACGCAGAATCGAAAAATTCTGCGTTTGCTGCACAGTATGAGCACCTCCACGTTGGTGTGCGGCGGATAACGGGAAATCTCGTTAACAGAGCTCATAAAACCACCTTATTTTGACGTCGACTGAAGACATTTTTAAATCAGCTTAGTCTACGTCGAAATCCGAACAGATTTATGCGTTAACACGCGCATAAAATACAACATTTCTATTTTTGACGCAGACTGAAAAAGAACGTTCACTCAAAAATAGAAAATCACTCAAAAATAAGAATTTGGAGGTTTTTATCATGGCTGCTGCTCATAACACTGTAATTAAGAAATTGCTTCATGATTTCGGGGCTCTTCCGGCTGAACTGGTGGCAAAATATCTCACTATTATGTTTGGTGAGTCCATGACTTTGCCGCTGGCGAATCAGACAATTTATGCGGCTGTACGTGAATTTGTGTGTTATCAGAAGGACGGATACCTGCTTGCCAACAGCTTCGTCAAAATCGACAGCAAAATCGAATCCGGCGCACGCGCTTTCTGTGTTTTCCTCGAATTCATGGAACATGTCCCCGGATTCACTTATTGCCGCCCGTCTTCTCCGTGGCAGTTGGCATTCGTTGCTGGCGATATTACTTATTATATCGTTAATATTTCGCGTGGCAGCGAGTATCAGATGGGTACTATCCTGAACAGCTTCGGTGCTGATAAGGATTTGCTCAATAATTCTCGTAGAATCGGCATTCTTGAAAATGGAGCCGATATGTCTCTGGTTCCTTACTGCGGTATTATGCAGTTCTGCACGGTTGATGATAACTATGACATCACGGTGTTCGCGCCCGAAGACCGCAACACCATCGAAAAGGCATGGGCAGATGTCCAGCGGAACTAATAAATTCCTGACGAATCCAGGCGATTCTGGCATCCTGTTTAAGGGGGCGGAATCGCCTTCTTTTTGTATGCAGGATAAATTCGACAGCGCAGCAAAGCATATCAATGAAGCACAAAAATATATCGAAGAACCGCAGAAAAGCACGATAAAGGCGCAAAAAGCAATCCATGAGCTTCTTTTGGCGCAATATGCACTTCGAGATATCATCAATTCGAGTGATATGCCACGCACAGAAAGAATGCGGTTGGAATCCCAAAGCGTACCTGATTCTTTATGTTCCGTAGCGCAAATAAATAACGGTATATTGCAAATTTCATATCCGTTTCTGCTTGGAACATACAGTAATTCAGACTCGAATGATTCATCAGCCACATTTATTGAGAAAAGTATTGGCGTAATGACACGCAATAAGCTCGATTTATTTCTCTATGAACATCCGAATTTGGCCTTTCCGGATGGTTTCCTGTACCTGATTTTTAAGAGATTTATCCCTCAAAACGGGAACAAATTGCTTGTCTGTGATAGCAATAATATGGAAACAGGGGCTATCACAAACGCAGTTTCGCAGGCTATCGGCAGGTCAGATAATGCCTATTCTATGGGGTTCGTTTATACAGCATCTGTTGACGAATATCCGCACACAGAAGTGACGCTTATACAGGCGTCTGACCTTCCTGAATGGCACAGATATATGGGTACCTGAACCCAAGGAAAATCAACACTAAAAATGTAGATTTTTATGGATATGTATTCGGGTACCCAAAAATATCAACATTTCACACACCAAAATAATGCGGTGTTATTGCACTTAACGCATTTTCTTTGCGTTGAGGTATGGAAAGGAGGGAACGCCTGAAATATGCCAAAGCCGACCAAGGTAAGAATCCTCGAATATCTATACACAGTGAGTAGTATTCCAAGAAAGCAATTAAAGCTGGCATTTCAAGATGTGGCTTATAACACAGTATTCAGAGCAACGAAAGAACTTCTGGATTCTGGTTATATCGAATTGCTCTCGGTATCAAAAGGACCAACCAGAATCAAGATTACAAAAGCTGGCATGGATTATCTTTCAAAACAAAAAGATGCAGTTATGCAAGCGAATATCCGAAGCACAGTAACATCTTCAAGCAAGAAAGAGCGTATCGAACGAGTTCAAAAAACGATTGATATGTGTGTGGCTTCTGGAATTAAAACGTCACAGACATCTAATATCAGTTTTTCTATTTTCTCACAAAAGGAACAAGACGAAGATACTGTTATTGAGTTCTCCAACTTGTTTGTTGATGAGGCTGTATTCTTTAGAGCTGACGAAATAACGAAAACAATCAAGGCAGAGAATACTTTCGGTGAGGAAATCACACAAACGCAAAGCAGAGTTACAGGGTTGATAATCAATAAAAATGGCTTATGGTTTGTTTATCATTCTCTCGATAAGTTGATGAAGTTCACAAAACAAATTGAACTCACATTCACAGAAGCTGTTATCCGGTTTATGGAATCAAGTTGGTTGGTTCAGCAATATCCAAACTTCTTTGGATTCCTATCTGCAAAGCCAAAAGCCATCATCATTGGAAACACGCCGTCCATGCTTCCGAAAATCTTTACCGGTAGAAAATGGGGCGAAACGGAATCCGATAACAAGCAGAAACAAAAAATAGCTGCTCAAATGGGTTCCTACGAAAACTTGAAGTTCATTTACTCGTCCATCGAATTCGTACCAAATAACGATTGCGGGCGAAACTATTTGCACAGAACTGTTTACATGACACAAGCTGAAATGCTTGATATGTGTAAGACATGGGCAACAAAATTTGAATATGATTGCGTAGCTGCCAACGGCATGTTCCAACTTATCCATACGGGTACCTCTACACGCGTAGCCATTTTACTGACGCTTAACTTCGATATGCTAATCCATATCAGAAATTTACCGGAGGGTACCTCAATCATCATTGATAAGGTCATGGCCGAAGCAGTAAGCCGTGTGCTTGGCGCATCTCTTGTCTCTGCATACGACTTTAATCTCAACAAGCTCACTCCTCATAAATACAACAACAATGGCATTCGTTGTGACGGTATCAACCCTCTCACAAAAAAAGGACATCTGGAATAGATAGAATACGGGTACCTGAATGCCGGGTACCATTTTGTTATCGCGTAGCCCCATACACAGAGAGAAAACAGAGATAGAAGAAAATACTCTGTTTAATTCTGTGTCGTAAAGAGAGAAAGGAGAAAGTCCCATGAATAATAACCTCGAAGCAGGCGAGTTCAATATTGAGCTCAAAGAAGAAGAACCCGTCTGGATGGATAAAAAGCGGTATACAATTTTTGCATTGCCGATTTCCTTCACCACCTATTATTTGACTCCAACAAAGATTCTCATCGAATCCGGATTATTTACTACAAGAGAAGATGAAATCATGCTTTACAGAATCAGAGACATTTCTGCGACGCAAAACATCTTTGAAAAGTTAAATAAAACGGGTACGATTCGAATCTGTTCTTCTGATGTAGGGACACCGGAACTTTTGATTCAGCATGTCAAGAATTATCGAAAAGTCAAAGAGGCAATTTCGCAGGCAGTGGAGAAAAGCCGGAAGGAAAACGGAATCAAAACGACAGAGATGCTGAGTCCACATCATAACCATGACGAGATGCCTCCGATGATGGAATGCCCGTTTTAAAATTTCAAATTGAAAAAATGGAGAGAAACCATGAGTATGATGGAAGCAGTGTTTAAAAAGCAAAGAAAAGCCTTTGAGAAGCAAGTGGAAGAGCAGAACAGAGGATACAGAAAGCCTCAGAAAATCAATATTGAAAGAAATATTCAGTATGGCGAAGATAAACTTCAAACCTTCGACATGATATTTCCAACAGACGCAAAACCGGATATTCCCGTCATCATCAATATTCATGGCGGAGGACTTGTAATGGGTGATAAAGACTTCAATACAAGATTCAATATCAGGATGGCGCAGAACGGGTACCTTGTAATCAGTGTAAATTATAGACTGGTTCCGGAGGTGACTGTATTTGAGCAGATGCAGGATGTAATTGACGGAATTGAGGCAGCAAGAAAACACCAAGAAGAAGAAAGAGAAGTTCTGCGAGCCATATGGGGCGTAACGGAAGATGAAATGAACCAAATCAACAAAAGAAAATCAAAGAGAGATTATGATTGGGGCGTTCCCGTATACCTGACGGCAGATAGTGCAGGCGCGTACCTTGCGTTGTATATTCTCGCTGTTCAAGGCAGTCCTGAGGTGGCGAGAGAATTCAAGGTAAGACCAATGACGACAAGAATCACAGCTGCCGCATTTATTAGTGGAATGTTCTACACAACCAGAAAAGATAAGATTGGCTTGTTTATGCCGAAGTACCTGTATGGGCGCGGATATAAAAAAGCCGGATTCTATCCGTATATCAACCCAACCAATCCAGAAATCATCAAGTCACTTCCGGCAACGCTGTTTGTTACCAGTAGAAGCGATATGCTGCACTCGTATACGGTTGATGTTTATGAAGCTGCCGAAAAGTACGGAAGATATTGTACATTGATTGATTATCCAAAGAATAAGCAGTTGACGCACGCATTCAGTGTGTTCTATCCAAGTCTAAGCGAAAGCGTTCATTTAATGGACGAGATATGTGAGTTTTTTAACAGCAATAAGATAGCTTATCGGTAAAATACATTCATCCTTTATAAAACAGTCATTCAAGAAACAAAAGTGATGAACGGGTACCTCATAAAACGGGTACCTTATCCCATAGAAACAGGGTAGGGGAGACAGGGATAAAATGGGACATGTAACTATCAAAACAAAAGTCATTGCGCTGGCTGTGCTGGTTGTCGGAGTTATCGGCAGCTATAATGTCAGCGTAAAAGGGCTATTACAGAAAGATACGCAGACGCAAACGGTAGATACAGTTCTTGAATTCCAAAGGGAGATTCTGAGAAGAGACATTGCAAGGTATCCCGTTGAGGTAATGCTCGAAAACGCCAAGCATCAAATTGTTCAAAAAGAAGAAGCTGCAAAACTGGCAGTTCAACAGGAAGAAGAAAGACAGAGAATCCTGAATTCAACAACATATGTGTGGAGTGAGGTATCTACACCAACCTATGGACAAAGCTACGCATCTATAACTTGTGACGAAATTGGACTCAGTAGCAGGTTATATTGGGGAGACGACCAGTCCATAATAAACACCGCGCAAGGTGTTTATGAGTATACGGGTACCTCGCAAATCGGGTACCCCGGATGTCATCTTCTTGCAGCACACAATAACAGCGTGTTTTCACTGTTACAATACGCAAGTGTCGGGGATATTTTTACCGTAACAACAGAATATGGCCGATACGCCTATGAGGTCGATTCCTGCCGAAGCGGGAATGTAACGGCAGATGCGGGAACGATTGTAGCGAGTGACGGCACTGTACTTGTGAATCTCGAAGACTCAGATGACAGGCTCTACATGTATACCTGCTATCCGTTCGGATATTATGGGGCAACGAATCAGAGATATGTTGTAAGGGCAACTTTGATTCCGGAAAGCGAGACGATAAATCTGAGCGCATTGTCCACAGATGATGATGACTACGTGAGTATAAATAAGGAATAAAGAAAAGAGGGCAGCTTTGTGAACCACGAAAACATAAAGGCGCGGAACGAGCAGATACTTAACGATTATGTTGCAGGAATGTCTGTAGAGGCGATTTCTGAAAAGTATCAGCTGAGCAGTTATCATTGTTATAGTATTCTACGGCAGCTGGATTACAGAAAATATGAGCGCACTGCTGTAAAGTCCAGAAGCCCGTTTCCGGATAGAAACCGGCAAATCATTGATGAATATCGCAACGGCGTTTCGGCTACCGAGTTGACAAAGAAGTATAATCTGAGCCGTGCGAGAGTTTATAAGATTCTGAGTCATTCTGATGAGTATGTAAGTCATCGCGTATCTGGCGTGTTAACTTTGCGTCGTGCGAAGATAATTGAACGCAACAAGAAAATCATAGCAGATGTGAAGACACATCCGGATATTCCAATTACAGAGATTGCTTCCAAGTACAATATCTCTCCAAGCATTGTTTACACAGTTCTGCGCACTCAATAAAAAAGCAAAAAAACATCTCGCCAATAATTAAGTATGGATAATTATCTCAAGAAAAAAGTAAAATCCCGGAATTTCGAAGAAAATACATAGATTATTGTTTTATTACACAGTAAAGGAGGTGCAGATGCAATGTTTGAATTTGCAGCAAGCTCTATTCTTGGCGCGAAACGCTTCGTTGGCGTCAATGAAAATCAAGAAACCGAAACTTTGCTCAGACAGAACTACACCATCGAGGAGCTGGAATCAATGCAATTCGTTGGTGAAGAACAACCACTTATCAAAAGAAACGGTGTCATCTTTATTCGTGACGGCACAGTTGTGCGAAGATATAACGCGAAAAGCGGAAATTGGGAGTTTATGTTTATACCGCGTTACACTTGAATCAAGTAAACACAAAAAAGGAGAAACGCTGAATAACGCGTTTTGTAAAACGATGGCAAAAGAAATTGTTCGCAAAGAACCAGATAAGAAGTATCTCGGACAGCCATGTTCTGTCACATGTGTGGGTACAGCGTATGACCATATACATACATGGCCTTTTACGATTATCAAACCGGAAGGAATGAGATATGACGGGTACTTGAGACTAAGGGATATGAACCAATTTGCTCGCGAGTATGCGAATGGCAAGGAATACTTCCCGGATATCTTTTATGCTTCATCCAGCGTGATTGCGGATATTTTCAGAGCTTGCAAAATCGATTTGCCGGTATATGCGCATATCCTTAGCTATGATGATTATATGGGGGATAAAAGTATCGGTCGTGCTGCGATTGAGAAAATCGAGCTGGCATGGCAGGCAGACCCAAACAAGTTCCGTGTGGACAAAAAGAAGAACCGGCTCATTTATTCCTATCCGCAGGATGGGCCTTGGTATGAACTGAAATACATTGCAGACGAGCTGCCGAACTCCCTCGAAGCAGAGATTTCTGGTGGTAACCAGCTTGTCATGAACTACGAACAGGCACAGGAATTGTTCGGCATCAAGTTCCGGCGTTGGCTGGGAATCTTCAACCTCTAATACGAAAGGCAGGCCCTTTTCTGAGCCTGCCTTTTGATTTCGCAAAAATGCTTGCCCATTCGTGCGAATTGCGTACCATGAAGTATACAGGCAAGCGGTATAGCCACTAAAAACGACTACCAAGCAGGGAAAGGATAACACTATGAACGAGCAAAATTTCATTGGAGATACACAGGACTCTACTGAGGATATTCAGTATCAGGCATATGTGGCACTGGTCGAAGATTTCAAGGAACTCATCGATACGACAGTAAAGGCCGGAAAGGATTCCTATAAGCATGTAGACTTGTTCGACGGCAAGTCTTTAGAGGAATCTGTGACGCATACTGTGCCGCTGGACGACGACAAGGCACAATTTCTGGCTGCGGCGTGCATGGACTTGGCAAACTCGACTCTTTGGCTGTACCACCACAACAACCAGTTTCAGGATACAGAGTTCGCCGAGGTCGTTAACAATGACTATCCGAAATATCAAATTCAGGTACAGCAGGAAATGAACGGGGAAGGGGAGCGGTTCTATCTGCGCGGCTGGTATCCGTTGGTTCAGAAGATTTCCAGAGAGTGCCAGTTGAAAGCATACGAGGGCTACAAGCCCAAGGAACAGATGACCTATGTAAACATCTATCTGCTCGTCTATGCTGCCATGAAGTCCCTGAAAAACGGGTCTTTGAGCCGTATCATGGCAAATATCGAGCACGACTCCGATAAAATCGGAAACCTCGCGTTTTATTTTTTCACCTACATTCTTGAAGTGTTGGAGATGCCTCTCTGATAAAAGAATTGCCCTGCACATGCCGTTTTGGTATGTGCAGGGCTCTTTTTGTTTGCGGGGGATGGCACTATTTATTTCTTCGTGACTACTTCGACATTCTTGCCGCTGAATGCGACGCCGTACTTATAGATAGTCTTAACGCCGTGCGTCAACATTTCAGTGTCGTATTTCTTATCCTCGATTTGGCTGAGCGCAGTCTGAGACAGCATTCGCAGTTGCTCAGCGTTGCAGTGCTTCTCGGCTTTGAGTTCAATGATGATGCCAGGCAGTGTAGGCTTCTTGGGGGCAAGCTGAATATCATAGCGCCCATCACCGGATTCACGATTCGAGGTAGTGTAGGCGCTGCCAAGCAATGCACACAAACCAAGAACGAAACCATGATAGAAGTTTTCCCCGGCAGTGTCGAAGGTACTGACACTCTGAGTCAGCAAAGTCTGAATCTGTTGCTGCAACTTGTTCTCGTCACCGGAATAGAGTGCTTCCTGTATAGCTACGACTGTGGTTTGCGGCAGCATAGTATTCAGATGGCTCAAAATTTCTTTGTTGTACACATAGGTGATTTCTCGATTCGGGAGAGCTACATGACAAAGATAATCACCACTGATAGAAGTTTCTGCTTTTACGACTTTGAGATAGCCGGATACAAGCAGAAAACTGTAAACAGACGACGGATTATTCTGCAGCTGCGGGTAAATCACGCTGGTGTCCACATAGGTGGCAACAGTCTTTCCCTGCAAAAGATTCGTCAGCTGCATATAGATATCCTTGTCGGCCTGTTCTAAGACTTCTGAGATGATGTCATTATTGCTGGTAGAAAGCCAGTACGGACGCGCTTCGCATCCGGAACTAAAATAGTTGATGACAGACCATGGGTTATAGATTTCTGTATCGCCAAAACGGTAGCCGTCATACCAGTCACGCAGCTCATTGAGTTTGTCATAGGCGTTATAGTAAGCAGCCATCTTGGCGACTTCATCGGCCGTGAATCCGAAGTAAGCGCTGTATTTCTTATCCAGAACGGAATTGACAACAAGATTATTTAAGCCGCTGAAGATGCTCTCCTTGGCAACGCGCAGAATACCGGTCAAGAAGCCAAAGGCAAGATTACGATTGTCTTTAAGGCCGCCGGAGAAGAACCCCCGCATAAAGGAAACAGCATCGTCATAGAACCCCATCAAATGTCCCTGCTGGATAGGAGTATCGTATTCATCGATAATAATGATAGTAGGACAGCCATAGTGCTTACACAGCATAGAGGAAAGCGTTTTGAGGGAAGAAATATAGTCAGTGCTGTCTGCTGTACCGGAAACGATGCGCTGATAGGTAGCCTTTTCGAAATCATTGCAGGCAGAGCTTGTAGCAAGGTCAGAATGACGCATATATTCTTCGGCAATCAAACGGGTGAGGTGAGCGTAGGTCTCTTCCCAAGTATTACGCTTTACATCCTTAAAGGTCAGAAAAATGACAGGGTATTTCCCCTGATAATCCCGGTATTTCTGCCCGCAGGCCCAAATGGCTTTATTTGTAAAATATACGGAGGTATCTTCATCTGTTTTCTCAAAGAAAACGCGGAGCATATCCATGTTGAGCGTTTTTCCGAAACGTCTGGGTCTGGTAAAGAGCGAAACCATAGGACGCTGGTCCAGAAAATCACGAATCATCAGCGTCTTATCAACATAGTAGTATTTTGTGGACGCAAGACGATAATCAGAAATACCGACAGGGAGAGGAAGTGGTGTTGATACCGCTGATTTTCTATAAGCTCCGGAGCGAATACGAGCATCAACGGGCTTCTCGGCATTAACTGGAATCTGCCAGCTGCCGTTTATCTTTCTTGCATCAGGAATTTTGCCGGTCGAGCAAAGCAAAGTAACTCTGCGAGGAGAAATACCCCACACGGAAGAAGCTTCTTTTGCAGACATCATAGCCATAAAATAACACCTCCGTATCTTTGTTGAGTATATTATAGCATTTATTCGGAACAATGTCAAAAAATATCTTGATAATGTTCCGATGCGATGTTCCGAGTGACTGAATTTGTTCCGCAAAAGACTTCGCGGTCTCATACAAGTCGGTATTTCGTATGACAATACAATACAGGATACCGGAAATCCGCAAAAAATATAAGTGACCCCCTTGCACATCCGTGCGGCTCGAGGTATACTAACAATGTAATCAAAAAGAATTATCTTTTGCGAGGACTCCGCTAATGGCGTAGTTCTCGTTTTCTTTTTGTTCAGAACAGAAAACAAAAATGCTGCCGCCCAGATAATGGGGAGCAGCATTGTTTTTTGTAATAGCCAGAGGGTATAGGTATCAGTTAGACATCAAACGCGAACGCCCATTTCGTCGGCCTTGTCGTCCTCGACCATCAGGAAGTAGTGCATGTCACCGTATTCCAAGCCCAACTCATCGGCGTACTTTTTCAAAGTGTCGGAGAACGTCTTCATGTCAAACTCTTTGCCGGGATGTTCTTTCTGCCATGCTTTGATTTCCCGCTTGGAAGCGACAACACAGGGTCTATCTTCCTTATCGCCATCGTCAAAGGTGAACCCATCGACCAGACGGCGATAAGTATCATTAGGAGCCTCATTCTGGATGACATAAGCAATGATAGCAGCCTTATTGTCATAGTCTGAGTTCTCCGCAAAGAAATCCTCGATATTGCCATGCCGAACAACAACATTCTCATAGAAGTCTTTAATGTCACTGTCTGCATACTCGTTCGTCATGACCTTCTCATGATTTTTGAGGAATTTGATGAAGGTCTCATCGCTCAGTGTATCCGTATAGAACCCGAGAGCATCCACGCGAACCTTTACAAGACTTCTCAGGAACTTTTCCATCTTTGCAATGATATTCTTTGCCGAAAAAGCCTTCTTCATATCGATAGTGTAGTAGAATACCGGGAAGTCCTTAATGTCCACACCACTCGATTTGAAGTTCTCACTCAACTTATCGATGGGCTTGCGCAAAGCAGGTGCATACTTGTACAAAGTATCGACATCGGTAACATAGTCTGTGATATACAAGTCATCATTTTTGCTGTAGTGACCCAAAAGCCCGACAGCCGCAGTTAGGTGAATGCTGCGCCGGTAATTGGTCCACTCAAAGGTGACAGGGTAGAAAACATTCGCAACAGCGCCGTCCTCTGAATATTCGACAGGAGCAGAACAGCGATGAACGCTGAAAAGGTCATAACCGTCACTGTATGTGTTCTTGTACTGGATTTCGAAGATGCCCAGATTGAAAAGAGGCAGTGACATTGGAATCTGCGCTTTCAGGAATTCAAGGAAATTATCCACATTTTCATGAATCCAAGCAGCATCATCCATGGTTTCGATGCGTTTCTTCGACTTTACAATATTTTCCCCCGGAATCGGCTCGTATCCGCATACCTGACGGAGCTCGTTTTCCGACACTGCATCCGTAGCCTTTGCGATTTTCTTCAAGGTCACCTCGGTAGGACGGGACTGTACTCTGCCGTTTGCAAGGCGGTTAATGTATACACGGGCAATGTGAGATGTTTGGGCGAAATGTTCCTGCGTCTGCGTACCGATAGCTTTCTTAATAAGCATCGCCAGCATATCAGGGTCATATCCGGAGTCACCATCGCTGTCACACTCAGAATTATCCTTGTTCAGCCAGCCATCAATAATGGAATACCCGATATCATGCAAGGAAGCATATACATGCCCGGTTGTGTCCTTGCTGGGAAACTGCAAATGTGCATTATCTTCGAGGCAGTCCACCTTTTTGCACAAAAGAGCGCACTCATTGGCGATGATTATAAAGGGAGCACGCAACTCAATAACTCTGTCGATGCGTTCATTGTTTTCGTTAAGCATCTTTGTCAGGAACACGATATCGCTGAGCTGTTCAGGCGTCATCTTCTTGAAGACCTCTGAACCAAGTTCGATTTCGTTAATGACAGGAACGGAAACGGAGGCATCCATGTCTTTGGCATATTGCAGTACGGCGTCAGCAACGAAGTAGCAGTTATCATACAGATTATAATCAGTACCCGTTTTCAGCATCGGGACAATCGTGCCCTTGCCATCCTTGACGCCGTAAAAGGCCGAGACAGTCATGAAGTCTTCAAGAACTTTCTCATCGACGCGCAATGCCTTGGCAATCACCGGCAGCTGCTTGCGAAGCAGAACAGGGGAGTTCAATTTGATAGAAAACATATGACGGCTCCTTTTGAATGTAACATTTTGATACATTTTGTAATCCTGTGTTACTATTATATATCGTTGCAGATAGAATTTCAATAGGAAAAGCAACAAAAAAATACAATAAAATACATAAAGTTACAAGAGCGGATGGCGGTCAGGCGGATAATGCACAGTCAGAACGGGAAAACCTAGCGGCGGCAGCCCCCTCCCTGAGCAAAGCAGCGAACCGGCGACAGAAGTCTCGACATATATCCCGAATACCAACACCAAGCGCTTTCATTATCCCTCCTGCAGCAGCGTGGACGAGATGAAAGACAAGATTGACATTCTCCCCACGGCTAAAGCAGGGGGATTCCTGCATCAACCACCACTGCACAGCAACCGAGGTTGTTGCGTCTTACACGATGTCAGACAGGCGT